TTCAGGACCTTATTTCTAAGAGTCGTTCTGCGGATGAAGCTATTGCTAGAATAATTACCAGATTAGAATCTGTATCTAAAAAGCAAGTGGATTTACGTGCTATCTCTAATAGAATTAAATCTTTAAGCAATGATAGCGATGAGCTAAGCACTGAATTAAAAAAAGTTGCTTATGAGATGGGCGGAATCAAACCAGGCGCTTCGGAGCAAGAGATTTTAGATTATTTTACAGACGTTGACAGACAATTAGATGATCTAAATGCTCAGTCAACTATCTTGAAAGATACTTTAACTAATTTCTTACCAGAACGTTAGGTTAATCTTGTCGTTAGATTTACAGCCGCTCTTAAAGAAGGTAAAAGTGCTACAGAAGCTATGGCTTATGTCACCAAAGAGTATGAAGCGGCAAATAAGGAAGTAACAAATAGCCTAGAAACAAACGCTTATGCAACAAAAGATTGGGCTGACAGAATAGTTTCCGCAGGTACTTATCTCTCTCAATTAGCCATGGCTATGCAAGCATTTAAGAGTATTGGAAATGTTTTCCAAGACTCTGATATGACCGCGGGAGAGCGTTTAATTACCATCTTCACAAGTTTAGGAATGCTATTACCTACTGTCATTACTTTGACGAAAGCAATGACAGGCGCGACTTAGCTCGTAACTATTAGCGAAGCTAAGGAAGTTACTGTTAAAGGACTTGGTATTACTGCGTCTCTTGCTAAGGCTGCGGCAGATAAAATTCTTGCTAAGGCTGAAGGTGAAGTAGCAACTGCAACCGCGATAGCAAATGCAGAAATTGTAGCTGGATTAATTGCTTTAGCTCCATATATTGCTCTTGTTGCGGCTCTTGGTGTTGCTATTTATGCAACCGTAAAAGCTTATAACGCTGATGCGGATGCCGCAAAAGAAGCCGCCGCGGGAGTCGAAGTATTAAGCAAAGCATATGATGATGCAAAAAATGCTGCTACAGAACTTAAAAATACCATCAATGATTGGGATTCTGCGGTACAGAGCATTGATGATTTAACTGAAGGTACTAAAGAGTATGCAGATGCTATTAAAACCGCAAATGATAAAGCTAAAGAGTTAATCGAATCTCAGGGTTTATTTGATCGTTCTAAGTGGTATTATGATGATAAGGGTATTATTCAATTCGCAGATGGCGTACTCGAAGAACTATAGTCACAAGCGGACGCACGCGAAAGACAGACTGAAAGCTCCCTTTATACTGGTCAGATTTATTCTGGTAGTGCGAATATTAAGAGCGAACGCACAAATGCTAAGCGAAGTTTAATTGGAGATTTTAGAACGCTAAGTGATAGCGAACTAGATGCTGCAATGAGTATCCTTGATACTCAAGAGCCTCTTTCTCTAGATGAATTTGAGACTGAACTTAAGCGAGTTTTACCTGGATTAGAATTAAGCACAACAAAGCTTAAAGATTTTAGAACAGAGTTAGAAACTCTTATTACCTCTACTAAAGATGCTAGTGATGCGAATGACTACTATGCAAAAGAAATTCTCAAGAATAATATTGAAGAAAATCGTAGTGATACGTTAAAGGATATCGCAGGAGATAGTGAAGGTATCTATAATAGTCTGCTCGATGTCTACGCTGCACGAGAGGCATAGGCATTAGAAGAAAGAGATTAGGCGATTTCTAATGTAACTGTCGCAAAAACTAATTATTCTTCCAATAATGCATTAGGTAGTTATATTGGTCAGTCTATCAATGGAGACGAAGAATTAGCTAGACTATATGCTAGCATGGTTTTAGGTCGTACCGATGTTGACCAGCTAAACTATAGAGGCGGATGGAATAAGGGCCAACTTCAAACTTCTAGTGGTGAAAATCTTTTTGATGAAGCATTAAGTGACGATTATATGCGTAAGATGATTGCGCAAACCTATGCTCAATAGGAGTTAATTGATTCACTAGGAGAAGGATTAGATAACTTTGATCAAGATGCTTATGAAGCAAGTCTACAAAAGTTAGTGGATGGAGCAAACTCTCTCGGCGATGCATTTGGCAAAGCTGATTTTGCTACTACAATTCTTAATCAGTTGGCGCAAGGAACTGAGTCTATTGATTTAAGTTCTTTATTTGCTCAATTATCTCCTGACGATATTGCTCAACTTACTGGGATGTCACAAGAGGAGCTATATACAGCTCTTGGTCTTAATGAAGAAGATTTAGCCACTCTTGGTATCACAGATGCGGAAGCATGGTATAATAGTTTTATTGCTAGTTTAAATTCCTACGATCCATCTAGTTTTTATGAGCGTTTAAGCCAAGCGGCGACCTCTGGTGAAAAGAGTGCTAGATCGTTAATTGATAGTATTCAATCTGGTGACACCACTTATGAAAATATTAGTGATAATGAAGAATATCAAAATCTAATTGATTAGCTAGATACCCTTAAGAGCCAATACCCGGAACTTCAAGCTGATGCAATCGAACTTTCTAATACATGGGAAGTCGGTACATAGAAATTCGCAGAAGCACTTGAAGATGTGCAAGATCGGTTAGCGCAAATTAAACTTGACGATTTAACTAATAATGCAAAAGAAGCTAGCGATAAACTTAAAGATTTCTTAGGTGAGCAAGAGAGCGATTGGGAAGTAAATATTGAAGCCAATCCAGAAGAGTTTACCAATACAATGGATGAACTATTAGATGCTAACTATGCAGTCGATGTAGAAATCCATACACAAGCTGAACAGGAATTTGATAGCATTAAAAGTGCTATGCAAAATATCCAAGATGAAGCTTCTAAAATTGGAGAAAACTTTGTAATTGCCGCAACCGATATACGAGAGCTAAATAACACATTCCCCGGTATTATCCAGGGTATGGAAGATATAGGTGATGGTTCAGTTCGTTTGAACCAGACTATGGTCGAAAGTGCTATTGCCGCAGCGCGTGGAGAAGTTGCTGCTGATGGAGAAGCAACTGTTTCTCGTCTTGAAAATCAAGCAACTTTATTACGTGCTAAACAGCAAGTGTATCAGTAGATGGCAACTGCCGCGGCAGTTCTAGCAGGAGCAGAAACAGATTCTGCAATGACTTCTTCTGAAGCATAGGCTACGCTATCTGGTGGTCTATCAGATTTGGAGCAATTAAATAGTAAGGCATCTACTACTGTTAAATTGGATAACCAAGAAAAAACTGCGGATTCTGCATACGACAATGGTTTAGTTACTGCTCAAAACTGGGATTCTGCTTTTAGCTCTGCGGCACAGTCTTCTGCTGAGTTTGCTCGCACCGCTATTGCAAATATGCAAGCCGTTGCTAATAACGATGCTGGGGCTGTTACTGGTGGCAATAATTTTGGTGTTAAATATACTGGCTCTTCTGGCGTAAGTCAAGAAGCAACTGTCCTGCAAGATACCTAGAAAATGCTTGATGAAGCCGATACCGTAAGTGAACAAGCTTGGGCAGATCTTGCAGCGAAATATCAAAATCTTGCTGATTCCGCGGGTGCATCTGCTAATGATATTGAAGGTATGATTGCTCAAATTGGTGCTTCTACCACTAATTTGGATAATTTATTTGGCAATATTTCTAGCGGAAAGGGATCAAAAGGCGGAAGCGGTAGTAAAGGCAAAACTTATGACAAAGAGGATTTAAAGACTCTTCAAGAAGTTGAAGACCGTTACCATGAGATTAACCGAGAAATCTAGAGACAGGATGACTTGCTTGATGATTTAAGTAACACTACGGATAGAGCTTGGGGAACTGAGGCTCTTGATGGTTACGAGAATGAAATCAAGGCTCTTGAGAAGCAACAAGAACTCTATAATCAAAAGCTGAAAGAAGCACAGAATTATTTAGTTCAAGATTCTGCCCTAGTTAAGAAGTATTTTGCAGACGCACAAATTGGCGCAAATAGCGAAATCACTAACTACGAGGATCTATTAAGAGAGAACCTTAATCTTTATAATGCCGCAGTTGAGCGTTATAATCTTGCTGTTGCTGGTAAGACTTTAAGCGAAGAAGAGCATACCGCTCTTAAGAATCAGCTTGATGCAGAGAAGAAACTCTTTGAGTAGCGCCAGAAAGCACTTGAGCAATATGAAAGCACTCTAGATGTAATTCGTGATACCACAGATAATATTCAAGAAAATGCTCGTTCTATTGCTGACAAGAAGCTTGAGGAAATCAAGTTCAAGATGGAGATCGTTCTAGATGTAAAGTCTATGAAAGATGCCGTCAGAGACTTATCTAAAGAAATTTCCGAAATGTTTGGCGATGCATTAACCCATGGTCTTGAAAGTGCTAAATTATCTGCGGGAGGCGCGCAAGCTGAGGCAGCATTACTGCCTAGCTACCAAGAGGAATGGAATTCTCTTAAGAGGCTTTATGAAAGCACTACAGATGATGCAGATAGACGAGCTATCATGGATGAAATCCAGAGCCTGCAAGGTAATATTGTGGATTCTGCGAAAGCTATTGCAGAATGGGCAAACTCTATTGAGGATATTGTCCCAGATGCTGTTGATGCCGCTTCTGAGAGATTTGCAGCATTTACTGATCAGTTAGAGCATAATACTTCTGTATTAGATACTATTAAAGAACTTTATACTTTACAAGGTGTAACTTATAAGACTGCGGAAGGATTTAATCGTCTCCAGAAAAATAGCCAAGAAAAACTAAACGCTCAGTTAGCGTCCGCTAAACTGCAAAGAGGTTGGTACGAACAGGCTGCTTAGAGATTAGAGGAAGCGCAAGCAAAACTCGATTCTCTTAGTGGAGATGAAACCGATTTGCGTTACGATGCTTATAAGAAAGCAAGAGACGCATATCTAGAAGAGTTTAATAAAGCTCAAGAAGCTTATCTATCTTCTGCTCAAGAGGCAATGGAAACAGCACAAGATATGTATCTCCAGCAAATCGAGAAAGCGATCTATGAGTTTGGTCAAGCGGTATCTAATGGTGTTGGCCTTGACTTGCTACAAGATAAGTACGATCATTATATTGAGCAAAATGAACGCTACTTTGATAAAGTAAATGAAGCATATCAAGTATCTGCTTGGTATAACAAGCTTCAACAAGACATCGACAACACTACCAATTCTGCGCACAAGGAAAGATTAAAGGCTCTCCAAGAGGAAATTAATCAACGCAGAGAAGGCAATAAGCTATCTCAGTATGACCTTGATATTCTCAATGCTAAATATCAAGTATTACAGGCTCAGATGGCTCTTGAAGATGCTCAAAATGCTAAGGACCAAATTGAGTTAGTAAGAGATAGCCAAGGTAACTGGAACTATCAATTTACTGCTAATCAAGATGATATTGCCAATGCTCAGCAAAATCTTCTTGACGCAGAGAATGATTGGTATAATATCGCTAAACAACAGGTAACTGATGTAACTGGCGAGATTGTTTCTACTTGGAAAGAGTGCCAGGATAAGATTAAAGATATCTATTCTGATATGACACTCACCGACGAAGAGCGTTCAGCATAGGCTCAAGAAATCTATAAGTATTATAGCGAGAAGATTAAGTACCTCGAAGAGGAAAAGCAAAACGCAATCGCTGATATGACAGAAGCGGGTAATAAGAACTTAATTGATAATGCAATTATTACAGGCGATACTATTACCGACTTAACTGGCATTACCACAGAAGAATTGAAGCAATTAGTAGCCGATTCTGGCGAAAGCATTGCCGACATTTTGATGAAAAACAGTGAACAGCTAAAAGAAATCGCGGGCAACAATACTGATCTTATCGACAAGTTCAATAATACTTATGCCAAAGATCTTGACGACATGACTCAAAATACCACGAATTTTGAGGACGAACTCCGCAAGTTATTAGATCAAGCGCAACGAGATTTTGATAACTATAAGGATAAAGTTCAAAATGTCGCTTCTGAAACTGGTACTACTCTTGATAACTTGGCGCAAGAAACTAATAAGGTTTCTGAAGCTACTGATCAATTAAGAGAGCGCGGCGATGAAGCTAAGGATACTTTGTGGGATATGATTGATGCGGCTCAAAATGCTTCTGATGGTTATTTAGAGTTAGCGCAATCCATCTGGGATACCGTTGAAGCATTGCGTGCTCTTGCTTCTCAACAAACTCAATTTGCAGCATCTTCTTCCTCTAAAGGTAATTCTAGTAAGGGTTATGATCCCAATACCGATTATTCTGGTGTTATTATGGATGGTATTGCTAATGGATGGTTAGAATATGGAAGTAAAGAATATAAAGAATTAACAAGCCAACGTGAAAATAAAATTGATGATATGGGATTAACAAAAGAATATTTTGGAACTCGTGGCGATGCGGCAGATAACCGTTATAAAGATTCTACTTCTGTTGGCCAATATGAAAGTGAAGAAGAATGGAAGAAAAAAATGCAAGCATTGGGCGTTCCTGGATTTGCTACTGGTGGATATACTGGTATATTTGATGACGCGAAACTTGCTTTCCTTCATCAAAAGGAATTGGTGTTAAATCAAAGTGATACCGAGAATATTCTTGCAGCAGTCCAAGCTGTAAGAACTATCGGTACTGATTTGTTTAAGTCTATTGAGAAATCTCTTGACGGTAATGCAATTGCGGCAATGGCTCTTATGGGCCAGAAGCTCAATCCAGTCGCTACTGCACCAATTCAAGATTCTATTGAGCAAACTGTTCATATTGATAAAGTAGAGTTCCCGAACGTGACTAGCCGCACTGAAATTGAGGAAGCATTTATTAGTCTTACTAATGATGCGGCGCAGTGGGCTAGAAGAAAGACTTAATAAGGAGAGCTTTTTAGCTCTCCTTATTAAAGGAGTGAAAGGAGATAAACATGAATAATATATCTGAGCAATTATTACAAGCTATGGATATTATTACGGAAGAAAAGCTAAGATAGTTAAAATATGACAAAACTATCCAAGCTACTGTTTATTCTATTGTAGATGTAGATGCTGGAGAATACAAAGTTAGATATAACGGCAATATCTTTTCCGCATTTAGCGAGGATACTAGTAAAAGCTATTCTATTAAAGACGTGGTTTATGTCAAGGTGCCAGAGGGTAATTTTTCTAACAAGAAATTGATTACTTCTTTAGTAACGGCGAAGTCTTTATCTGACGTTTAGTTATCTGATTTAACCAATTCTGTATTTGAAGTATCTCCTACTTTTGATGCATTATACGATGGAGCTTATGACGCTTCACAAAGTTACGGAGTAATTGCGGGAACGCCAGCTGGAGAGACCGGAAGTTCTACTTATATTTTTCAAAATAGCGAAGAATATGAGTAGAATGGGTATCACGGTTTATTTCAACAGTACTCTAATAATTATGAATATATTCGCTTGAAAGCTTCTTTCTTAACTTAGTTTCATAATATCCATAATCAAGGTAATTATGGTATTGAAGTTGAGTTTTATACCAAGGATAATAGTAGTGTAAAGTATAGATTAGATCTCTAGAACTTTAATGGCAATCCTTATGGATTCTCAGTCTACTCTCCACAATAGATTATCCTTAAGGCGCAGAAGAACTATTTAATGGGACTTAAATCTATTAGACTGTTTGAAGAAGACTTTGTCTATGATAAAATTGTTAAGAACGGCATAGTTACAGATGAAGAGAATAGAACTGTTGCTAATATTTTTGTGAAAGATATTTCTCTTCAATATGTTGATATGCAAGATTTAAGTGATACGACTTATTATCTTACGATCTCTGCTCCTAAAGGTATTGCTTTTACGGATAAAGTATCTAGCTTGAATTTAGTTGGACGCTTAATTTATAATGGTGAAGACATTATGGATAGTAAGAAATGTGTTTGCCAATGGTATGAGAGAGATTTAAGCGTGGTCGTTGGTAGCGATGAATATAGCAAGTCCGCAGGTTTCGGATGGAGAAAGATTGCCGGATAGACATCTAATTCTCTTACTCTTGGTGCAACTGATATTCTATATCAATAGAAGTATAAGTTAGTAGTCGTTTATAATGATAGTATTACTCTAACTGCGGAAATCGCTATATGGAATCGTAATGCAAGTTATGATTATTCTATTGAGCAAGTTACTGACGGAGCTGATATTAAACTACAGATTAGAAATAATGCTGACAGTGAGTCTTTGGTGGGAGATTGGTATTTGTCTTATCCAGATGATAGTTACAGCTCTGTGCCGGAAGGAGAAAAGAAGTCCGAGATTGTCGTAAGTTCTTATTTGCAATACAGTTCTGTGACTTTCTATTGCATGGTGTATAATTCTGCAGGATAGTTTATCGGAACTTTAGAACATACTATTGTGAATAGTGAAAGCGAAGACGATGTAACTATTAGTTATATCGGTGAAGATTCCTTTAGATATGATGCTAATGGCGATATTTCTATTGAAGACGCAGAGAAAGAAAGAACTCTATAGGTTAATCTAGCATGGAAGGAAGGATTCGGCACTTCTTACTTCGTGTCTTGGTTAATGAAAGATGCGAATAATAAAGAGTACGAAATTCCCACCTCTAAAGAACTTGCTTATAGTCCGGATAACTCCATGCTTGAGAATATTTGGGTTGACAAATATAATATTTTACACTACAATATTAAATAGAAGTATAGAGTTAATTTCAGTAATAATACAATTATTGTAAAAATAAGAACGATTACAGAATCTATTTATCTATTTAATAAAGAGATTCTTTGTTTGAAAGATGGCGACTAGGGAACGAATGGTACTACTTATATTACCGCGATTCGTCCATGTAATTCAGACGGCGTAAAGTTAAGTGGATTACAGCCTTTAAGATATAATAATGGATGGACTAATGATATTAGGGTTCGTTGTTATGTTTATAAAGATGGAGAATTGATTAACGGTAATAGTAAGTATTCTATTACCTATAAGTGGTAGGGAACGAACGTTACAGTAGAGAACAAAGAAGTAGTTACTGACTCCGTTGATCGAGTTTTGGTGCGCGGTATACCTGCGATTTCCGCGGATACCCCTAATGCAGAGTTAGCTTTCTATGTGAGAGTTCAAGTTACTATTAAAGATGATAATAGCTCGGTTGATATCTACGCTTCTTATCCTCTTGATGTTATCGTTGGTTCTACCTTGGCGAGTGCTATTGATATTGATACTATTCCGTCTTATATCAAATATAATTCTTCTGGTTTAACCCCATCTTTCTATAGTAACGATATTAACTTCTATTATAATGACGTAGCTTATAATGATAACATTACCTCATTAAACACCAATATTCTTACTATTAAAACAGACAATGGTAAAAAGTATTTAGAACCAGCTTCTAGCTTTATCTTTGAGAATATTAAGGATAATGATTAGAGCAATATCGGTGTATTAAATCTTGCTATTCCAAATAGTAATGATAGATTAATTCATCCAATTATCATGTATCTTGATATTTATGGTAATGAAGCTATCAACGGTTGGGATGGAACAGCTCTTGATACTGGCGATGGAGAATATGTATTCGCTCCACAGGTTGGTGCAGGAACAAAAGATAGCCAAAATAGATTTACTGGCGTAGTCATGGGTAAAGATAGTGGCCAAGATAAAGTGGGTTTATATGGCTATCAGGAGGGCGTTAATACTTTCGGTTTAATGGAAGACGGTACCGCGTTCTTCGGAGCTTCTAGCGGAGGCGGCCGCATTGAGATTAACGGTAAATCTGGTTCTATTAAAGGCGGCGGTGGAGGAAATAATTCCACTGGTATGACTATCAATTTTGCCGATCTTAATCCTGGCAATAATACTACTGCAATCAAGATAGGTGGAGGAGTTTTTGAAGTTACATATAATGGTGCTTTAAAAGCAACCTCTGCGACTATTGAAGGTTAGATTTTTGCTCAATCTGGTAAGATTGGTTGTACTAGCAGAAATAGCAATGATGGTTGGACTATCGAGAAGAATAAATTATATAGCGGAAGTGGAGCAACAAGAGTAGAACTAAATAGTGATAAGGATGAAGAGTTTGCTATTTGGGCTGGTGCTACAAGTTCAACTTCTGCAAAAGATAGCTATTTTGCAGTTTCTAAAAAAGGTTCTCTCTACGCTAAGCAAGGTAATATTGGCGGATGGATTCTTAAGAGTAAATCTCTTTCTAGCAATAACAATAAAATTGGTATGGCTAGCTCTGGTTCTTATGTATTTTGGTCTGGTGCAAATACCGGTAATCCAGGTGATACTCCAGATTTTAGCAATAGTGGTACCTACTTCTATGTTACTAATGGCGGAAAACTCTCTTGTAAGAACGCAGAAGTGCGTGGTAACATTACCGCAGATAACCTTGAATGTGATAATGGTGAGATCGGTGGATGGACTATTAGTAGTAATTCTCTACGAGGCGGAAGCACTTATCTATATTCTAGTGGTCGAATTGTTTGTGATGACCTTAACTGTGATGGTGGTAATATCGGTGGATGGACAATTGGAGAAGATTCAATTTCTGCTAGTGGCACTATTTTACAAAGTGATGGTAACATTTATACTAGGTTAGGTAGAATTGGTCTGGTCGAAGGAGAAGATAGCCAAGGTACTACTTATAACTTTGGAATGTAGGCAACTGGCGGTAATGGAAGTGTTATCATTCAAGCGACATATGGCAATGGTAACGTAGCTCTACGTGCCGCGAATTATATTATCTTAAATGGTAATAGACTTACTTGCACAGTGCCAGCAGCTAATCAGTCTGGTATTTATGCAAGATTTGCTTAAGGAGGGATAAATAATGCCGAGTGCTTTTCTTACTTTTGTCAGTGCAAGTCGTTCTAGTGTGCGAATTAGTTATGATGGAAGTGGGTGGGATATCCCTGCCAATGAGCCTGAACACAGTTCTGGATGGTCTACTGTAACAAGCACAGATACTAGACAAGTTTAGTAGAAGACCGTCACTTAGGTAGTTTATGATGTTGCTGGCTGTACTACTACTTGGCATTGGAGTTTTAGTGGTGGCAATGGTGGTTCTAGTTCTGTTAAGGCTGAAACCATTACCATTGGTGGAATGACAGCAGGATCGAGAGGTAGCGTCACAGGAAGGCTCTCAGCTACAAGAAGTGCAAAACAAAAAAAAGAAGTTTATACACGCACTCGAACTCGTACTAAAACAACAGTAAAAGATGATAAAGGAAATACTACTACTAAGTATGGAGAGTGGAGCGATTGGAATGAATCGGGTCCGAGAACAACATATAGCTCTGCTAGTAGTAAGAATTTAGGTTCTGCGTCTGATACTTTAGTATTTTATACAAAACCAGCTGAGTTTTCATGGGGTAGTGGCGTAGCTACTGATAAAATTATTTAGGTGTCTGGTGGGCTTTCAGCTAATAAGTGGAATACCTTAGTTGCTAGAGTGAAATAGCGAAAAAATTGGGAGAATCAATCTGGCGGAGCTAATTATAGTGATGCGGAAGTTAGCTCTGGTGAATTAGTAACAGCCGCTAAATATAATATTTTAGCTAGAGCACTTGGCGTAAGCCAAGTGACAGCACACACAGATAGAACTACTGGCACACTTATTACCGCTGATGTATTTATTGCATTATAGACCGCGGTTAATGCATGAGTTAAAGGAGATAACCATGTTAAATAAAGATATTGTCACGATGTACCGTGGGTTAACAAGCTTGGCTTCCGATCTGGAAACCAAGCTTCCCGCGAAGGTATCGTTTGCTATTGTTAGGAATATTAAACTTTTAACTCCTATTGTTGAAGATATTGATTTTGCTCGTCAATTAGTTGCAGCAACTTATGGAGTAGAAGTCGATGGTGGATACAGTATTCCTGAATAGCAAATAGATACAGTTAATTAGGAGTTAACTGCGATTGCGGAAACAGAAGTTGATGTTCCTATTGTTAAAGTTAAAATGTCAGATATTGAGAACTTGAATATCTCTGTTGGTATCGCAGAAGCTCTTGAGTTTATGATAGAGGAAGAGGTTTAAGTCTCTTCCTCTTTTCTTTTTGCTTGGACGGATTTAATTATCTTAACCAAAGCAATTTTTATAATATATAGAGTTAGAGAAAAAGGAGGCGCGGAATATGCCAATTAGTATTTATCCGCCTACTTTATAGAGTACATAGCCTGCATTTTTAGCTACTACGCCGGACTATGAAATCAAATATACTCTATAGAAGGTGACAAGTGCCGAGACTATTAAACATATTCAAATTCGAGTAGTTGAATAGCGCTCAAATTCTAGCATTGTAAATACTTCGAAATACCCAGATAATATTATCTATAAAAATGTGGATTTGACTAAAGAGTCTAGCCCTTATGGAATTAAAATCTTGGCTGCGGACTTGCGGAAATCTTGGTCACCGGGCGTATGTTATAAGATTCAGCTACGCTTTGGGTCTACTAATTTTCCTACTGATTTAAGTTCTTTTGCCGCATGGAAGAAAGAATAGATTAACAATCAAACTTTTTCTGAGTGGTCTACAGTCATGGTTATTAAAGCTATCGCGCAACCAGAAATTTATATCGAGAATGCCGGGGCTTTAAGAACAGATGTTATTGCTAGTAAGTAGATAGAAGCTAGTTTAACGCCGTTGTTCGTAGGAGATTATATTGATAATGCTTCTGAGGAACCATTAGAGAAATATAAGTTTGATTTATATGATGAAACTGGAACAGAGTTACTCGAGTCATCAGACTGGATTCAAGCAGTTAGTGGTAAGAATAATTCTTACCGATTTAAGACTATGTTAACAAATAACGAGTTTTATAAAGTTTATTTCTCTATTGCAACGCGCAATGGATATAAAGCAAAAGTATCCTATGACTTCCAAGTTGTTAAAGTATATTTGGAGGCATTAGAAGGCGTGACAATGCGGGTAAATGATACAGATGTCTATTGTCGTGAAAATGGTTGTATGCGAGTTTATTTAACTGCAAAAAATCCATTAACTGGATGCTATGTACTTACTCGCGCATCTGAAGAAAGTAATTATCAAGTGTATGAGGACTTAAAATATTTTAACTATTTTGAAGAAACTCTTAATGACAACCTAATTTATACAGATTTTATTATCGAGAGTGGCGTTAAATATAAGTATGCTTTCTAGTATCAAAACTCTCAAGGATTGCGGAGCGCACCTTTACAGGAAAATAGTTCTCCTATTCCAGCGAGAAGTGTTGATTTTGAATACTCTTATCTCTATAGAGATGGAGTGCAATTGCGCTTAAAATATAACCAAAAGCTCAGTAGTTTTAAGCATACGGTACTAGCAAGCAAGCAAGATACTCTCGGAGACCAGTTCCCGCATTTAGCGAAGAACGGTTATGCTTATTATGCCGAGTTTCCAATTAGTGGTTTAATTAGCTTTTAGATGGATGAAGACTAGACTTTCTTTACTTTAGGAGCAGATGGTTATTATTATAATAATGAATTAGTAATCCCTAAAGATAAGTTTAGTGTATCTACAGCGACAAGGGGAGAGACTGTTATTCCTTCTTATCTTGCTATTGATACTAATATTACTGATGATAATATCTTTGTAGAGCGCAAGTTTAGAGAGAAAGCAGAATAGTTCCTTAATGACTTTACCTATAAACTCTATAAATCTCCTACTGAGGGAAATATTATTATTGGTTTAATGAATGTATCAATGACGCCTAATGCATCTCTAGGACGTATGATTTTTGAGTTCTCTGCTACTGCTTATGAGGTTCTAGAGAATACGCTCGAAAATCTTAATGAGATTGGCATTACCGATATTGGAGTTTTCACTAATGAAGTATCTACTGAAAAGCAATCTGCATTTGGTCAAATTAGTGGTATTTATTCAGAATGTCCTGACGGGAATGATATCTATGCTTTAATTAAGCAATAGGAAGAGATTGCGGTTGGTGATGGTCGATATAAGTTGTCTCTTATTAATGTCGACTCCTTCTGGATTGAGAGATATCCAACTATTGACTTTGATGGTAAGATTTACGAGTTAGAAGCAAAGAAAGCTGAACAAGAGCAAGCTGGAGAAGATACTAAAGAGACAGAGGCTGAACTCACTCGTTGGGCGGCTCTAAAAGAAGCCGCCGGTAATGCTCCATCTTCTGCGGTTAAACTTACTGTTAATGGAACAGATATTATAGTTGCGCCAAATAGGTTGTATAGCGTTAGAGAGGGTGTTAGCTCTTTAAGTATGAAATCTGTTAAATATCCTATTATTGTGAATTATGTCTGTTCTTTAACAAGAGAAAGAAACGATGAAGTTGGCGAAGTAGAATCTATTGATACTTCCCGTATTTGGGGCTAGATTTCTGGCATCTTTAGCGGAACTGATAAAGTTTTAAAGAACTATAAGTATTACTATGGGCCTGGCGAGACTCCATATCGTATCTATAGCGATTCAACGGTGGAGGAAGATAAGCTAGGTCGTATCTTAGTAGATAATACGAATTATAATGTCTATAAGACTGTCAACCTATACGATATTATAGAAGAAGAAACTCGCAAGCAAGTAGAGTTTATTTATAATATTCAAGGTGGATTTGAGCAAGATGAAGATGGTAAATGGACGAATGGAATTATTTATTATTCTTTCTCTGATATTACTTCCTTCGACATTGAAGCAGACCCATAGACTATCTTATATATTGGTCAAAAGAAAGATGGTAGTGATAAACATCCAGTCATGCTTGGTCCAACGGGCCGATATACTCTTAGCCCGATGGATGGTATGATTAAGTATATTGCTTTATAGAAACCTCAATTCGCGGTTATTAACTACAAATGTTTAACTGCGCAAACAACAATGAAGTATAGCAAAGAAAGGAGTTAATATTCATGTTTGAGTATCTTAATGACATGGATTTTCTAACCTAGTTAGATAAACTGCATATGCGAGTATAGTATGCAAAGATTATCCTCCTTTCTTTTAAGGATGAAGAACCCATTAAAGAGATTTAGGGTTCTATCACTAGTGGTAATTTGAGCGTTAATGGTTCTTCCGCAATTAGAAGAACCATTAACCTTACTATGCTTGCTTCTATTGGTAATAGTAATCTTGAGGATATTGATAATGAGATTTCTATTAACAAGAAGATTAAAGTTTTAATTGGTTATGATAATCCATTAAAGTCTTATAAGAACTATGGAGATATTATTTGGTTTCCTTGCGGCTTGTTTGTTTTATCCTCTGCTAATATTAGTCGCTCTACTAGTGGGTGGAATATTTCTATCACTGGTAAAGATAAGATGTGTCTATTAGACGGAACCGCAGGTGGCACCTTACCAGCATCAATAACCTTCCATGAAAGTCTTGTTTAGCTTGATAATGGAGACGTAGAGATTCAATATCCTACTATCTTCCAAATTATCTATGAAGCGGTAAATCACTGGGGCGGAGAAGCTATTGAGAATATTATCATTACTGACATTGATGAAGAGATTAAGATGTTAGTAAGATATATGGGAGATAAGCCAGTATATTTCTCCAATGACTACTAGAGTTTAAGCTTTGAAGCGCAAGAAGATTATCCGCATATGTTTAGTTATGGACAAGATGCTGGATATAAGTATACCGATTTTACCTATCCGGGAGAACTTGTATTAAATGCGGGAGACACGGTAGTAACTTTATTAGACAAGATTGTTAGCACTCTCGGTAATTATGAATATTTCTATAATATAGATGGTAAGTTTGTATTCCAAGAGATTAAGACCTATCTCAATACCGGCAGTCCGTTATTAGAGTTAAGCCCAGAAGATTATGTGCGCTCATATAATAATGCAAAATTTTTATACTCGCTTACCGATCTTGACACGACAACCGCGATTACCCGCAATCCTAAGTATGATAATGTGAAGAATGACTTTTATGTTTGGGGCAAGCGTAAGACTTCAACCGGCGTAGAGGTATCTATTCGTTATCATCTTGCTATTGATGATAAACCAGATATTGATCTAGCTATGTAGAATATGTGGGAAGTAAAGGATAAAAAATCTAATCTTATTGTTCGCTATGATTTTAATACTCTTGATGATTATAGTGTAGATGACTATACAGTTACCTTAGTAGGTACTCCATGCGATGAGTGGAGAGAAGAGCTATACCGTCGTGCTCTTAATGCTTAGGTATCTAATAGTGTCTATGATAACTATTATGATTCAGAGTTAATTGCGGAGTGGCGTAATCTATATAATCCAATGAACAAGAACTGGGATGCTACGAATCATTGGAATCCTGATGTATTTAATGATCCAGGTTCTATTAACTTCTGGCTAGATTTTATAGATACTAGTTCTGCTCTTGGTAAGTATTCTATTAAGAATATTGGCCGTAGGACTAAAGTCGTTAATAATAATGACATAAAAACCGTATATAATAGCGAAGTTCCTGATGTTGTATTTATTGAAGGATTAGATTAGGACTTGATTGTTAAATATCAAGGGATTGGTTAGAGATTCTTTATTCTAACCAATGAATACTATGATATGTTCTCAATAAGCACTACTGGAACTAGTTGCTTTGACCAAATTCGAGAAATGATGTATTAGAACTTATGTTATAATACTACTATTTCTTTAACCTGTTTGCCGAAATATTATATAGAGCCTAATAATATAATTAGGGTTGAAGATAAAGATAGCAATATCTATGGTAACTATTAGATTACCCAATATTCTTTACCTCTCACTTATAATGGCACTATGAGTATTACTGCGACAGAAGTTTTAACACGAGTATAAGGAGGAGAGGGCGATGTCTGCTATTGGACAAATCTACTATCGTGTAGTAGATACAAGTAGCACTGGCGATGGAAAACATTATATTTCCTCTGGAATTGATATTTACAATGACATTGTAAGTGCTTCTAGTGCCAAATAGTTTACCAAAGTTGGTATTCAGGCTCCACCCGGAGCGCAAGTTGTCATGAATGCTAGCAAGACTATCATGATCGGCCGCACTGGTATTTATGAGCTTGATGAAGATATTGTTATTACAAGTATGAAGTTCGTTCGTCCTACAGTTTATATTAAAGACGAGAAAGAATCAGAAAGTAAAAAACAAGAAGGCGAGAAGATTATCAAAGAGGCTAAGGTGGCTCTTGAAGCTGCTATCGCTGCATTAGGAGAAGAGCCTACTGACCCAACTTCTGATGCTTATAAAACCTATTGGAATGGATATAATGAAGCCAATGAGACTTATATTGCTGCATTTCAAAAGGGTAGTGCAATTTTAAATCAAGGTCTAAACGGAGTTTACAAGGAAGATAAAACTGTTATTGGTGAGTTAGATAACGTAATTGTAGACTTTATTTACGATCCACTCTAGGGATAAGGAGGTATAGACATGCAATCTTTCTACGGAGGTCCTGCTGGACAGAGCTTCGAGATTAAAAAGATATTTGAGTCTTATTACGGTCCTGATGGAGCGCGAGTTGACTTAGATAAAGGATGGGCATCTCCTATCTCTGTGGGCGAATTTGTTATGGTGTCTTATGGTTTACCATCTGATGCCACATACATGACTCGCATGAATTATGACTTAAATGCGGGTGACAAGAAAAACTTAAACTCTACTTTATGGTAGAAAGTATATGACGAGTCTGCGGGAGAAGGAAGTGGCCTTAGTTATAAGCTCATTTCTTCTTGCACCGGTAATACTCCAAAGATCAGTATTACAAAACCCGCAATCGTGCTTCATGCGAATGAACAGCCAGATATTGAAACTGATTTATCTAATCAAGATATGCCAGTTATTCAATTTAAGTTACCAAGAGCGTAGGTATTATCAATGCCGCTAGAAGCAACTATTCTAAATGCGGATGAAAAGCCAAGTGTTGTGTATAACGATGATGATGTTGACCACCCAACTGTGCATTTTAATATTCCGCAGTCTCAAGTAATTGATTAGGTTACAGTTGATGTGATTGGTGTTGGGGAAGAACCAAAGGTCAGACTTGATTTAACTGATATTAACCGACCTGTACTTAAATTCCAATTACCTGTAGCTCAGGAATTTTTAGATAGTAATATTCTTCACGAAGTATTAAATGCTGATGCTGAGCCAACCGTTAGTTTTAGTTATAGTGAAGAAGATACTCTCCACGAGCATCCTATTTTGACATTTTCTCTGCCTCGTAGCCAAGTAATGGCTGCGCCAGAGACAGTTACTAGAGCGCCAGACTTTGAACCCAAAGTAACTAATGTTGGAACAGTTAATGCGCCTAAGTTACATTTTGACTTGCCTCGTGCGGTTAAATTCTATTATGGTAGTTTGTTAGGACAAAAAACCGGTAAAACATACACTCTTACCGATCCGCTTTTCGCCAATTATGGAGTTGGAGATTACTATATCAATGAAGCCACTGGTTTCATTTATAAAGTAACTAGTAAGACAGATGATACTACCTGTGTCTTTGAATATCAAGCAAGTATTTAGCAACCACTACCAGTGATCAAAGCTAGTGCTATCGCTCCTTATACCGAAGGCGATGAGGGATTTAAACCTGCGGTTCCGCAAGTTGAAAGGACACTAACAAACGCGGAAGGTACCGAATGGCAGCTTGAATTTAAGCTCCCATAGGCTCCGAAGCCCGCAGTTTCTTCTACTTTTGTTGGTTCGGCAGAGCAAGGGTCTGTTACTTCTGCTATTACTAGCAAAGATACAGTAACCTTTACTTTCAAGATTCCAACTGGTAGTAAGCTATTTGCAGGTCTTGAAATTACTACTGACGGAGCAACCACGACTATTGATGGCGCGAGAATCGGAGATATTTATCTCAATAGCGAGACCGGCGTTTTGTATACTTTAACCGCTAATGGATGGAAAGCTAGTGAGAAAAGTATTAAAGGTCCTGTTGGTGATGCTCTTAATATTGAGGCTGAATATCATTTAACTGAAACTGCGGAGTTCGCTGCTAGTTTAGCCAACGGTGTCGCTTATATTCAGGAACACTATTCTGGCACTATTGATTCTCATAAAATCTTTGCTATTACTTGGGCTTTGCTTGATAATGGTGGAGACGTATCTTATTGGTATTATAAGACTAACACTGGTGAGTGGGATAGAGCACAGTTAACTGGCGGTGTTTCTAGTTTAATCGAACAGTCTTATAAGGAAAATGTTGACAATAAGACTTACTCAATCAATTATATTAACTCGCTGATTGGCGGCGATGGAGATACATCAAAAACGGCTTATTCTAAAGATTAGGTATAGAGCCTTGTTTCATGGGGATCTTTCCAAGACCTTATAGAAAAGCCTTGATTAAAGGGAGGATTTAATAATGGCTTTATTTAAGATTTATAGAGGCGAGGAAGAGCTTCTCACTCAAATCCCCATGCATGAGGGATACGCCTATTTCTGCGAGAATACAGGCAATCTGTTCATTGATATTTCTAATACTGCTGGTGGACGTGTTCAAGTTAATGCATATGCGGCTTCTATTTTAAAGAAAGACACTAAAGAGATTGACGTTGACGATATCTTTCTTACTAATATGACCGCTACTGTTGCACAGGGTGGTACTGGACAGAAAACTTTAACAGTTAATGCTTTACTGCTCGGTAATGGTACTGACGCAGTTAAGATGGTATCTATCGAGAATGGTGCTATTGTAACTGGAGATTCTACTGATGGCGTCTCTGGTCTGTTAGGCACTGGAGCATTATTCGCAGAGGTTTCTGGTGTTCCAAAGTTCGGTACTTTACCTATTAAAGCTGGTGGTACCGGTGCTACAACCGCGGCGGCCGCGAGAGCTAACTTAGATGTGTATAGTAAGAGCGAGACAGACAATAAGATGGATGAAGTAACTACCGTCTCTTATACAGTTACTCTTGCTCAAGCCAACTGGGTACATTCTGGAGATACTTATACCTATTCTTATAGTAATACTAATTTGAAGTGTGGCAAGAATGGCAATGTACCTCCAATCATTTCCTGGGTTAGTAACCATGATGATTATAACAAGATTGATAGTGCACAGGCAACTGTTGGATCTGGTATTACCTTCACAGCTAGCAAGGCCATTGAGGGAGATATTGAAATCGTCATTATCGACGTAAAATAAATAAAAAAATAGGGGAGAACCTTTTAATTAAGGTTCTCCCCTATTTTTTGTTTTAATGGCAAACTTTGTCTTTAAGATGGTAGTGCGGAATTTCCTCATTAAACCACTTCCAACGAAGATAGTCGTCGAGGAAGATAGCTATAAGAGCTAATCCGAACCACGCGAATGAGAAAGGAAGACAAATCTGCCCCAATATATTGAAAGGTAAATTTGAATAGTCCCAAATTCCTAGTTTTAGGACTAGATTCAAAATTACGCCGAATACAAATTCAAGTGAGGTAACTATCGCGGCTCCAATAGCCCCTTGTTTAATGATAGACATTTCCCAAGGTATAACCTCATTTATTTCTCCAATAAGAACGAAACAAAGTCCGCCCAAGAGAAACATTGACCAATGTATCATACCACCACCAATGAAGGTCTTAAACAAGAACTCTATAATAAAATAGAGAGAACCTCCAACAGTGAATAAGGTAAGAAACTTATTTAGTTTGGTCTGCATAATCAAGCTCTACCTGTTCTAGCTCCTCTAAAGAAGCTGCTCCATAAATAGAGATTTTATACTACTGCATTTGACGATATATTGGATATACAGCCGCAGAGATGGACATAGACAATGCAACAAGATTTTCTAATGTCCAAGGCTAGCACTCTTCGTGTCGAGCGTGCCATTCCAGAGTTGGAGATTCAATACCTGCCTGAACGGCGATCTGATATTGACTTAAGTTAAGACTAATCTCAGATTGATCCTCCATTGTAACTCCATATTCTTTTCCATCTGTCCATGTTAATGGATGAGAAGCAAGATACTCTGCGAAAAGTAGCTTATTCTTCTCTTGCTTAAGCTCTTTAGCTTCATCTAAACTATAGCGATAAACAAAACTCTGAGTTTCATTATCGAACTTATATAGATTAGGCGTAACAGTGGATGGAATTTCTTCAACCTCGATAACGCGAACTGCGTTAGGAGAGTTGATTGTATCAGCTTGAATTAAGACATAATGAATGTCGCAATCAGAGCCAATAACCCCAGTGCCTTCTTCTTCTGAACAGGCAACGACAATACCATTAGAAGATTGTAGTTTAATGTAACGAAGATTGTCGAGAATATCAACTACAATATTCTCACGATTTAATAATACATACATTACTTTATTTCAACTCCTTTGAATAATGAACGAAAATAATTATCCATATCTTGGATAATATAGAAGCTTGAACCTTTAGCGATATGTGCTCTCCAGCCTTGATAAGATTTCTGAATTTCTTCAGTAGGAATTTTATCTTGTTGCCATAAAGCGGCCATTTTACGCAATTTTCTGCGCTAATGCACAATCTTTTTCTTAAAAGGTATCTAGATTACATGATTTGTAGTAGTTAGATAGAAATTCCATTTAAGATACTTAAATGGAGTGCCATGAACCTTATCTTTAGGTGCGATGCGCGAAATAGTAGTTTTCTTCTAGTTAAGAGTAAGACCTATATCTTTTAATTTCTTCTCTATCTTAGCTTTACATTCTGCTAAGTATTTGCTATCGTTACATAGAAGATAAGAATCATCCATGTAGCGTCCATAATACTTAATATGTAATTCTTCTTTAATGAAATGGTCAACTTCGTTCAAAGCTAGCAATGCAAACAACTGTGATGTCTGACTTCCTAACCCAAGACTTTTAGCTTCACACTCATAATATTGGTGATGCGGCCGGAAAGACTGGATATCCGCAGATATATATTTTTTGCCTTTAGCAATATAATACTATTTACCAGGAATTGGATGCTTATCTTTTGTTAGCTTAAAAGAAAATGTATCAATTAAGTATGAGCATAATTCATAAATTTGAGGGTCTTTAATAACGCGCTTAGCAATTTCTTTAAGAGCCTCATGGTCGATAGAATCAAAGTATTTACGAATATCAATTCGTAAAGCAAAGAAATCATTTCCTAACCCGTATTCTCTATGAGCCATCTATAAATGTTTCTTTGCTCTTGTTAAAGCAAAATCTATACCTCTATTTTTAAGTGTTGCACAGTTATCATAAATAAACTTAGGAGTTAATTCTGGTAATAAGCTCTATTCACATAAAGCATTTTGTACCAGTCTGTCGTTGATATGACACGCTCTTATATCTCGTGGCTTGCCTCGTTCAATGATTGAGAAACAACTAAACACAAGCTACTTGTATTCACAAGCTCGCAAATCAGCTTCTGTTTGTAAGATTGTTTCAATTCTATTCTCTTCAAAATTGATTGTACTATCTTTCCATCGAACATTTCGACAAACTCGATAAGAGGAATCATATAATGCGTCAAAACTACAAAAACGCTCGAAAGATGTCTACTACTAACTCAACTTCTTTCTCCTTATCATACAGTAATAGCGGTCACTTCGCGAGCTCCGCATCTGTAATCGTATTTATTTATCCGTCGCAGGGACGAAATAGTCAAGTTCTCCTTAGATGAAAAGGCATCTACCTATAATATACTATTTAATAATATGTTCTATTCCTTCTTAGTCCACAAGGGTGAACCAATGCATCCAGAATAAACCATAATTAGATGGACAATAATATATTCTGGGGTACTATTCTAGGTGTTGCTCGTCTGCGCTGCTTCGCAGCTTGACTTGCAACGTGATAGCTCCATCTAATCCGGCGCGAGGCCATTGCTGTTGTTGTAGTTGTTGTTGTTCGCGTTCCCGTTGTTGTTGACATTGCACACGTTGTTCGAGTTGTTGTAGTTGCGCGAGCGAAAAATACAGAACTTGACATCTTGTAAAATCATTACCGACCTCTTCTATAGCTCTTTGGCTTCTAGTAGGAATGCTCGTAGATTAAGTAATCTCGATTAACTCTATCCTATAAAGTTTCTTTCATAGCCTTTGTTAAACGAGCAAGATGCTCAAAGAGCGTCGTTTCTTCTGGTTGGTCTATGCGTATTCGAAGATACAGAGATCGATTTGACGAAAGATACTGTCGCAATAAGCGATAGCCTAATTCCAATATTTCTTTCGTGCAATTAAAGTTTCCTAACTATTCAAGTAGATCTCACTAGCTTGATAGCAGGCGGCATGTATGCCCTTTCCGCATTTGATAATATCTAACCCGAACGCTTGGAAAGGTTGTCCCTCTCCAAGCAATCCAGGCTTTTTAATTTGTTTTCCAGATTCGTCAAACTCTCTAGGACGAGTTAAGACTAAAATGTAATTTACCAGTTCGCGTGATTTCTAGAGACACTCACGCTTGGATTTATGTCGATCTTTTGTTTTTACAGACAAAATTAACGCCTTCCTTTCTCATTATTTATATGAGAAAACTGGCTAACATTTTAATCTATACTGTCCCACTTTTGAAAGTTTTTAATTACCAATGACGAAAGCCGGCGCGAGGCCACTGCTGCTGTCGTAGGTGTAGGTGTTCGCGGTCCCGTCGTTGTCGACAAAGCACACGGTGTACGAGGTGTGGTAGTAGCGCGAGCGTTCCCATGGATAACCGTAACTACTCGTGGATGTATCTCCTAAATACATGATACGTGTAGCATTGCTAGTATAATAACTATATGCAAAGTTCTTACCTTGGGTACATTCTGCTTTACTAGTAGAGCTATTAACAACAGATAATGGAGAATAAGAATCAAGACCAAATTCTCTTTCTGAAAGCAAGAATACTGTTTCATCATTATAAGTTACATCGCCATTACGAGAACTATTAGTAGATGGACAAGTGCCTTTTTTAATAGTCTTGATAGCTGCCTTACCAGGGAAGGCGTTATAATAGTTTTGACATAGACTTCTAGCAGTAGAACCAATCCAAACTGCGTTACTACCGAAAGAGGTATACTGGGATAAGCAGTTCTTAGTCTGGAACGTAACTGTATTATTAGCATCTTGATCTACACCGATAACTCTAATTAAGTGAGTAGTAGTACCTAAAACTGCGTTTGAAAGTGTTACAGATTTAGTAGTACCAAGAATAGCACCACCACTACTAGTTTTAATAGACGCGCCACTATGAGATGCAAGATAGTTCTTTAATCCGGCAAACCATGCTGCATCAACAGTACCACCATCAACGCCCCAAGACCAATATTCTGCGCTAACAGTAATAGTCTTGCTAGAAGGTGCAGTATAGTTAGTACCAGCGGCGACACTAATAGTAATGGTCTTTGCAGAAACCGCGGTAGAACCATTACCCTTAATAGTAAGAGTATTACCACTAAGAGACAGAGTCAAACCAGAAATACTAGTAGGACTATAACTAATAGCACCATCACCTGCGCGAGTAATAGTAACAGCTACGCCGGAACTATAGTTATTACCATTAATAGCTACTGTTGTTGGGTTTACACTCAAACTACCTGTTGCTTTATTGATTGTCCAGTTGACATTGATCGCGCTGGTCGTTCCGTCCGTCCAGCGATAATTGCTTCCTGGTGTAAAGGTAGCAATATAAGTGCCAGCATTAGTTGCAGATGTTGTACCACCGATAGTCATGTAGCTAGTGTTGTAGTTATTCCAATAACTGGCGCTACTAACCGATTGCGCGCTTCCAGTATATGTAAGATTACTCTTCCACGTAGGTTTAGTTACAGACTTACGATTGACTGTGACATTAAAAGTCGCAGTTTGAGTAACTCCATTTTCTGTGTAGCTAACTGTAACTACTTGATTTCCAATAGTTGAAAAAGTTGTTGGAGAACAAGAGTAGCTAGTTACAGTTTTAGTTTGAGAATCGGAATAACTAGCTGTCACTACCATACCCGCGGTAGCAAGAGTATCTCCATACTCATAAGTCAACTTATTGGGTTTAATAGTTACAGTAATCGCGGAGAGCCTATGCGTGACTGTGACTGCTAGAGTCGTAGTGCAAGTTTCTCCGCCCTCAGAGTAAGTGATGGTTACGGAAGTAGTACCATCAGTTAAGACGCTAGGGGATACAGAATATCCACTAACTTCTGCGGTTGCTAGAACCGCTTGCCCAGTACCATAAGATGCAGTAACGACCATATCGGCGCTATTGAAGCTGTCGCCCGCAAGATAGCTGGTCTTAGTAGGCTTAGTGGTGACTTCGATCTTCATAAGAACGATACCGCTTCCTCCACCTTTTCCGCCTTGCTCAGCTAAAATACACTTAGGCAAGATTATAACCTCCTTCGTATCTAGCTCTTTTAAAAATGCCAAAAGATTTTCCGAGAAAAGTACACTTTTTTATGGGAAAAATACTCCCAGAAACTAGATAATAAAAAATTGGGAAAAAGGTATAGAAACCCTTTTCCCTTCAAGTAGGTATCTTACCTTTTCAGATATACATAAAAAACAAGCTAAGAAAATTATTTATGATTGACCAAAGCCCAGTTATAGGTATTATCCTTCTAGGCTGAACAAGAGAGGACCTATATTAAACAACGACAAGCTGAAGGAATCGCGGCCGCCAAGTCTAATGGCGTCTAGTTTGGTAGACCAAGGAAACCTCTTCCCTCGAATTTCGAGGAACTATATCAGCGTTTCCGCAAGAATGAACCAATTACTAGACTCGCGAAAGAATGTCCAGAAATCTCAGAATCTACATTACGGCTCCGTTTATAGGAGAGATTTGATTTGGACAGAAAAAGATAATCAATCTTCCTTTTGTTTGATATATTATATACAATAAGGAGGAATTATTGTGCCAGAAATTGTGATTCAGATTATCCAGGTATGTGTTATTCCTTTGCTCGGTATCTTGACTAAATATCTCGTTGATTACTTGACTGCTAAGCGCAATGAGATTAACTCTAAGACCGATAATGAGACTGCTCAGAAGTACACTAATATGATTTATCAAACTGTTGTTGATTGCGTTATTGCAACCAATCAGACCTATGTAGATAGCTTGAAGAAATCTGGAAGCTTCGATGAAGCAGCTCAGAAGGAAGCATTTAACCGCACAATGAACGCTATTATGACTATTCTAAGTGACGATGCTAAGGAATATATTACCGAGGCTACAGGTGACTTAAATATTTATCTCACTCAGTTAATTGAGGCTGAGGTTAATAAGCGCAAATAACAAGAAAAAGGGAGCCTATTAGGCTCCCTATATTTTTTTTCAAAAAAATTGGCAAAATTTTTGGCAAAAATGTAAAATCGTCCATAGACGATTTTCATATACTAATGAAAGGTCAAAGGAAATATTTTTTAGGAGGTAAAAAATTTTGGCAACTAATTATCCATACTATCCACAGCAACCTATGTATCCAAGACCAGGTATTCAATATGTGGATCAGACCTAGCCGCAAATGGGTATTAAAGGCCGGCCTGTATCTTCTATTGAAGAGGCCCGCGCCATTAGCATTGATTTCGATGGCTCTGTATTTTATTTTCCTGATTTAGCAAATAGACGTATTTATACTAAGCAAATAAACATGGATGGCACAGCCAGTCTTAATGTTTATGAGTTAAAGAATGAGCCAGTCGTCAGCTCTCCTCAGTATGTTACTAGAGAAGAGTTTGAGACTACATTAGCGCAACTAAAACAAGCTATGTTAGGAAAGGAATCAGAATCTCAGCCCGCATCGGCATAGCCGCAGTAGACTGAGAAATTTAAGTTTTAAGGAGACATGAATTATGAACCCAATGCAACTTATCCAAATGCTTAGGAGTGGACAGAATCCTTAGCAACTCGCTATGAATCTGCTAGAAAGCTAGATGGGTGAGACCCCAATGGGTCAAAACCTTTTAAATCTAGCCAAGAATGGTCGATCCGCAGATATTGAGCAAATTGCTCGTAACTTAGCTAAACAATAGGGAATAGATTTCGACAAAGAATTTGCCGCCTTTAAAGAGATGCTTGGCCTTTAATCATCTTATTAAAGGAGGAACATTTTTATGTTCAATAATTCTAATGGCTATAGTCTAGCTGATATTGCGGCTGCTACTGGTGGTAACAACCGCAATGATGGTATGTGGGACAACGGTGCGTGGTGGATTATTATCCTCTTTCTCTTCTGTTTCAACGGTGGTATGTGGGGTAATGGTTTCGGTCGCGGCATGGGCGGCCAAGGCGCTGGATCTCCCGCGTTCCAGGGAACTACAACTCGTGAGGAAATCGCTTATGGTTTCGACATGAATGGTCTCCAGAATAGTGTTCGTGGCGTACAACAGGGTCTCTGTGACGGGCTCTATGCTATGAATACTGGAATGTTGAATGGCTTTGCTGGTGTTAATAATGCAGTTTGCTCTCTCGGCTATCAAACCGCTCAGCTTGCTAACGGTTTAACTTCTGACATTGTTGCTAACCGCTTTGCCGCACAACAGGGTGTATGCCAGGTTGAAAATGCTATCAATCAGGCTCGTTATGATAATACTATTGGTCAGAATAGTATCGCTCGTGAGATTTCTGATTGCTGCTGCGAGAATGGTCGCGCTATGGAACGTGGTTTTGCTGATATTAACTATAATATGGCAACCAACACTTGCGCTATCCAGACCTCTATGGCAAATCACACCCGTGATATTATCGACAGCCAGAACGCTGGTACTCGTGCTATCCTTGATTATCTCTGCCAGGAGAAAATCTCTGATCTCCAGAGTGAGAACCAGGCTCTCCGCCTTGCTGCATCTCAGCAGGCTCAGAACAATTATCTGGTCAGCCAGCTCGGCACTAAGGCGCCCGTTCCCGCTTATGTGGTTGCAAACCCATACTGCAACTGCGGGACCGCAGCTTATGGTTGCGGTTTAACTGCCTAAATTAACCTATAAGGGGAGAGTAATCTCCCCTTATATTAAAAACAAGGAGGATTTGTATTATGGAAATTACCGCTAATGCTGTGCAAACAGTCGCGGCTAATCAAGATGTTTTTATTCACAAATGTTGCTATCGCAGGCAACTCTTCTACCGTTCATCGTAGCGGTAGCGGTCAAGTAACTTTAAGAGGTTTGACTAATTGCCAGTGTCGTGCGCGTTTTCGCGTGACATTTGGAGGTAATATTGCGGTTCCCGCAGATGGTACTGCTGGACCAATTTCATTAGCTATTGCTATTGATGGTGAACCTATCAATACCACTACCATGATTTATACGCCAACCGCGGTTAGCACTTATGGCAATATTTTTGGCGCTATTTTTATTGATATCCCACGTGGATGCTGTGGAAAAGTAAGCGTAAGAAATATTTCTACTATTCCAGTAAGCGTTCAAAACGCTAATCTAATTGTTGAAAGGGTGGCTTAATTTATGGAACGACTAAAGCATATGGAAGAAGTCTTGATGGGCTGTGTTCAGGCACAGTTAAGTCATCTTGATACGGTAGATACTGAGGAATTAGGTCAGGCTATTGATATGATTAAAGACCTTGAGCAGGCTAAGTATTACTGCTCTATTGTCAAGGCAATGGAAGAGGCTGAAGAGGACGAACCTAAAGAAAAGAGCCATCACCATAGAGATATGGATAAAGTATATGGAAGAATGTATTATGAAGGTCCAGATGGCCGTTATCCATGGAAAAAGCGCGATCGCGATGAAGATTGGGAGAGCTATCCTTATTATCCTGAACGTGGACGCGAGATTGATATTCGCGATTCTCGCGAAGGCCGCAGTCCAGTAACTCGTCGTATGTATATGGAATCTAAACAACTCCATAAAGATAAGACAGAAAAGGTTAAGGAATTAGAGAAGTATATGCAGGAACTCTCTGAAGACATCGTAGAAATGATTGATGGAGCTTCTCCAGAAGAACGTCAAGTTCTAGAGAAGAAAATGACTAGCCTGACTAATAAGATCGCGCAGTTAAACCTCAATGCTTAATATTAACGGGGTAAGTTGGAGGATATTGCTAGTACCTCCAACTTCCTCTACTCTTGCTAGGAGCGATGGGTCATTAGCTTCTGGTGTTTGTGATAATGATACTAAATGTATCTATATCAATGAGAATCTTAATTCTTCTTTAATGAAGAGAGTGTTATGTCACGAAATAACTCATGCTGCTATGTTCAGTTATGAAACTAATTTAACCGTTGAACAAGAGGAGCTATTAGCGGATCTAATAGCTACTTATGGATAGGAAATAATTTCTAAAACCAATGATATATTTCAACGATTAAAAGCAAATAAAGGGGAAAGACAAGTCCCCTTTATTTTTTTGTTATTCGGGTTTAATTGGTAATTCCAATGCTAATTCATAATATTCTTTAGCTTGACCATTTCCACCTAATCCAGAATATATTCGATAAAACTCACTTAATTGGTCATATTGTTCTTGTGTCATATAACCCTATTTAATATAAGCTTTACAAAGCTAAACCAAACGGAATTTATAAGACGAAATAATTAGCTGCATATGACTTTTCTCAATATCTTTAGTTTCCATGATATATTTTCGAAGTTCTTCGATCTCTTTCTGAATCGGTTCAATACGAGAATCTATGGTTTTTTCTAGCTCAGTGTCTTTACTCTCTTCAAGTAATTTTTTGTAATTCTTTAACTAGCTATGTAAGTATTTACAAAAAGCTAAGGCTCCCGCTGATACTAAGCCGAAAAAAATTTCAACTAAATGTTCAGCAATAAAAGTAAACATAAAATCCTCCTTCCTTAAACCTCTCAAAAAATTTAAGAGTTAAAGAAGGAGGATTATTTTATTTAGACCGCATCCTTACCAAGCGCATTTATTCTTCTTGATATGATGAGTTCCAATACATACAGCATCCGCGATATCCTAGATAACATGAATACCATAATTCTATTCTACATATAATTGAGCATTCTTTTTCTATTCTGCTCTTGTTCGACCCTTAATGCCTAAAGTAGATTTCCAAGACGCGGCGAGAACTGTTGAATGAGGAATCTGGATTTCTTGTAGTAACTCTGATACAACTCCATAAACCTCTGCCAAGACCTTAAAGGTCTAAACATTATTAGCCACATTGTTCTATTGCTAAATATCTTCAAAGATTACTTCGTCGATATTATAATCTGCAACTAAAGTCTAAATACCCTATCGCAACTAAACTAGTCTAATATCAGTATTTGGATCATCTAAAGAAATCTTACCGTAGGACTTTAATTCACCATCTTCAAAGATAGCCCATCCCGTAACCTTTGAGGCTTGGTCAAGGGCTAACAAGCGACTCATTACTTACTTGTAGAACCGAATCCGCCTACGCGCTCGCCTGTCGCAGCATCATCATCGGTTACTCCATAAGTATGAATAATTCCTTGTCCGATCTTATCTCCACGCTTAAGCTGAATAGCAAAAGGAGAAAGATTGATAATCTGGAAGAAGATTTCACCCTCATTATCAGGGTTATCGCAATAATCGGCGTCAATGATACCGATACTATTACCAATAATCAACCAATGCTTAAGAGGGGTAGAACTGCGGGCGCTCAGTTCGAGATACTAACCAGGCTCAAGATGACACTTCATACCAGTAGATACCAGAGGAATCTTGGCTTTAAGCTCCTTAGTAAGAGCCGCCATTTCGTCAAGAGAAAGTGGGTCAATAAAACCATAGAAGTCTTCGTGGCGTTCTTTCTCAAATAAATCATCCTGAATCTTGGTTCTTAGAAAATCATAGGGAGGAATTACAATGTCCTCTGCGACTACAAAATCATAACCTGCGGAATTGGCGGTTGCACGAGTCGGCAGGGGTAGATCAACATCCGCGAAGCGAGAAACTTTTTCAAATTTAACCATTATCCGTATCCTCCATATTGATAGGCATAATCCCTTCAGGGTCTTTCTCATTGTCGATAGTAATAGTAGCAGTCACAAGCTGATACTCTTCAATGATCTCGCCTTTTGCCTTAATATATTTAGTAGCGTACTTAAAGGAAGTTAGCTCGCCAATACAATTCTTATCAAGCCACTTCCGCAGACGAAGAGCATCTTCGACAGTAGGTACGCGATACACATTCGTTGTTTTCAAAGTATATATCATTAAATACCTTCCACTTCAATTTTTTGCTTTGTGTAATTACTTGTAATTAACTGTTGTCTAATTTCTTCTACTACATGGGATGGAGCATCAATCTTTACAGAAAAGATATTAGTTGCATCCGCAAGTAAACCAATATTCTTCGCAAACTCAGAAATATTGGAGTCGATTACTGTCTGCTACTGAGAATCATCTCGGCAGATATAAACACGGGATTCCGCGGAGAATGGATCATAATGAACTACTAATACATCGTTCATACTTCAATCACCCCTTGTGTATAGTCAAACATGGCATACATAGAGCAAGTTTTATCTTGCTGAATCCAGAATTCGACCATGTCATTTTGCACTTCGATGCCTTTTAAAACGCCCAATGTTTTAGCAACATCAATCATTTCAAAAGCCATCTTCTTTACATCATGCTCTTGATTATAGGTATATACAGTGTAGTATCTACCATCTACATTTAACATCATGTAGTATTTAGAGTCATGCTCAGTTAGAAACTGTTCAAGCTTTTCAGTTGCCCTGCGGATTTCAGCCTTCGGCATCTTAGGAAGCTTGTTATAAGCAATCTAGTTCATTTCATATAAGGTCATAGCAATTCTCCTTTTCTTTTATTATAATATCATAAAACTTTAGTTCTGTCAATTAGAATGGCTCCTAAAGAGTTGCCAATAAGTGCCACTATAAAGAAAGGAAACATTTCATAACAGAAAGAACCAGAAGCTATAAAATAACATAGGTCTGCAATACAGTGTTCACCGCCAAAGAGGATAAAACCTGCAACACATAATGGAACCATATATGGAGCAGAATTGCGGAAGCAAGAGACAGCCGTATACATAAACATACCACATACTATTGCTTTTATCATTACTAATCCAAGTGGAAGAGCTAGTTTGGTAGCGACCAAAGGAATGGCCGCAGAGTGCGGGAAGAACAAGAGTAAGCATACTCCAATTAGGTTACCAACGAGAATTGTAGTAATATTTTGCATATCTGCGGGATTCAGATGCACAAAACCTATCGCGCCAGTATATAGCTTAAAGTTCATATTAAGAATAGTTAGGAGTCCTATAGAAAAGAGAAAGGCTCCTACTATTCCACCAACTTGAAGATAAATATAACTAGCTATGGCAATCATCATGCCACCAAAAATAGCGTTAATCAATATCATCATTTTCTAGTTCTAAGTCCTTTATATCATCTTCGTTGTCCGTATCATCATAATACGCTTGACAACAACAATTAGGGTGATAAGGTGGAAGAATTGCTTCATCTACTGGCCATTCGCCTGCGTATTCTGCGCATCCACCATCACAGTCTCCGCCGCTATTCTCGATTATAACAAGTTGACTTAATTTGCCAACTTTATTTTGCATGACTGTATTTTTAATAATCTAGGTTTCATTTCTTAGCAATCTATCATATTTGTCAATTAAATATACCCGCATTGCTTGTTTATCTGTATATGATGCTGCTTTATGCCAGTGGTCAGCGATTCTTTCATTTAAAGTTTTATTGTCTTTATTGTAGGTGAGAGATAATATATCGCTAACTTCAAAATCTTTCGTTCTAGAATAAATCTATTTTAATTCATTTGAAGTAATGCTATAAGTCTAAGTGAGAGAATCGTAGAATAATTGTTGAGTTTTATCTAATAGAGTCTTTGATTCTTCTAAAGTATTGCTATATGCAATAACTTGTTGAACAATTCGATTTAGACTAGATTCTACTCCAGCCTAAATCTTATCATTCATAAGAGCAATTCCCTTTTTAATCAATTCACGCTTTTTCATGGTAAACCTCGCGTAAGTTAATAATGCGCTGATTGCGGCTACCGCGCATAGGCAAGGTAATATCTCGCTCAGCTTGAATATAAGGGCCATCAATCAAGACATCCGCGGTCTTAAGGATTTCCCGCATATTGGTATCAGAAGAATGAAGAAGTTCTTCGTATTTATTACCCGTCCAAATGTAGATTTTAGTATCCGGTAGCTCTTTCTTTACGGTTGTTACAATCAAGCGAGTAAGAAATGAGTTATTCTGGCATAAAGGTTCTCCACCCATGATACATAGATTTCTATGTATCCCATTAGCTTGCAATCCAGTAATGATTGATTGTAAAGTATCTTGTGTAAACTCTCTTCCGCCATCAAAATCCCAAGTCTCAGGATTGTGGCACCCCTCACAATGGAAGGGGCACCCCTGAGTAAAGAATGATAGACACACACCAGGTGCTGAAGAAAAATCATTATAAATAATTCCTGCGTAACGAATAGGTCATTCCTCCAATCGACCAGCGTGTTTTACTCTGTCATTTGCTTCTGCAATTTTACCTGCATTAAATGCAGTCGTATAGTTACCAGTTAGATAACCAGTCACTCGTCTAAGCTGCTGGATATGATGGCTTCCACAAACAGGGCAGTGATCATTAAATTCGTCCATGAAACCACATTCAAGACAAGTATCATTAGGAACATTGATAGCAAAGTAAGGAATGTCATGTTCCATAGCATAATGCACTAGAATTTCCAAAGCATCAATGTTATTTTTGACACCGCTATCAAGTTCGACATAAGTGATGCAACCAGCAGAAGAATACCCAGTTAACTGGCTTTCAATATCAATCTTATCGAACGGAGACATTTCTTTCCAGACTGGAACATGAATAGAGTTAGTAAAGTAATCTCTGTCACTCACATTAGGAATCTCTCCATACTTCTCTTTGAATTTTGTCATAGCGGTATAGCAAAGATTCTCAGCAGGTGTATAATATACACCAAAGTTTAACTTATACTGTTCTTTAAACTCTGCACATCTATCCTTGAAGAGCTGTTCAATTCGTTTCGCTAGTTCCATACCTTCTGGAGTAGTATGGTCTTGACCGATAAGGATTTGCAGAGTCTCAGCTAGACCGATCTGACCAACAGCAAGAGTACCATGTCTAAGAGCACTACGAGTAGTCTTACCATCATATCCTGCCATTAAGCCGTTCTCATACATGAATTTAGCGGATGCCGCGGGTTGAGAGCAGATATAATCAAAGCGTTCAATCAGCATATCTTTTGCTTCATGGATCTTCTGGTCAAGTTTATAAAGGAATCTGTCAATTAAAATTTGTCTATCATTAAAAGAATAATGGCCTTTTACATCTGCATCAAAGTTAATCTTACACTCCATAGCTAAAGTAGGCATAATAATAGTTACGGGGCAAATATTACCACGACCATCTTTTGTTTGACCCATACCGTTGATATCCCAACCATTTGCGGTGCGGCAGCCCATAGTAGAGAAATAGGTCTTGGGGTCATTGATGTCATATCCCGCATTACCAGACCAATCAACATTAGCATAGTTGGGATAAAGTCTAGTTGCAGTAGATCTTAGAGCCAGTCTAAACAGATCATAGTTTGGATCACCGGGCTTTTGATTGACGCCTTTCATGCACTGGAAGATACCACATGGGAAGATAGAAGTCTTATGTAATCTACCAAGTCCCTCAATAGAAACATCAAGCAATGCTTTCGTGACCATTCTACCTTCTGGCAACGTACAAGTACCATAGTTGATAGAAGTAAAAGGTAATTGATTACCAGAGCGAGACTGGAGAGTATTGAGGTTATGATACATACCCTCTACCGCTTGATGCACTTCTTTAACAGTCATATCAAGAGCATATTGATATGCTTTATTATAAATCATATATTCATTATCTTCAATTCCAGCAGTATCTGGGATATGGTCAAAAAGCTCTTTATCGGAGATATTCTCAATATACTTTAAACCTTCAATATAGTGTTTTCTAAAACTTTTTCTTACATAAGGAACCATAGTCCAGTCAAGATGGGTAGCACTTACTCCGCCGAATTGCTGAAGAGATTGAAGCTGAAAAATAACAGCAACTAACTGGAATGCAGTATTCACAGAACCTGCGGGTCGCACGTCGGTTTGTCTAGTATTGAAACCTTTTGCAAGTAAATCATCAAAAGGAATGGAAAGACAGTTGTGCATACCAACTGCATAAGCAGATAGGTCATGGATATAAATTTCATTGTTCTCGTGATTGCGGCGAGCCATATCAGAGACGCAGTAATCTAGAGCGTATCTCTTCATTTGCAAGTCAGAACCTGCGCCAACTCGACCACCGAATGACATTTCATCGACATTAGCGTTCTAATTCTCAATGGCTGTGCCGTTAATCTTCTCAGAGAAAGCCTTAATAAAATCGTCTCTGCCAGAGCGCGCAACTTCTCGCTTATAGCGATAACGAATGTAGGTTTTAGCCACGTCCTTGCGTTCAGACCGCATGAGGAAGTCTTCAACCATGTCTTGAATTTCCTCAACAGAGATAATTTTATCTGCGGTTTTTGCACTATACTTAATTTCATCAGCAATATCATTTGCTGTATCTTCTTCATATAAAGTCCCATCAACTTCGATAAAAGCCTTATTGATGGCATTCACTATTCTTTGCTTATCAAATGGTACAAGGATACCATTTCTCTTTTTCACTTGTAGCAATCAAAACACTCCCTTGTATTATTTTTATGAACGGATACTATATCTGGTGTTTTTGATAAGCAAATTTAACAAAATTGCCCAGTTATAAGATCGACAGCACGAAGTAAATCGCCTGCATCTTGATTTTTAATTACTTGATAATCAATATCCTCTAAATCTTCAAAATCTTGTTCATCTGTCGAGAATCGTCTAATAATCTCCTTAATATCAGGATTCTCTTCTCTATTCAACTGCCTGATTAGACGTTCTTTATCGCTAGTCTGCACATAATAGGCAGTTAAGTCTACGAGTTTATCTTCCATAAGACATCTAATACCTTGAGGGTTAAAGACGCCCACATTGATTTTATCTTTCGATAAACTAGATAAAGCAGTTCCATAATGCCAATCATTAAATTCAGTTGCTTCTAGCATATCGCCATTAAGGACTTTCTCTGTGAATTGATCAATTGTCAAGAAGTGATAGTTTACTCCCTCTTGTTCTCCTTCGCGAGGAGGACGAGTAGTACAGCTCACAATCTCATTAAATTTATCAGGATCTACTTTAACGAGAGCGCGAAGGATTGTATCCTTCCCGCTCCCGGCTTTACCAAACAAAGCGATGACTTTGACTTTATTCATCTTCTTCTTCCTCCCCAGTTGCTCTCTCGCTTCTTAAAACAAGAGACCCATCAGCAGTCACTTCATCAATATGATATAACTGGTGACCATTAGAACTTGCATACTTCTTAGTTACAAATTCATCGCCTCTACGGATACCTTGCACCATAATCATATTTCCACGATTGAACCAAGACTTCTCAATGACGGTTTTAGTTCCATCACTATTCTTGCGGAAGGTCTGCTTATCGAACAAAGCGAAATACTCCTGTCTGAACTTAACAGATACTACACCTGTTGTTGTGAGTAGATACACAACACTCTTAGTCTTATTTTTTGCAATACAAGTTCCGCAAATTCTATTGAGCTTATAGATTGGAATAATAGATGCGCCTTTCTTGAAAGTCTTTTCAATAATTGGCTCTTCAGGTAGAGAGAAGAAGTCTACTAAACCATACTTCTGCGTATTTACCTCGCTCAATTCATGGTCATGGTAATAAAAGCAAAGAACTTCCATTTCCCAAGAAGAAATGTTACCTTTGGCATACTTCTCCCAATCTTGCATGAAGATTCGAGTATTCAGTTCATCAAGAATACTATCTTTATTTTCTTTAATCCAATCTCTGAATATATCCATTTCCTTTTGATAGAAGTTATCCCAATCTTTTACATTAAAGAGGAACATATCGTTCTCGTTCACGATATTCTTCTCAATGCCCCCGACTTGCGTGCTAAGCTCATAAATGAAGTCAACTGCTCGTTCATCCAACTTATAATAAGTCCCATCATACTTACATTCTGCTTTTAGATACCGATTGAACTCATAGATTCGGCGTGCAAGAACTTGCCCTTCTGTATTTTCGGGCAAAAGACCATAGCGGATAAGACCTGGCATATTCTGTAGAGTTAAACGCTTTTTTCTATCACAAGTCATCCACAAATATTGTACCATAGCTTCTTTACGATCACAGAATTGATCAAAAGCACCACCCTTAATAAGAGCAATCATAGCTTGCTTATTAGGTGTTACTCTATAATAAAAATCAACCATAGATACATATGGACGTTTTGCGATAATCTCTTTAATCAAATCATTGTTGACATTAGTTAAACCCTTTAGACCAAACAAGATTTGATTGTTCTCTACATCGGGCTTAAATCCAAGGGCAGAATGGTTAATATCAACGAGAGATACCTTAATACCTTTATTACGAATTTCACCAATAGCCTTTGCCAACTTTGTATAGTCAGATTGCTCGCCCTCATCTTCATCAATAGCACCGCTATTAACGATTAAGTACGCAGTATTCCAATACACAGGATTGAAATGTGTAGCAAGATAAAGAGTCTGCATACCAACGAAACTATAAGCAAGAGCATGGATTACAGAGAATGAATAACCCATCTGCGGGCCGAGGCCAAACTTCCAGACATATTTACCTAATGTCTCTGACTTTGCAGTATCCAAAACCTTTTGGTGAAGTTCTGGAATCTTATTCATCTGCTTCTTACCAACAATCTTTCTTGCGGCGTTTGCTTCAGCCAGACTAAAGTTGCAAATATCGGGGTCCCGCAGCATCTTCATTAACTGCTCCTGAGAAGGAGGCACACCATAAGATGATAAGAAATAAGGTTCCAAAGTCTTCTGCTCTTGTTTCGTCAGACCATTATTATCCATCTCTTGATACCACAAAGAAATGTTATTCTTATATCTGACATACTTTTCCATCGGAGTTTCTGCGCCCGGCTCAGAAGCCATAAGACGCATTAGACCATTGGCGTCCGCCATTTCAAGAGGATTATGTGGACGGATTTTCTTAGCTGCTTGTGCGCCTACCGCACTATCAAACTGGAAACAACCGATTACATCACCATTTGCCAGAGCAGTCCACATAGCTTCATCATCCTGCGGAAGAACAGATGGATGCAGATATTTATTATAAACCTCTCTAAGAGTTAAGTCTTTCTCAATAACTCCATCAGCTTGAAGAAGCTCAATAGTCTGAATGATAATATCCTGCACGCTTGTTAACAGGAAGTCATATTTCACAGAACCAGCGGCTTCCTGGTCATGTAGATCCCACTGGGTAATCAATGCGCCCTTTGGAGTACGCATGACTGCGGCAGAATCATAGATATTTTCATCAAAGAGAATAACGCCAGATGCGTGGCTACTTCTCTTATTCACCATACCTTGAATACGAACAATGATGTCTAAGAGTCCATCATACTGCGAAACCGCAGTCACAAATGCTTTAACAGGCTTTCTGCCTTTCTCTTGATTACCATTGACAACATCTTCAATCGGCCATAAAAAACCGCGCTCTTGAGGAATCAAAGAACTCAGATACTGTGCTTCATCAACATCAATACCATCGGGATATTCCTCAGAACGATAACCTCTACATGCAGTCAAGATTGCAGATTTCGTACCTTCTGTACCAAAAGTGCAAACCTGGACTAGACCAAGTTCTCCTCTTTCCTTGCGAATTTCGGCAAAAATCTTCTGAATTTTAGACGGTGCCAAGTCAAGATCGATATCACCTAACTCAACACGTTCATCGTTAATGTAACGCCAGAAAGGTAAGTCCCACTCGATAGGATCAAGCTGAGTAATACCAAGGAGATAATGATTCAAAGCTGCACACGCAGAACCACGACCTGCACCGACCGTACTGCCGCAATCCCAGAATAAATCTACATAGTGTTTCAATGTATTAGGATATGCAAACATACAAGTCTGCAACTTTTCACCAATAACTCTCTTTACTCTTGCTTCTTCTTCAAGTCTTTCCCAATACTCTTTCTTGTGGATAAGACCTTTTTCTTGCATCGCAATGATACACTCTTGAATCCAATACTTCTCTTGTTCATTATCGGATTCAATCAAAGAAGTTAGTACCTTATAGTCGTCACGGAAAGTATCCATCATATCCTTTGGAACTCGTGACCAATCATACTTGTTATAATGAGTTACTTCTACTTCTGGAATAGACTGATGCTTCTCAAGAGAGTAAAACTCAATCTTATCCTTGATTTCATTGGAATTGTCGTAGATCCAATAAATTGTATTTAAGTCGTAGCTAGACAAAAGTAAATCTGTTGCCTCTTGCTCAGACATAAGATAAGTAAACTCATAAAATGAATCAACTTCTCTCTCTCCACCTTTGGAATTAAGATAGGATTTATGCACATATCTATCTTCCTTAGTGAGATAGTGAGCGTCAGTGCCAACACACATCTTTACATCAAATGCTTTAGCGATACTAAGCATTCTCTTATTTGCAATAATCTGCTCCTCGTTATTCGCTGGCGCACACTCTATATAAAAATCATCTTTACCAAAGACATCAATACCGAACTCCATAAAGTCGATAATCTGCTCATGATAACGACGCGCATTATTTTCATCGTTAGCTTTTTCGCAAGCATCAAGGTTTAGAACAGATTGTCCCAATTCTCCACCGATACAAGCGGTTGTACCAATAATATCTCCCTTAAATCTCTGCATAACTTCTTTAAGTTCAGATTTGAGGAGCGGCACTCTTTCCATTCGACGGTCATAATAACCATTTGTCCATGCAATAGAGGACAACTCTTTCAGACCTCTATAGCCATGTTCATTCTTTGCGAGAAGAATAAAGTGATAATACTTCTGACCCATTTCTCGCGTATCGGTCAGATAGATTTCGTTACCCAATGCAATAGTAAACTCAGGATGAGTTTCCTGAAGCTTTTTTGCATACTTATTGACTCTCATATGGGCACTCAACGACTCGTGGTCTGTGATTGCGATTCCTGTCAATCCAAGCTCGATAGCTTTATCAATCAACTCTTCCGGGTGATTTATACAGTCGAGAAGACGGAGATTACTATATTCTGTATGAGCATGATTGTTGAAATAACTCATAAACTGTCTCCTTTACCTTTTATATAAATATTATAGCATAATTAAATACAAAAAGCAAGTTATCAATCTTTTAGTACCAAGGTTAATTTCTGCGAAGCCCTTGTCACAGCCGTGTATAGCCATCTTGCATGGTCTGCTCTTTTAAGCACCTCTTCAAGCACTAATACTTTATCATACTCACTACCTTGACTCTTATGAACGGTAATGCAGTAACCATAATCAAATTGCTCTGGTCGCAACTGCTTAGGAAACATTCGGAAGTTTTCCTTGTTTACAGTTGCTTCTTTTGTGGTGATAAGCTTATAGTCCATCAAGAGTTCATGGAATACCTGATCACGAGGATCGGTTTCGTCAATGGTCTCTGGTGCGAAATCAATGATGCACATGGGATTAAGCCATGGATTAGGGTAAGTAGCAATCTCTTCGATTGTGCCGATGGTTCCATTAACAAGAGCATCACCTGTGGCAGTAATCTTATCCCAGTTATTCTTAAGACAAATAACCTTATCTCCAACAATAGGAGCAGGAATATCTTCGCCATATCGCATATTACGGTAATAATTATTCATAGTATGACGAGTGATATTCTTACCACAAAGAATTTGATCAGCCCATGTGAACATACCATCACAAAGATCTCTCTGTCGAACGACGTTAATTTCTGAACCCTTGTAAGGTTTAATAATCTTACCAACACGAATGTCTGCGGACAGGCGGATAATCTCACTTTCTGCGGCCTGACGCATAATTTCGTCAAGGAAGATATGCGGATGGTCGAGGATGCCATTCTCCTCGCCAATAGGAGGCAACTGACCTGGGTCGCCACAAGCAATCACATAAACATTATGTGATAGCAGTAGCTCCCACATCTGTTTTGGCAGCATAGATACCTCATCTACCACGACAATGTCGCAATCAGAGTTGAGTGACTCTCTTGGAATATGAATAAAGCTGCCATCAGCTCGCTGTAAGGATTTATAGAGCAGTCGGTGTGCAGTCATCGCAGTTGGACAACCTTTATTTCTTAGCACCTGTGCGGCTTTGCCAGTATAAGCAATATAGGCTACTCGTTCAGGGTTGATATCTAGAGCAGAAATAATGAACTTAATAAGTGTTGATTTACCAGTACCGGCGTATCCAGCAATCACAGTATAGGGTTCATTTTGGTGATATCGCTCTACTGCGATTCTCAATCCTTCCTCTTGTTTACGTGTTAGTTCCATTTTCCTTCTCCTTAATCGCTGCATCTACTTTAGCTTTTAAATCATACAAATCTTCCAATCTCACATCATAGAGCAGTCTAGTATTCATCGGTAGTGTAATTAAATCTCCATTTAGCTTATAGGAGAGTTGTTCATGCAGCGAAGCTACTTCTTCAACATTCATGCTAGTCATATCTACATACAAAATATTCATACCACTTTTCCTTTCCAAAAATAGTAAACCCTATTTTAGTTTCGGCGAACGGCCGTCTAGGTTCCGGCCAGTTCGTCGATTCTTTACTTTAACTTATGAAGTAATTATATGCAGCAATAGCATTTTGCTGTCGCGTATAATAGCTCCCAGAACCGCACCTCTCATAGCATTTAGCAAATGCCAGAGCAGCGCTTTTAATGTCGGTTAAATCTAAGAAACTATTGTAATCAAAGTTTCTCTTATAAACATAACCGAATGTATCGAACTCGTACTCAATAGTATCTCGCAGATAGTCGCATTGCTCTTCTAACGAGGCTCCCCATACATTTGAGTAGGCTTTATTCCATTGACATATACCATAATATCCGTTACCAGAAATCGTGGCTTGAATGTCTAATGTGTTACCTCCAGTTTCAGCCATTATATTACCAAGAATGCCAGCACAAACTTGGTTACTGTAGCCCAGATCTTTGAAGTAGGTCCATATATAAGTAGCTGTTGGGTACTCTTCTTCCTTTTGATGCCAATGTTCCATGAGTTGGTCATATACGCTTTGATATTTCATTCTCAAAGCATTTGCATCAGCGTGTTCTTGTTTTGCTAATACAATGACGTCATGGTCTTCACTATAGCCTAGCTATCTAGCAGCTTCAGCCATTTGATGTGCGGCGTTCATATTCGAGATTTGTTCCGCAATAAGCTCAACCAATGTATCCATATCATCAAGAGTATAACTAACAGTTTCGTTATACGGCACGGAATAGGCTTGAGTAGTGACCACTAGGCCATAGCCACATCCGCATAAAGACAATATAATGATTAAACTTGTGATAACTTTAATAAAACGACTCATTTGATTGTTCCTCCTTTAGTAAGAGGTCGCGCAATCATTAAAAATAATATTCCTGACGATTTATAATCTCATAATTCTAGATAATAAGTTGTGGTGTTACACTATTGAAGTATTTATTTACTTCGGCCTTACCCACAAGATTAATAGTCACGCAACCGTTTTCGCTGAACAAACTATCCAGCTCTTCTTCGCTTGATTTAAACTTGATGCAAGTAACTCCGTTGGGTAATTGGATCTTCAACGTGGGGTTCCTATCTCTTGCCATGAGTGTAATCATGTCTTTTGTTACTGCAACATTTTCCACCGCGATAAGTGGTTCATCAACATTTTGACCCCAAAGATTTTTCATGTTACCTAGTTCAAGAATTTCTTTAGGATTAAAGTTGTTTACGGAATGAATAAAATCCACTTTATAACTTGGTGAAAATTCTATATCCTTGAGTGCATTATCGGCATATTCGAGAAAGGCATCAAAATTCTCGTCTAAAATACCGAAACCAAATGCATTAGGATGACCTTCAGCGAGATAAACTAAACCACTATCTCGACAAAAGCCTCTAAAATCATTTAGTTTAGATTTCTCATATCCACGTGCCGAACCGCTCCAAGCGATTTTTCCATCTTCTTCTACTTCCACTAACAATGCCACAGGCCGCTGATATTCTGCCATAAGTTTGTTAGCAATTAAACCAGTGATACCTCTATCAAAAGAGGGATGTTCTAATTTAATTAACAAAATCTTATGATCGAGAAGTTTATTATCCTCGATAATTGCTTTAACCTGTTCAACTGCGGCGTCCTGATTTCTTGTTTGCCGATTCTTGACATTAGTGCAAGTCCGCAAACTTTGTTCCAGCCTTGTCTCTTGCTGACCAGAGCATCCTCTCTTAGTTGAAGGAACTAAATCAAAGGCTTTCCAGTTAAGCATCGACTCAAATAATAGAGTCTTTTCAGCCATCGTTCCAACTCTTGTAATTGAGTTAATAAGTGGTACAATGTAGAAAGCCACCCCGATAGGAGTAGGGTGATCGCCTAACTGATAATGATTCTTTTCCGCCATACCTTTGATAAATGGATTTTGAATTTGATTTAATCCAGTCTGAACTAGATAGTGTGTTTCAAAATCTCTTAAATCCATCATATCTCCAACTAAGCCAATAGCTACTATATCCAAGAATTGATCCGCTTTCTGTTGATCTGCGGGAAGCAGAGAATCAATAAACTGACATAGCTTATAAACTACACCAACACCGGAAAGCGACTTAGTAGGATAATCACAAAGCTGATTATTTACGACACAGGCATATTCTGAAATTCTCTCAGCCTAATGGTGATCCAATACAAGAACTTCGATACCTTTATCATGAAGAGCCTTGTGAATATCGTAGTCATTAGAACTTGAATCTGGCGCAATGACCAATGATGTCTCTGGTGGAATCAACTCAGGGTTAATACCATGAATCTTGCCATCGTGGAAACTATATGAAATATGTGATATAGCAGATGGAAATACGGCATGGATATAATTCAATAATAACGCTGCTGAAGTATATCCATCGCAATCGCTATCTACTTGCACATGAATATGAAAACTATCTTTACTAAGTTGATTAAAAATCATCTTAGCTGCACTCTCAATATTTTTGAGTAAAAGGGGTGATAAATTATCTGATTCTGATACATTAAGATAATGGTCAATATCTTCAAATTTAATCCCTCTATTTGTCAACACCTGTTCAATAGCGGAGTAGCCGTCATGAATAGGCTTAATCAGCTAATAATCCATGATTTACCTCCTTAACCTTTTGGAATAATTCGTTCGGCTAATAACTTCTCAAAAACTTGCGGCCCTTGATCAATAGGACTAGCTTTATAAGGGGAAATCATAGCTTTATCGAATATAGCTGTTACTCTTATAGAGTTATTATATTTATTATAAAAATGAATAAGTTTAGCTTTTAATCGCTTAAACTCATCATCGCTAATTTCTTGGAACTGTCTATCAAGAGCAATCACAATTTCTCTCGCGCCAACTTGTTTCAACAAATCAACCTGATAGCTCGATAAGCTACTTCCGCAAATAGCAACAGAAATATCATTCTCATGCCCATAGTATGATTGATACATCAAACAAGACTTTTCGCTCTCAAAAATAATCGCCGCGTGGATTTTAGCGATATTATCTTTGCTATTGTTTAAGTTATACAGATTCATACTTAATGGATGATTGTATAATTGCTTACCAATCAATAGAGGTCTATATTTACCATATCTCTCAGCTTCATCTGCCGCTAAAGAGCGACCTCTAATACCAATCAAACGATTATCAATATCAAAATGCGGAATTGTGATTTGCTCGCCGCCTGGATAGTAGCCAATAAGATTCTTTTTACTCACTTCATCACTAATTCCCTCTTGTTCCCACCGAGAGATTCGTGGATAAGCAAAGCGAGTAAGAATAACTGGATCATATTCTTTTAGCTGAACAGTAGGTTTCTTTTCTGGAAGCCGCAGGTTGTGTTTCTTGAATATGTCCCAGTCTTTTAACTCCGATTGTTCCTCTTGTTTTTCGATACCATCAAAACCAAAGTACGATGCTATATAATCCATAGCATCGTACATTTCCCATTTCAGTTGCTTTTGATTTTTCATTACCTTGATACATAGATCAAAGATATCAAAAGTAGGATCAATACAGCCAGTATAGCATCTAAACAATCGAGTATTAGTGTAATAATAAAGCTTGCGGGAACCTTCGCCAGGTAGATTGTGACAAATGGTTTGGGAGATAAGCCCTCCATCTGTGTACTCAGGCTCGCCTCCCCAAGCTTCTACCAAGTCATAAATCTGCTCTAGTTCTAGTTTCTCCTTTAGCTCGTCTTTATCATAATAACGAGACATTACTCAATAATAACGAGATGAGTTACCGTACCACGTAGATCATAACTCTCATTGATGATACCCATTACATACTGATAAGGGTTCTTTTTTGCTTCATCATCCTTACGAGTAGAAAGGATACCATCAAACTGCTTCTTAGTAATCTGATAATCAATAGCCTTAGAGTTCTTCATATTATCTTCTCCTTAATTATTATCCCATGCGCTGGGTCCATCATCTACAATAACCTTAATATCTTCAATACCAACCATTTCATGATGCCAAGTGGTACAAAACTGAGGATGAATGCGACAAGTACCTAAATCCGCGGTACACCATAAGAACACGCCCTTATAAGAGCCTCGTCTGTTCTTATAGACAGAGAGTTTAATGTTCGGTCTTTGAAGATTGGGGTTTGCTTCAAGAATTGGTTCTAGCTTTGCTAAATCTTCTTCTGAAACACCTAATAAAATCATACCTACATCAGCTCGGTCGGCAATACTCTTAGCACCACGTAGTAAGTTCTGGTCAGGAGTTTCGCTATCTTTATAATCACCATTCAGCTGAGTTGCTGACATGATAAAAATACCATATTTATTTGCCAAATCTTTCAGTCTTGCGGAAAGCATAAACAAGATATTATCCTCTCTCAAGCGGATACCGCCCGTCTTCTTGGTAATTTCCTCCAAGATTTTCAAAGAGGTCTGAATATAGTCGAACAAGACATACTTAACATCATGTTCTCGAATATTCTTCTTAATCTTATTCTCAACATCTTGCAAAGAGAAATCTGGTAATTCCTCAATCCAGATAGGGCTATCTTTAATAATCTTCGCCGCCTCTACGACTCGCTCGCGTTCTCCCTCAAGATACTGACCGTTAAGAATATGCTCCTCATTTACGCAAGAAAGAAAAGCCAACATCATTGTTTGAACTTCACCTTTATCTTGCTCTGTGGCAATAAAGAGTGTTGGTTGAGACGCGCCATTCTTAATCCAACCAAACTGTTCATGGTAGATACGATTACACGCAAAATTGCAGGCATCCGCAATCATACTTCTCGTTTTACCGATACCAGTAGCTGCGGACCGCAAGTAATATTTCCGCAATCTTGCTCCTCTTGTTACCGTATTGATAAGCGGTCCATAGAGAGGAATACCGACTTCTGGATGCTTCTCAAGGTCTTCGATTAACTCCATGATGCCATCACCTGCTTGATACCCAAGACCTAAATCATCTTCAATATACTTACTCTTGATTTCATCAATCTTGGTATCAATCGTATTTGCAATATCAATTAGTGAAGTTGCATCTAACCAATCCTCTTGTTGCTGACGCTTCTTAGTATCAAGAAGATTATCTGCGTCATACAATCCACTTACATCCACTCCATAACTATCATAAGCTCTTAACAAAGTGAACTTTTTCAATCTACCATAGTAATAGTTAAAAGTGTCTTGTCGAGCATTTTGAGAAGCTTCTAATAGATACTCAACACCTTTATTCTTCTTAAAGATTGCATCAAACTTAGGTCTATTGGCTAGATAGTCAATAATAGCGTCGATATTAACCTGACTACCTGTCAGATGAATATTATACATACTACCGAATACAATCTTGTGGAAATCTTCTACGAAATCCTCTTCGTGGATCATATACTTGTCTGTGTCATCGAGAATCGCGGCATTATTGAAGACACAACCGATAATCTGTGTGATAGCAGCAGTATCAACATAACTACTATTCATGTATCTTCCTCTCCTTCGTCTAAGAATGTAAATAATTGCCGCGTATGCTTCATTGGCTCTCTCTTAGGAGGAACAATGTGAATCTCCCGCACAGGCAAATTATACTTCTGAATTTCTACTCCCTTATTGCGCTCTTGAGCTTCCCATAAAGCTCTCCAATAGTCAAATGCTTTATCATATACCCAAGGAATAATACCGATACCACCGTTAGCTTTTTCGATCGGATTACCCTTAACTTCAAAGAAAAATTTTAGCGTTTTTCTCATTCCAGAATAGCTATAATTTTTTTCTTTTCTAAAGGTATCCATCTGTTTCCTAATTTTGACTGGAATAGTGCTAACTCCAAATAATTCCTTGATATATTCTTCTAATTCACGCTTGTCTTTTTCTTCTTGAGTTTGATTTTCTTCTTCTGTCCTCGCACAAGCTACATGAGCATATCGTCTTGCGTTTGGTTTTACGAAAGGCTCGGTATTAGCATCAAACATCTGGCCGCAGTATAAGCACTTTACCATATGTTTTGCCATAATCATTACGCTCCTTTCTTTACATTTTCTATAACTATTATACCATAATTATAATAAAAAATCAAAAGGAGAGTATTCATACAAGAATACTCTCCTTTAATCTTAGCCCTTAATTAGAAGCTCCAAGTCATGAACAATAAGGTCGATTTGTTCAGCTTGCTCAGGAGTACATTCTCCGACTTTCTTTCCCCTACCAAGATACTTATCAACAATAGCGGTAATCTTACCGGCATTAGACTGATTAGCAGACATCAATTCGCCAACCAATTCTTGGAAACGAGCATTTAGTCGGTCAAAATCATAAGTTACATCTTCTGTAACTACCTGAGTAGCTTCATTAGAAATAAACTTACCACCAGTTTCCTCTGCCTGTTTGTCGATAGCTTCCGCAATTGCGCTTACCAGATTATCATAGGTAAACTCAATAGAGTTCGGGATATACTTGAAACGAGAACCCGCTACATAACGAGGAGTACCTCTCATGAAGAGACGAGTCTGAACGCCCTCGTCACTATTTACGGAAGTAGAATAACCGATGATGTCGCAAGTTCTTTCGCAAATCAGACGACCTCTCTTATCAAGAGTAGGAACGATTTGGTTATACTCGTTACCCTCTTCATCCTTAAATACCTTATCAGTAGAGTGGGAAATCAAAATCAGACCATAATTCAACTGAAGAATCTTGCGGATCGCCTCGTCAAATTCGGTACCAACCATGGAATAGCCCTTACCATAGGGTAGATCCGCGATGGTATCAACACCTTCACGATTGCAGACATACTTCTCGCAATAGCTGTAAGCAATATCTGCGGTGTCAATAACAATGGTCTGGAACTTTTCCTGTACTTCTGGAGTTTTCAGCTCTGTAAAGAGCTTCTTAAATTCGCCCCAGCTATTGATAGGCTGGGCATATACACCAGGCAACGCGTTATAACCCTTCTCAAAAGCGAGAAGAAGCGCGCCGGGAAATTTACTGGCAATCGTAGTCTTACCAGACTTAGGAGTGCCATAGAATAAAACTGAATATCCTCTTAAATCTCTTGATACTTCATGTGGTTTAAGGTCAAGCAAACTCATAATTATCTTTCTCCTTTAATTATTTTATTTATAATGAGGAAATAAAAGGGGTAGATAGCTACCCCTTATTTAATTAGAAGTTGTAGTCGCCCTTTGCGGGAGCCGCAGTTGCTTTAGAAGCACCGGCCGCAGCCGCGTTACCACGAGAAGCCTGATACTCGTCCTGACGCTTCTTAATCTCAGCAAGATGAACCTCACGAGCGGTCATCATCTCACCCAGTTCAGAAGCCAACAAAGTATCTTCGCTATCCCACTCATAAGTCTCAGGCTGTGCCCAGTTAATCACAAAGTCACGCTGAGAAGTACGAGTTTCCTTTACAACAGCTTCACCAAATGCGCTCTCTTCCTCGGTCTTGCGTACAATAGTTTTGGATACCTGAATACCCTGAACTCTAGTGAAGACAGGAGAACTAGAAGAAGCGCCGAGATTTTCGAAATAATCGAGAGCCTTAGCAGGAGCATATGGCTCATAAACGCTAAACTCAACAGGAAGCAGAGCATTGCGGAAGTCAAACACGCAACCCTTAACAATTACCTTTTCGGGAGTTTCCTTCTCTTCATCGGCCTCAACACGACGGACATTAGTAATCACCATATCAGTGTTGAAAGTTGCACGACTCTTAGGCTCACACAGTTCCTGTACCTGATGTACGAAGCCTCCCTCGTTACGACGGACAGACACCAGATTACCATCCTTATCATACCACTCATTTAGACCAATGGCAGTATCAATACGGACCTTACCTGCGTTCTCTTTGCCGTGTTCCATTACAGAACCAATCTTGCCATCAATGATAGATTGCAGAACATTAAAGGTGTTATTAGACTTGCCCTTAGCGGTCACCGCAGTTACATAAGTGAAATGCACCTGCACAACATTGAGCATCTCGTCATCAGTTGCCACGCTAAGAGTACCACTAATAAACTCAGTACCGGGATTCTTAGAATTAGGACCGCTCTCTTTCATTTCCAGCTTGTGCTCGTAAACATAACCTTCGACATGGGATTCATTCTTCATTTTCTTACTCATTGTTCAAATTCTCCTTATAAGCGTTAATATCAAAATTTTTGCCCTTTTCCGTCAAGCTATAAATGACAGGATTCTGGCCATATTTATCTACAAACCCATCAGATACGAGTTTTCGAATAGCTCCCGATACTTTGCGAGATGAAATAACCATTCCATCTGCGATATCTTTTGCTTTCAAATTCGTAGTATCGCAAGTCTGTAAATACTCAAGGATTGAAAGTCCACTTTCTGTGAACATGGGTTTCTCCATACCTTGCTGAGCAAGGAGGAGATTATAGACATCTTGTACTTCATCGGGAAGTACAACTGGCTCCTTGCAATTCTGCACTAGCCAGTCGAAGTAATCAGTAAATGCTTTGTACTTATTATTCATTTAATCCATTTCCTTACCTTTTATACATATATAATAACATAAAATTAAAGAAAAATCAACTGACCCTATCATACCGCCAAAATTGATATTTGATGTCGTTATATGAGGCCATTGAGTCTTCCTCAATAGCATTCCATTCTTTTGATTCATCGAGATTAGGGAAAAAGGTATCAATATTATCATGGCTTGCATAGATTTTTGTTACATAAACTCTATCACAATAGGGGAGAAGAGCATTGTAAATCTGTCCTCCGCCAATAACAAAAATATCCATATCGCAAGCCTTAATGTAATCAAGAGTTCCCTCTAATGGCATTGCAACAGTTAGATCTCCAAGAATAGAAATCACTCCATTTGAAACCATTGAATTAGAAACAATAATATTGATGCGGTCTGGAAGTCTTGGAAGAGTTTCCTTCTTAGGAAGACTCTCCCATGTATTGCGTCCCATTACTACAACATTATATTGGGTCAGCTCTTTAAAATGTTTTAGATCAGCGGGGATATGTTCTAATAGTTGACCTTGATAACCAATACCCCAATTCTCGTCTACCGCAACAATAGCAGAAATCATATGCCCAACTCCAACTTTAACTGCGGTTTCATGGGAGAGTAATTCTCCATCGTAAAATCATCAATGGTCATGTCATAGAAATTAGTTTTCTTAGGATTTAGATGTAATACAGGATTCTTGCACGCATCGTCGCCAAAGAACATACTATTGAAGAATCTCGAAATCATTTCATGTGCAGCATCCATATGACGGTCATAAATCTGTTCATTAGCCACTACATGACTAAATACTCCAGGTTTATAACCAGTATGACGAGCAATCATCATCAAGAGCGCTGCATACTGGATTTCATTGATACCACCGGGACCAGAAGCGGTAAGCATATCGCCGCTACGCTGAACCAGCATCATATCAAGATATTCTCCACGAACATTCCAGATGGTTAGAAACGCACAAGGTGCCAATCCCGCGGTTTCATGGAGATCAGCCTCCTGCCATAAAGAAACTACCTTGCGGCGACCATATGGATCATTTTCAATATCCTTAATCAAATTATTGATTAAATCATATCGACTTACTGTTGCTCCATAACGTTGACCGATCGTGCCATCGCCAATATCCCAGTCACCCCACCAATTAACACCCATTTCTTCCATCTTAGCGATTTCATTCGTGGGTTTTTGATAGATAGTGAAGATTTCCTTGATACCAGTCTTCCAAGCCATCGGCCGTAGGGTACAAATAGGAAATTCTCCTTTGGATAAATCATAAGTGCGGAAATTATGATTTACAGAGAGAGTATGCGCGGGAGCGCCATCGGCGTAATGTGGTCTTGGGTTAATGTCCTTATATCCATTATCAAGAATAAGGTTGATTGTTTCAACCATATAATTATCTGCTTTATTCATTCAGTTATCGTCTCCCACAGTATTTGTGTATCCTACAATGTTAAATTGATCGAGCCAGCTATCTAGTTCATCAATAACAGCAATACATTTCATACCTCTCGCTTTTGTTAGAAAATATCCATAGCTAATAAATCCTAAATTTTGCGGTAGATTACGCTCTTTTGTTAACTCTAAGAACTTTTTAACCATCAGTTGAGGATGTTGAGTAACAAAGAGCACCATCTTATCAGGATATTTATATGCTAAATCATTTGCATAGCGCATTAAGCTAGTTGTCTTGCCTGCGCCACGATTCGCAATCACTTTAAACATTATGAACCTCCACGAGTGCTATTTAATCCATAGTCTTTTGTTTTATAGAAGTCAATCCAATAAGTTTCACGTTCATTCAATGAAGCTCTAGGGACTTCTTCTAATACTTCAAAGATAAAGTTATACTATCCAGATTTTTGCATTGTTTGATAAAGCTTATTAGTGGCAGGTCCATATGCTAAAGAAGACTTGATATGCTATCTAAATCGTTCCTTAATATCAACAGACTAACCAATATAAGCCTAACCAGTTGTTAAATCGGTAATTTTATAGATGCCGCAGACCTTCGTTGCTTTAGAGAATAACCTTGCCATAAGCGTATCATATGAAGGTTTATAATAAGTTTCCCAAATTAGCTTATCTATTGCTTCTTTCTTAAAGAAACGCTTCTATAATTCACGGAGCAATTCAATATCACTAATATCTATTTCATCAATAGCAAGACGATAATAATCCTAATCTGCGGCAATCGCTTCTTGGCGCTATTGAGCCTAGATATAAGATAACTATTTAGCTTCCAATTCATGGAGTTTATCTTGCTAATGTGAAATTTGATTAGTTATCTATTGAAGTTCTGCTAAATGATATTTTTCTTTAGCTTGATATGTTTCATCAAGCTCTTTACTTTTCTTTTCAAATTGAGCCTTAGCGCTCTCTTCTGCTCGCTATTCAGCGCTTTCCCGCAACTTATTCGCAGTATCGTTTAAAGAATTGACAATTTCATTATGTGATACAATATCTTCTTTTACTTTTGCTAATTCTCTCTATTTCAATGCAATATCTTGTTCAATGCGTTTATTCTCTTCTTGTCTCTCTTTATTTATCAATACTACCTAAAGCCGATTATTGCGGAGATATAAAACATATCCTATTAACGCAAGAATAACCAAGCCTGATAATATATAATAAATCATAAGTAAAAGAAATCGGTAAGAGGCATAATCCTCTTACCGATCTAATTTATTACTCCTGGGCGTCAGGATCGAAAGCCAAGCCCTTGTCAGTCAAGCGAAGATACTTAACTTTCTGATGGGAGCCATCGGCAAGCTCAACCTCAGCGGGCTCACGCACACCATAGTCCTTGCGCTGTAGAGCAGAGGTAAAAATACCATCAACCTGGCGCTTCTCAAGACCAAGAGCTTCAGCCACATCAGCAGCAGTTAGATCCTTGTCAGTATTGTCCTTTAGATAATCAAAAACCTTACGAGTATTTTCCTTCATAGCCATTGTAATAATCTCCTCTAAAATGTATTATTTAATTCTCGATGCAATTAAAGCATCAATTTCCAGTAAAGCATTTATCCCATCGGGAAGAGCCATAATCTAGTTAGTTAACTGCATAATTCGGTCTTCTGCGTGGGCTTTTTCCTCTTTTGAGGAATTTTCATCTTGGTGAATAAGTTCGCATTTATAGATTTCATCTGCGAACCGCTTCATCTGTTTACGGGTCATACAATCTGTCCTTTTACTATTGCTTTTCTGAATTACATATATATTATATCAGAAAATATTTTTTAAGTCAACAAAAAATTTCTGATATTACGCAATCTTTTGCATCCTTGTCGTCTCTTTTACACTTGAAGACAGGATGTCGCAAAGTATGCTCTTTCTTATCAACTTGCATACAATCAAGAGCAACAACATGGCCAAGCCACAAATCGGGATTCTCAGTCATCTCTCTTTTGTTATCGTCAGTTAATCCAGAGCTAACTGTACCTAAATCAACTAACTCACCCTTATCATTGTATGCGCCAATTCTAATTGCAGTTTTCCAGCCAAGAAAATAAGGTTTAGTTACTGGTCTATAGATATGAGGGTTATGCAAATGGTCTTCATAATATTGACCTTCGCTTAATAACCAAGTGTATTCACCATCTTGACTTTGTTCGCTACGCTCTTCCCAGTATTCCCAAGTGGCTAACTCTTTACCTGTATACTCTCTCGTAGCATCACAAAAGCCAGTGCAGATTAAATCAATAGAATCCATCTGCTTAACTTTGATTGTAGACCATGCAGGTCTTTTACCGGGAGTATATGGACAATCTTTCTTCTTTAAGACTGCGCCTTCGCCGCCAGATTTTAAGATACGAGAGATTTCAGCCTCCATATCTTCATCGACGCGAGTAGCAAGTCTTAAGAAACTATACTGGTCAAGATTGTGTTTCTTCCAGATAGCGGAAAGAATCTTATAGCGCAAATCCGCAGGTGAGTCAATAAGACTGACTGTATCATATGCAATAATATCATGCACATAATAATGAATTGGCTCTTTTTCCTGTCTCTTGATAGCAAGAGCAGGTAAACATCCCATAATACTTACAGTATCTTTCGATGTACCACCAGGAACATAAATTTCTCCAATAAGGATAGTTCCCGCGGGAAGGCAGCTCAATGCTTCCTTTAAGTGAGGTACATTGTCACTCTTTTCTGTAAGGATACCAGATAATTTACTTACTGTGCGACCAAAAAGATAAGAATGGTTTTCAGTTTTTACAAACTGATAAAATGCTCCATCAATTTTCTCCTCAAGGAAATATTCCCCATTAGAGCATACTTCAGAGAGCATGGATTCCTTTCCCGCAGGCAACTTCCAAATAAGCATTGGCTCAATCATTAAGTTTTCTGCTTCAGGATACAACTCATGTATCTTACTTTTATCAAAACTCATTTATTGCAAACTCCTTATCCCGCGAGCAGTGACATTAAACCAGCACAAGCAAAAATGCCAAGAGTACAAATAGAACTTATGGTAAATTCTATCCAAAATATCCTAGACCACTGGGCAGATTTTTCCTCGTCGGGAAGGTTTATAAGTTGCATAACAATACTTATACTTAAAGCTATACATCCAATTCTTACTATCTCACGCAATACAAATGCTACTACAGTAATTAGTCCAACTAAAAATGCACTCATATAATAATTAAATCCTTTCTTCTTATATAAATATATTATAATAATTAAAAAGAAAAGTCAACTAAGAGAAAGAATGGGTATACCCATTCTTTCTCTTATACTTGCGTAATAGAAATCACTTGTTCGTTGTTCTTCAGCATGATATTGCCCATGGAAACTCGCCCAAGAGTGGGAATGTCTTTACCGCTAATAACAATAGAAGACTTGTCGCCATTGATAAGGAGATTATCACTTTCTTTGATAATCTCCGCTCCGGCGATTTCTCCCTTATAGCAGAGTAATCCCTTGCCTCCACGATTCTGCAAAGTAAGTTCATCAATCTGCATTTTCTTACCTAAGCCATTTTTGGAAACAATAGCGAGATAATCTGCGGGATCCACGATCGGCAATGCCGCGATTACACTGTCGCCATCATTTAGTTTCATGCCCTTAACCCCTTGCGCTGTGCGCGAAGAGATAGGCATTTCCGCGGTTCCAAATCGAATAGCCATGCCATTCTTTGTTACCAATAACATCTGCTCTTGATTGATAAATGTAACATCTGCAAGTTCATCACCATCTTTAAAACTGATAGCGATAATACCCGTACGCTTCATCTTATCATATTCATCAAGGGGAACCTTCTTGATAGTACCATTCTTTGTGGCAAAGAAGATAAACTTCTTGTCAGTATCTCTGGTCATTGTTGTAAATGCCATAGGTTTCTCGCCATTCTCAAACTCAATTAGAGTGGAGATAGGCGTTCCGTTAGACGCATTTGTACCTTCTGGAATATTATCCACTAATACACGATACATCTTGCCCTTAGAGGAGAATACCATCAAGGTATCTTGTGTATTAGTTTTTTGCGAGAAGAGAACAATATCACCGGTTTTAACACCAGTAGTATTACGCTTTTGAGCTTTGAAGTTCTTAGCATCAATACGCTTAATAGTATTCTTTTTAGTCACTACAACTACGCAATCTTTCGGCTCAACAACGACTACTTCTTTCTCTTGCTTAGGAATGTCTGTATTAAGCAGCTTAGTTCTACGAGCATCGCCATAAGTGTCTCTTAACTGAGTAATCTTAGAGATTAAAACTTTATTTCTTACTTCCTTATTAGTTAAGATTTCAATACACTTAGCAATAAACTCTTTCTTTTCTTTTAACTCATTGACTAATTCTTCTTTATCAATACGAGTTAATTTGCCGAGCTTCATATCGAGGATTGCGTTTGCTTGCACTTCGTCAACAGAGAGGAAATCCATTAGCTTGATTCTCGCATCAGCACGTCCCGCAGATTGTTTAATCAATGCAATTACTTCATCAATCTTATCAACTGCGGCAATCAGACCCTCAAGGATATGTGCTCTTGCTTCAGCTTTCTCTTTATCAAAAGTCGTGGCGTTGACAAGAACTTCCTCTTGATGGTCAACATAAGCGTGAAGCAAGTCAACCATAGAGCACAGTTTTGGAGTGCCATTGACAATATAATTCATGTTATAGGATAAAGTAGACTGTAAATCTGTCAGCAAGAATAACTTATTCAATGCCTTAGATACAGACACTCCATCTTTTACATGGAATACCAACTTGTTCTGACCGATATTAGACTCATCATCAAAGTCATCAATCAGCTCACTTAGAACATCAATATTCTTCTCAATCTGCTCCTTAATCTTATTGCGGTAGGTACGATAAGGAATACTAGTGAAGACGATATCCTGTCCATCAATCTCATAATCACCCTGAATTTTCAGAGAAATATTAGACTTACCGGATGCAAAAGCTGTCCGCACATCCTTAATGTTAAGAACTGTACCACCGAGAGGGAAATCTGGACCGGGGATATAAGACAAGACTTCATCAATAGTCAGGTCACCCTTCTCAATCAAAGCAATAGCAGCATTACATACCTCTGTCAGATTATGCGGAGCAGAGTTATGCGCCATAGAAATGCCGATTGCCTGACGACCGTTACAGATTGCGTTAGGGAATAGTGAGGGAAGAATGATAGGCTCTTGGAACTCACCATTATAAGTCTCTTTATTAGGAACAACATTCTTACTAAAGTCATTCATCATCAAATCGGTAAACTTAGAAGGCTTAGCCTCAGTATAACGGGAAGACGAGAACATATCGTTATTTTCCTGCGTGCCCAACTGTCCTTGTCCAGTTACAAGAGGATAGCGCATAAGGAACTCTTGCGCCATCTTCCGCAGAACACCATAGCAGGCAATATCACCATGGAAGTAAGAGGTCGCCAGAGTAGAACCAATAATAGCATTACACTTTTTAGTCTTACTCTTGTTATCCATCTTTAGATAACTTTCCATAGTCCAAAGAATCTTTCGCTGAGCACTAAGGAGACCATCTTCCGCGGCAGGAATCGCACGATCGGTTAGAACTTCTTCTGCATAAGTTAGAAAATTATCTTTAGCTTCATCAAGAATATCAACTTCTGTAATCAAACTCATAAAATCACTCCTTATTACTCAAAATTGAAACCGAGTTCGTTAGCATTATCGTAGATATACTGCTTGCGAGGTTCAACTGCACTACCCATCAGAATATTGAGTAATTCTGTGGTTTTCTCTGCATCAGAGATAGAAATACGCTTGTATCTCTCGTTCATAAAGCAGACCTTCTGCAAATCTTCAGGATTCAACTCGCCAAGGCCCTTAGCACGCAGTAAATCATACGAGCCACTATGACTATTCTTCCACTCTGTTAATTCATCTTCGGAGTAACAGTAATACTCTTTTCCTTTTTGACGAATAATATACAATGGAGTTACAGCTCTATATAACTTACCAGCTTCCACAAGAGGCCGCATATAGGTATAGAAGAAAGTGATAAGCAGAAGCTCAATGTCTGCGCCATCACTATCTGCATCGGAAGTAATAACAATCTTGTCAAAATTCATCTTGTTAACATCAAAAGAAGAATCAAATCCAGCGCCAATTACACGCACAATATCTGACATCTCTTGATTCGCAAGAATCTTGTCTACCGCAGTTTTCAGCGGAGAGACAATCTTTCCTCGCAACATATAGATGCAGTCAGTCTTAGGATTGCGGGCCTCCACCGCAGATGCACCTGCTGACAAGCCCTCTACAAGAAGAAGGTTACGATTTTTAGGATTCTTATTCGTGCAATCAATAAACTTGTTACTGATTTGCATTTTCGCCTTAAGGCCAGTTTCCTTTTTCGCTTTTACTCCACGAGCCGCGTCTCTTGCCTTACGAGCAGCTTCTCTAGCTTTACGAGCATTAAGCGCCTTATCTGCGATTCCCTTAATATCTTTCTCGTTTGCGGCAAACCAATACTGGAGTTCCTCAGCAATCGCCGCGGTAAAAGGTTTCATATCCAACTTAACAACTCTACTCTTGGTCTGAGCATCATACGCGACGCCTGGAGCGGTCACATTGAAGGCAATATACATACCTTCCTGGCAATCCTCACCAGTAAGGTTTTCATCCTTATCTTTTAGCCACCCTTTTTCACGGAAGAACTTATTCATTTCTCTTGTGAGGATGGTCTTAATTTGCGTAATATGCGGACCTGAATCTGTAAGACCGGTATTTACATAAGGAACAATGGTCGCAGAATAAGCATTTGTATAGGTCAGAACTAAATCCAGCTTGTTCTTGCCATCAGAAAAATTGAAGTTTAAGCGGTTCTTCAAGATTTCCTTGCCTTTAACTGCTTCATCTACTAAGTCCATAAGACCATTCTTAGAAGCGAAGATAACCTGCGGCTGCCCTTCTCTATTCAATTCAATAGTCAAACCGGGACACAGGCACGCAATTACCTTGAAAAGATTGATAATAACTGGCATATCTACTTCTGGATGCGTGAAGAATTCTTCATTAGGTTGCCACTGGACTAAAGTACCAGAAGGATGATCCTTATTAGCCCATGCACCGACGTCTCGCTTGTCAAAGACACCTTCCTTGAACCAGATATGCTCATATCTACCATTTCGATGAGTAATTACCTCAAGCCAATGAGATAGATAAGTCGTCAGCTTACTACCGATACCATTCAGACCGAGAGCAGTACCCTCATAAACGCCATCATCAGAATACTTACCAGAAGTATTCAGTACGCTAAAAGATGCTTCAAGTACAGTCTTACCATCGTCGCGTTTAGCATTAGGAATAAATCCCTGGCCGTTATCTTCTACGATAATCGTATTATCATTCTTAATGGTAACAATAATCTTATTACCATGACCTGCTTTAAATTCATCGACCGCGTTAGATACAATCTCAATCAATAGCTGAGTAGAATACTCAGTGCTACCGACGTAAACGCCCGGCCGCAGTCTTGTAAACTCTAATGGAGAAAGTGACTCGATTGATTTCTCGTCATATAGTTTTCCCATATTTAACCTCCATACATATCTAATACTTGCTGTTCTGTAATCTTGCCTGTTGCTAATTGGTCAGCAAGCTCATTAAACAGCGTTCCATTATGTCCTTTTACATATCTTAAATCAACCCGTAATCCTTCTTTAGTTGTTAATCTATCGTATTCGAGAATTAAGTCCTTATTCTCTAAAGGTTTATTGCCGGCACGAACCCAGCCATTCGCCTTCCAATTCTTAATCCAATTAGTGAAACTGTTGACGCAATACATAGAATCACTATAAACAATAGGAGTAAAGAAATCGCCGTCTTTCGCACCATAATGAGTTAATGCCCACAAAATTGCAGACATTTCCATTCTATTGTTTGTTGTCCCATCTGCGCGTTCAGAATATGCGGCGATAACTTTATAGGTTGACGGATCTTGATGCGGTTCCGCTTCGCAAACCACAACTCCAAAACCACCTTTTGCGTCTTTTGCGCCATTCTTTAAGGTTGAGCCGTCTGTATATATTACTATCATTCGCTATACCTCAAATACTTCATTTATTTTTAAGTTCTCCTTTTTTATTTCTGAATATATAATACCATATATTTTATAAAAAATCAAGCTTAAAATAAGAAAAGGCTTAGTAGATTATTAAATCTACTAAGCCTTCAATATTAGATGGTTGCTTCATCCTCGATTATTTGCTACTATTGTTGCTCACACATAGCTAAATCATAGGTAATTCCGCCCTTGCGGTGATCAGATTTACTCATATTTAAGTAAAAAGAACAAACAATACCATGCGCAGACCAGGGTAATCCTACTAATGCACTAATCCATGGAAGAGTGCCTAAATAACCGAAATGTACGCAATAGAAAGCAAGAGCAATACCAGAGATAGTTACAATCCACAATAAAGAGCGAATATCGCAAATAAGTTGTTTAGAAAATTCTCTCTTCTAGTTGTGTCTTCTTTTTCCTCTTGTTTGACGAGTCATTATTGGCCACTCTTTTCAGCATAACGTTTTAGAACGGCTGCAAATTCGCCACGAGTCATAAAACGCTTTGGCATTAATTGGCCCTTTTCATTGCCATTGATTAAGCCATTAGCTTGTGCCCAAGTCATCGCATCTTGTTCCCAAGTAACTGGTTGAGCAGCGAGCTGGCTTAAATATACATTCATCATTTCGTTGAATTTCTCTTGAGTCATGTCTTCATCATCCTCCTCGATAACTTTAGACTGCATTAAAGCAGCAACATCTTTGCGGACAGTTGCCATATCTTTACCATATTTCTTGAACCAGTGGTATACATCGGCATGATTACTGCCAAGACCCAGCTGATAACTATCCTGATGGCAAAGAATAGTTGGGACTGTTACGCCATTTACATTTACAGAACCATTTGGATTGATATTATATGTCTTACATAAGTAGGCGGTCAATTCGCAAGCCTCTTTGTAAACTTTAGCGAAGTAGTTGGGATCACTTAGATTGTCTTCGCAAATTTCAAATTGAATCCATCCAGTATTACAACTACCTTTAGAGCCTGAGCCGCAGCCCCAAGGCCTATAATTCCAAGGCAGCGTTTGTACCGCGGCTACGCTTCCATCAGCAAGAGCACCAATCCAAGCGTTTACGCCCGCTTGCTATGAGCTATGATTCCAATCGGTTCTGCTGGTATTTTTACCAATTTTAGCAATCAGAGATTGATAATTTTTATCATTCTCAGATGGTTGGACATAACGTTTAATAGTTTTATTATTGGCGCCTGTACTATGCCAGAGTACACCTTTAATATCCATTTTACGGGTTTGCTTATAACAGGTACTATTGGTCATCATGCAAACCAATGGTTGATTGGCGTTTGAATATTTCATCTTAGCCATTTCCTCCTTTTGCGTTGAATAAGTATTGAAGTAACGTTGACTATATAAAGCACGTTGTTTTAGTGCATCAAAGCTTTGATCTACCGGTCTTTCAAATTGAGTGACCACTAAATTAGATGCTTCTTCAACAGATGAGGTAGTCTTCAAGATTTTTAATAGCTAGGAATAACTTGTAGTTAGTTCCTGATATAAAAAATCTAGTTGAGTGTTCAAGTCACCAATAGACTTTCCTCGACTTTTACACAGCTAAAACAGACCTTGCTTGCGGCTCCAATATGTCCATTGAGCTAAACCATATCCCACAGAATCATGCGTGAAATTGGTATAGGAGCCATTATCAACAGCCGCAGTATACGAGGCATCGTTCATTCCTAACTTGCTCTCATATGAGTTCTATAAGTTAGTTGGAATAAGTCCACTTTCCGCGAATAGATTCCCCATTAGACCTGCGGCGCCGCAGTTACTTAATCCTTTTGATTTGAGATAATCCCAAATAACTTGAGCATTATCTGCCAATGACCTCACCTCCAATTAGGGTATAAAAATAGGTCGAAGGATTTCTCCTTCGACCTTATTATTAAATTTTATCAGCGATAGATGCAATCTCACTACGATAGATATTCTTAAGAGTTACCTCTCCATAAATATTCTTACCTCTGAATACTTTTGATACCCTCCGCATACCATTATTTGCACCAGAGAAGTGAATATCATCAACCTGAGTTTTTTCATCACCATCAATAATGCAAATACAATCTTCACCAACGCGCTGTAAAGCGAGTTTCATTAGTGTGCGATCAAGGTTTTGAGCTTCAGAAATATAGATACCTGCGTTCATACCAGAAGTATCATAACCACGAATATCGGAGAATGGTAGTAAAACTAATTTACCTTCTGCGATTAGCCTCTCAACTTCCTCTCGACCTCCAAACTTACTACTTAGCAAGTTACCAATTTGAGAGTCAAGTAGCTTTTCATCTTTTGTTCCAGGATAGTATCCGAGACGAGCAGAATTAGCAGTAGCAACAGTGTTGCAGAAGATAATAATCTTATCTAGTTCATGGGCTTCCAGTTTTGCCATTAAGTAAGCAAGAGAAACGAAAGTCTTACCGCTACCAGCTGGACCTTTAACAAGAGTTAACTTGTTATTACGCAAGCTATCAAATAGCATCTTCTGATAAATATCTCCAGAGTATGGAGAAATCTTACCAAACCACTTAGAGTTAATAGTCTTAGAAGAAAGATATCTGAACTCTTCGCCTGTCCAAACCCGCAAATCAACAATCTCTCCATTACTATTTTTTAGGATAAGATACTGCCCTGGTAATAGATTAAAGGAATTATCGTTCGGGTTCTGGTAGAACTCTGCTAGAGCTTCGTCGCTATAAGTAACTTCAAGATAGCCAGTATAATCGTCTATTTCTTCTGGAACGCTCTCAATCATTCCATTACCAAAGAAGCAATTAGCGATATGTTTTAGACTTAAATCGTTAGTTACAAAGACAATATCTTTTTCTTTGTCGCACGCAATGGCATCAGACAAGATGCGAGTATCATCAGTAACATCGAAACCAGCTTCTTTAATTACGAACTCATTGTCTACTTTGTGCGGGATTACTTCATACTTATCTGGATATTCTTCAAATAAATGAAGCAATAGACGAGCCGAATACTTGATGTCAGCATCCTTGTTTGAAGCTGTCTTAATTCTCTCTAATTCTTTTAGCGTAATTGAAGAAACTAAGAAGGGCTTCTTATCCTGCTCAAATAGACTTTCTCCGGCCAACAAAAGGGAGCAAGTATCGTAGAAGTATCTATCTGTTGGAAACCGTACATCATAGTTCATGTTCATTTTCCTCTTCGTATGTAGTGGCAAATCCGATTGCCCTAGATTGAGTTTCTCCTTCACTAAGTTTATTAATCGCAACATTGTGACGAACAATCCTTTCGTTTATATTAGCTTTAATAAGTTCTGTAATAGCACTTATAATTTCACTAATACTATTGAGTAAGGTGGCACCTACTGTGATAAGGAGAACTCCAATTAAAATATTTACCAATAAAACCACCTCTTATGTTATTATAATAAATAAGAGAAGTTTGTTAATTATTATCGGCCTTCTGTCTAAAGCGTTTGACAGATTCAATAGCTTTATCTTGACCAAGAATATATTTATGTAACATATCTTTCTCTTTATCAAGAGCCTCTTTAAGAGCGTCGGCTCTATATTTGCAGCGCATCATATTTCGATTAAAAGCGCCCAATGGGTCTACTTCCGCGGGAGTTTTAACCCCAAGACCTAATACCTCTTGATAAAACTGATTGCGGACATTAAACTTATCTCTCTCTTGCTTATAAAAATATTCAAGGGCTTCAATTCTTGCTTTTGATAGAGCAATATTATATCCAACTTTCTTAGAGTAGAAACCTTCATCACCCTTGCTTAGTACAGCAGCGCCATGGAAAGTATGCCCTTGATAGCAAATCTTTACATTGGTGATACCTTCCTCTTCCCAATAATCTTTCATAATCACAGGAGCTTTATATATAGCTTTAACCAAATTCATATAGTTTTGTTCTCCTTATTTAATTCTTTATCTATATGATAGCAAAATTTTATAGATAAATCAAATTTGCCCTATTTCTCCGAAAAATTTGCTGGGCCTATACGCGCGGAAACTCGGAGACAGACGGGATAAACGAGAAAAGCCCCTAGCTCAATTGAGCTAGGGGCTAGTTTTAGTTACCCATATTGGGATTTACAATAATCGCGGCGTCTGAACCCGCCTGTGTGGTAGGCAGCTTGCCATCCCACTTCTCAATCCAAAGTTGCTGAACCCAAGTGTCAGGCATATTATGCAGAGCCTGGCGAGTAATTTCCAGAGCCTCGGCTTCACCCTTAGCCTGCGCGATAGCAGCTTCAGCAGTAATGGCGGCAACTTCCTTCTTCTGCTCAGCCTGGATGATAGCAGTTTTCTTATCCTGCTCGGCCTTTAGAGCAGCCTGCTCCGCGGTCATCTTAGCTTCGACAGAAGCCTCAAAAGCATCAGAGAAATCAATATCCTTGACTACAACAGAGGTAAAAGTTACATGGAATAGGTTCTCAATGGTCTTAACTTCCTCGGCAACTTCAGTAGAGAGATTTGAACGATTCTCAAGGAGGGGCATAGCACTGTAATGAGCAAATACAATCTTGGCTCTTTCTTCAACAATGTTACTGAGTTTGGTTTCCAGAATCTCATATGAGCCATACTCACGCGCCACGTCTTCAGCAAAAGCAGGATTTAGTGCATACTGATACTCAATCGCAGCAGTGAGGGGCTGGGCATCCTTAGTATAGGAAGCAAAAGAAGACTCACGGACATGAACACGAAGGTCATACATAGTAACTTTCTGCGTCAAAGGATTGATAAAATTAAGGCCAGAATCAACAGTGCCAGAGATTTCACCAAAGGTCTTTACAACACCAACCTCAGTTTCGTCAACAACGCGGATGCCGCCGATTACTAGCGCGATAATCAAGATAACGAGCGCACCAATCGTGGCAATTCATTTTACACGCGTGACAACCTTTGTATACGAACGACATTCCCAATCGTCCTTGGTTTCAGCCGCCTTCTTCTTGGCGGCGCCGCAAACAATAGAGCAGGTAATGAAAGCAGTAAGTGCAATCAGAACGAGGAAAATGGCAAAAATAAGCATATCTTTCTTTCCTTTATATTAAATTATTTAGTTAACCGTAATAACCTCCATCGGGAGGATCTCGCTTATAAGATTTACAAAACCCAGGGATACAGCCACAATTAGGATAGGTATATATACATTTATTACATCTTATGATAGGGCTTGACTCTTCAATCTACAGCTGAGCCTTGCACTCCTCAACCTTCTCATTCATTTCTTTGATAACATCATCAAGGAGAACCGGATAACACTCATGAGAGTCAACTCCTACATGGTACATAAATGGAATTTCATTGTAGAAATTGCTTGTCTGATGGGTATGACCAAAGAGATTGCAAGTCACCTGCTTAAGTGACTCTTTCTCAAGATTACCTGTTAAAGTAGGATAATGAGAAGCATAGAAATGATACTTGCGGTAAGTGAAAGCATAAGCGTCAAACACGGGAATACCAGCTCTAAGATAGGCTTCTCTGCGATTAGGGGTATCATGGTTACCGCCAACCACGAGTTTAAGACCATTCATGCGATTAAGCAAAGCAAGTCCTTCCTCAAGCTTATCAGCCCCGCCAAGCATGAGGTCGCCGCAGATAATAAGAGTGTCTTTCGGTGCCACACACTCATTATTCTTCTTTACGATAGTTTCATTCATCTCTTCAACGCTTTCAAAACCACGGGCTTTCCAGATGAACTCCTTATCGTGATTGAAGTGATAGTCGCTAGAAATCCAAATATTCATTTTATCACCCTCTCTTAATGGTGCACACGCACCTCGATATTAGAAAAACCCCAATTAGTCTTAGGGAACTCTTTTTCAGTAGGAATAGAAAACCCCTTCTTCATCTTCTTAATTGCGGAATCGGGGATTCTGGCAACGCCAGTCCGCTGAGCATTACGCTCAAGAGCGGTTTCGACAGGAACATCAATGACTTCAAAGGTCAATTTGGTATGCGGATCTGCGATCAACCGACCAAGGAGCTTTGCACGAGAAGCGGGGCTAATATGAGTCGCATCCGCAAACACAACATCAATACCAAGTTCCATAGCTTCGTTAATCTGTCGGACAAATTCGTCGAATACTTCAACTTCTTTGTCAAAGTAGCTATCACGATCGGTCAAGATGGACTGCCGCACGAAATCTCTGGAAACTACACAAGTGGTACGATGTTCTTCCTCGATTCGAGCTACCTCTTGCTTAACCCAAGTAGATTTACCACTACCGGGGATGCCAACCATTACTTTCAGTTCAGTCGTCATTCTTTTCGCCTCCATCCATTTTTGCCCCACAATGTGGACAATACTCCCAGAAGTTACTCTTGATTACTTTCTTACATACCGGACAAATTCGTTCCGTATGATAATTCATGCCAACTTCAACATCCCATTCGCTGTGAGTTACTGGGATAACATCTGCGGCAGGTATTGCCATTAGTGCAGCAGCACTCACATACACATTGTCCCAACGACCATGTATGAAATTGGCTTGCGATACAGCCACAGCACGGTCAATATATTCTGGCATTAGCTAACCTCCGTTCAACTTCAGCCATCACCCAAGCAATATCTTTATCAGATACCTCGGTTTCAAACTGAATAGAGCAGTTCTCACCTTTTACTCTTGCTTCAATGAGCAAATTAACAGCATCTTCAAGGTCCTGCTGATGCTCAGCAAAAGGAGAAAAAGCTCGATTTTCCTGCGCACAATCGTCTCTCTCGTGGTCAAGATGAGGATCATAAGGTGACCATAAATCAAATATACATCTGTCACTGTCGTGATAACCGAGCAAACCATTAGTGTGGTCACGATGCTTCATTTACTTTTCCTCCTGTTCAATAAACTGCTGAATGATAGCCATTGATTTTTCAATATCATTTAGCTCGTCATCAATAAACACGCCGCTCCAATCCAGACTATCAATAATGCCATCGAGGGTTTCCAACGCTTTAACAGCGTCATTTTTAGTGACCATACCTCATGACTTCCTTTCTTAACTTTCTATAAATATTATAATATATATTTATAAAAAAATCAAAAGGTTCTAAGAATTAGAACCTTTTGATTTTATTTAATTAGTTTGATCAGTAAAATAGACTTGTGAAAGTTCACCAATGTCATCAATCTCACAATCGTTTATTTCAAATGGCCAATCTACCCATAAATCAATATGATTTTCTAAAAAATTTAATGGATCTTTCTTAAAAGTTTTATAATCTTCCTCAGATAGCTCAAGTTCTCCATGGTAATATCCGCCTCGTAGATAACCAGTAACCCAATCTACTTCTGCATCTATATTAACTTTATGAGTTACCTCAGTTGGATTGTCAAGAGAGATATAATATTTTTTGCCATTGATTTTTTTCCAGAATGAATAACTACTTTTTGGATAGCAAACTTTTTTTTCTAGAATATCTTCCTTGGTATTAGATTGCAACACAATAACTGGGTTTTTACGCGGATCTTGATCAATTGGGTGGAAATCTACTCCATCAGCGCCGGTAATTTCAAACCATTCTTTCCATCCTGTTCCTTTTTGCCATTCAGCCATTGTTATTCCTCCTGACATTGGATTAGAGATTCGATATACTCGCGTCCCTCTCCGACAAATAGCGGAATATTTTTATCAATTTCCCAGCTAGAGCGAGTTGCACCATCGGTCTCAGTTGTAACCTTGATGCAACAAGAGCCATGCTTATACATAGGATGAAAGTCTTCCCAAGAAATCCCTTTCTCCGTGATTAGCATCTCTTTAATTTTCTCACAAGATTTACCTTGAAGTTCTTTGTGAGAGAAATTGGCCTGGCCTACCATTTGAATAGAATTGCGGGTTGCATCTAGCTGACGCCAATAGACAAGGTTGGTGACCTCTTCCTTGGGGATATTGAAACAACGAGCATCAAACATGGCGCCCATTTGTGCTTTTACTGCATAAGTCTGGCCCAAATCATCTTGTGGGCAAGGGTTATCCATAGTCGCATGAGCGGCATAATAATCTAGATTTCTATGCCGGACTCCTTCATTAAATGCTTTATTGAAAGCCATCGTTGCCATAGAAGCAGCGATAGAGCACATCTTCTGCACTTCGTAATCAAACCAAGCAGAGCTATTGAGCCGCTTGTAGTCAACAAGGATAAGAGTGATTTCATCACTTTGCGTATACCCTAACACGCACCCTTGAATGTTTTTACAGAGATATTTCATAGTATCTTGCATCGCACTAATCAGCACATCGTCAAAAGGCTTGCTGAAACCGCGGGTAAAGGTGTGGAAAGCTTTACCGTCAATGCGAATTGCAACCGGTGTACGACGCATTAGCTTAGTCTTAGGAACGCTTTCATAGAACTCTTTCATACGAGTCCCAAGTTCATCATGAATAGGCATTTTCAATCTTCCCCTTTCTTATACATATATTATATAATAAAATAATAAAAAAATCAAGGGAGCAAAAAAGCTCCCTTGATTCTTCTTTTAATCCTTGCTCTTTCCGAGATTACTAGTCTTGAAATAGCTGCCAATCCAACCGAGCGTACCGGCGCAAAGTGGAATCATATCCTTGGTAAACCAAGTTGTCTGGAACAAAGTATTTAGACCATCAGTGAGAATATTACCAATGGTAATAGAAGCCACCCATCCTCCGAAATAGCACAGCCAAAAAGAGATAAAGGGAAGAACGAGTACTGTTGCGATTATCAAAGCAATAGCTCCCAGAATAGCCAGAAAATCATCCATCATAATAAAGTCCTTATATTAAAATAGAATATCGCGCTCAAACTGAACGCTATAAGCAGAACTGGGATGGCTTTTACATCTATTAACCCACTCACGATGCCCCAGTACAGCTTCTTCTCTAGTGGCATAACGAGCCACAATAACCATATTATGGTCAGCTACCCAAACTGCGGTTTCATAACCTTGATCTGCGGTCAGGCAAGTGTCGATAGTATAATCATCAACCTGATCGCGCCCAATGAGATCGGAATCATGGTCGTTGTAAACAATACCGAATATTAAATCCATAAGATTATCCATTGCGTTTCCTCTTTTCCTTCTTTTTCGTAGCTACATCAATAGTCTGTCGATGTACAGAGTAGATTTTTGAAGTAAGCCCATTCTTCATTAACTTATTTAGATTGACTGGGCTGTAGTTAATTGCGTCAGAGCAAACATTTAGATGCCTGTCGTCATTTTTATGACGACGATCATGGACATGACCATGAATATTAAACACCCAAGGCATCATAGGAAGAGGCTCATGAGAGAGAATGAGCTTTTCACCAATCATGAGAGGCCCCTCATAGATCTCGTCAAAGAGATTATTATCTGCGGAAACTTCCCAATACTCAAAAGGAGAATGGAAGTCATACCCTTCAGCAATAGAATACTGACAACCGGGATAGACGCGTTTCATTTCATCAAGAGCCTCAGACTTCTGAAAAGCTTCTTTAGGAAACTTGCGGGAAATTTTTCTGCGCTCATAGTTACTGCGGCCGGCGTCATGGTTCCCCATAATAAGCACCTTGTAACCACGCAGTTTAGCGCACATAGCCGGGTCGCCGCAATCTCCCAAGATAATCAGAACATCTTTCTTACCAACTTTACTATTGATAAGTTTAACCTGCTCTTCATCGGAAGGACGACCTGGAGTTCCAGCGGCGAGTTCTTTATCACCAAAATGAGGATCTGAATATACCCAAGTTGTCTGTCCATTCCATCTTTCGTTAAAAACTTTATACAGTCCGGGAATCATCACCATTCCTCCTTCTTAGAAAGGTCAATCGCGTCGACGGCATTAAAGATATGTTCATCAAAGCTGTCTAAATCTAACAACACAGTATAACCAGTATACCAACTTGCACAATCCAAATCAACTTTGTGGTCTTGTGCATACCACCAAGCTCCACCATCCCAATCTGGAATTTCATCACTCCAGTTACTTCGTTTTAACAGATATGGAATAGGAGTATGGCCATGCACGCAAATTTCTTTATCATCAAAAATAGGCTCCTTAGAGTGCCAATGACATCTATCCCAAAGTAAATCGTCGTCATTAGGGATAGCATCATCCTGCATTGGATTAAAGCCAGCATGACAGAGATGAATAGTGATTCCCTGTTCATTTACATATTTCTTATAGGTTGGTAGTTTCTTGAGATAATTCCACCATCCAGTTTTCATTGGCTCTAAAAGCCAGTCAAGGAAAGTTTCTCCACCGCCATTTTGAGAAAGCAAAGCAAAGTTTTTCCCAAGTACTCCGCATCCTTCTCTCCGCACTTCATCTTCCATGGCTTTTACCAGCATATCTTCGTGATTACCTTTAAGATAGATAAAACGCTTATCTTGAGCAACTGCCTTGATAGTCTCCCAAGGATTTGGACCTCTATCTCCGGCATCGCCGAGAAAATAAACCGTATCATCGGGTTGTAAGAAATCCTGAATCTGCTTCAATAGATCCAATCTACCGTGCAAATCTGAACACGCATATGTTGCCATTATTCTTCCATCTCCTTTTCAATGATTTCAATAGCTTCTTGCAAATCGTCAGCAAGACAAATTGGAGCTACCCACTCATTAGCTTCTGCCCATTCAAGATCAAGCTTGAGATTCTCAAGTAGTGAAAATAAATCCATTATATACCTCCTTTAGTGTAACTTCATCAGATCAGAAAGATAGCACCAATCTTTGATATACTGAGGGAAAAACTCCATGTACTGTTCGCCAGAATCTTCGATAAAATGGATATGTCCATCACGCCAAGTCTGCACAGAAACAATAGAGGCTTCAGGATAAGCATATCCACGAGTAGTTTCTTCATCGAGACGGATAAACACCTTACTACCAGGCACAGGCAATTCACCATTCTTAATGTTATGGAACATTTCTTTCATACTCTTTCTCCCCTCTCTTATACATATATTATATAATATATTATTATAAAAATAAAGAGACTCTTATCAGCTAGATAAGAGTCTCTTGCATTTAGTTTTCTAGTCCAATAGGAACGACATCCATGACACTATCGGGATACAAACTCCATCCGCCCCAAGCTTTCTTGCTACCTTGAATTTCAGCTAGCTTTTGATTAGCGTCAATCATATCTGCTACATAGATAAGCGTATCGTCGTTAAACTGGTGTGACTGTGACATTTGCGTAATAATTGTTCGTTGAGTTTCAAAGGAAGCCAAAAAGCTTCTATACTCGCAGGTAGTTAAAAGCATTGCCAATGCAATAATAACTGCTACCACTCCAGCAAGAAGTGTACTTACAAGATAGAGTGTGCTATCCCAGCAACTCTTATTGAGTGTGCCTTCAATGAAACAACAAAGACGATGATACAAATAAAAAGAATAATACCCCAGTAAAGCATAATCTATACTCCTTAATCTTTAAATTGAGAGGCAAAGTGTAAGAGTATTAAAGAGAGATTTCCTATCGTAAAACCGGTAAGATAGACGGCTGAAGGAGGAACTATTGTTCCTAGAATAGAACCAGCAAAAATAGTAGCCAGCCACAAACCATAGAGGATAATTCTCATACCTCGTCCTGCGCCTCCTCCATATCGGGAGCAGTCTCAGTCTCTTTGATAATACCCTCAAGCACCTTGAACTCGTAAGTCTTAGACTTGAAAGCAGTGAAGGTGCGACGGTTGACGATACGAACCACAACGCCCTCTTTAACATGAGTTTTGCCGATAGGATCGGCCAAGTCCTCGAAATACTTGTTAATGCGGTCCTGCAGGTCCTCGGCAGTAGTGAACTTGAAGTTCTCAATCACCGGGACACGATTAAAGCCATGCTTCTCACACCAAGCGGTAATCTCGTCAGGAGTCCACTCACGCTGACCGTTCTCGGAAGTGATGCGATAAATCCACATATGAGACTCACCGGGCTTGCAGCCGTAGGAGAAGATAGACTTTTTACCGAACAGCTTTTGGAAAGCCTTATCTTTTAGCTTGGAGTTATCGCCGATAGGCATGATGGTATCGTTCTCAGAGGGGCCGTAGTACCCTACTACCTCGTAGAAGACCTCCATACCGGGATCAAGATGGGGTTTCAATGCCTCATGGTGAGACATACGGAATAGATCATTGCCGTAGTAGCCCTGAGAGTTCTCAGTTACAACACACCGGCGCGTACCGAGAACATAAGCCTGCTTCAGACGCTTCTTCATATGAAATAGACGACGGAAGAAGCCATTGGGAAGCTCAGCAAAGGTGTTCATGGAACGCTGAGAAGTGCCATGCATCTTAAGAGTCATATTCAGCTCATCACCTGGACGGAACTTATCCAGATTGTATGCAAGCTGCTCAGTGTCAGTATGCATTGCAAACTCAGGATAGGTAATACCCTCTGCCTTACGACCCTTGTAGGAAGTTTTAGGAGTGGTGCTCGGAGTCTTACGCTTAGGAATATACTTACGGCAGAACTCCTTGTCATTGATAGTGTTTACCTTGTCGCCGTCCTCCCAGTGCTGATCGCCAAAAGTCTCATAGATGCGCTCAAGAGCGATGACGATGCCAGAACTCTCGTTGCCACGAAGCTTGATAGCCCGCACATGACCGTTATTCTCCAGATAGCCGCCCTGCTCAGTCCCATCCTCATTCTTACGGAATAAGGTAAACTTATCGCCAAACCAATGATCTACCTGACCATCGGTCGGCAGATACAGAACCAGATCACCGGTCTTCATATCGGGGCCGACGATAACGCCCTCATTGAAACAATCTGCCAGATATAGACGATCAGAATTCTCGTCCTTGCGGCAGTTCTGCAACTTAGTTACCAAACCAAAATACGCCATATCTTACTCCTCCTCTTCATTCACATCGTAGCCTTGACTAATCATGACTGCTACAGCCTTATAAACCATGCGCCCAAGGCTCTTAGACTTACCCTTCCGCACAAGTCCCATTTCAATCAGATTGCCGATAAGTCTTGCCATTTTCTGAGAAGTCAACGGCTGAAGAATCATATCTTGGCTTTTGATTTCATCAATTGTCATGGCTTCCTCGGACTCATTCAAGATGCTAAGAATACGCATCTTGTATTCTCCCTCTTTTTCGGGAGAAAGGCGATGAACTCTTACTCTTCCGGGCATTTACTTAACCTCCTTGTAGGAAATGACCTCAAGATTTTCAATCTTTGTGGAGATAGATGCCTTACCAGTATAGACTACTGCAATCTTGGTGTTTCTATCAACGCAGATGACTCTACCAGTGCGGCCGTCTCTCACTTTTACGATAGTTCCATCACAAACATAGGGCATCATATAGCTATCTCCTCTCTTGTTATATCGTAATGTCGATACCTTTTTCGTGCAGGATATTGATACACTCCTGCAAATAAGCATCATCATGCTCAGGATAAATCATATTACCCTGCTTGGCAGATTCATAAATCTCTTCATACTTAGAATCAGAAATCCATGTATCTTCGCCTAATGTACTTCCTCGCCAGTTAGGATTCTTCCAAATCTTATCTGGATGGTAACCACGCTTCTCCATCTCGTCCATAATCAGATAATGATAAGCGACAAGTAGAGCAGGGTCATGGGTAAAAGCGTAGTCTACAGTTGCGTGCTTCTTACCCCAACCTTTTCCTCTTAGAGCCGCACATTCTCGATGCTGACCCAAGAGACGCTGACGGTCAAGATAGGGAATAAGTTTTTGGTGCCAGATACGAATGGTTATCACTTCTTTCTTCCTTAACTTTCTATATATATTATAATATATTTTATAACATTTTTCAAATAGATATTTATTTTGGCCAAAAGCTGATATACACTCATTATCATTTTTTAGATAACAATAGAGAAAATAATGAAAGGGGCAGATTGTCTATGTATTCTCAGATGATGAGCGGGGAGAAAATCACTCCCTATCTAGTTCGTCTACTAGTTGATACCGAAGACGAAATTGCCACCCTTCCTACCCACTTTACCCCTGGCAGCACTTGCGAGGTTGTCGCAACTTCTAGCACTTATAGATTGAACAACCAGGGTCAATGGATTAAACAAAAGTCAAGTGGCGGCGGAGGCGGTGGGACAGTTGTCGTTGAAGGCAGCTTAGCCGACATTGCAGACATTGATAAATTATTTGGTTAAGGAGTGATTCCTAATGGCAGTCGCATTAGAAAATCTTATTGACCTTAACCTTTTATCTCACTATGATACAAAACTCAAAGAATGGGTTAAGGAACAGATTAAAAAAGGTGGAAGCATTGAAGTAACACAACGTTCTGAGCTTCCTGCGGTAGGTGAAGAAGGCAAAATCTACTTTGTAGAAGATGCCATCTTGCAATATACCGCAGCAAATGGCTATCAAAAGATCGGTGGAACTGGAAGTCCGCAGAAAATTGAATGGCATGACTTTTAATTAAAAGGGTCGAAGTATTTAATACTTCGACCCTTTATTTTTTATCTACCCATATAGTAGTTTGGATCTTTCTTTAACCACCAGTCGATGTTCTCAGGATCTTGCCAGCGCTCCCAAATTGTATCAAGAGATTCAATGTCATGGAAATACATTTCTGCGCCAGGCCGGATTAACCGATCGTCATGGTAGTGGCCGCAGAGCCATACTTCCCAATCAACTTTGCTTTTGATATCCTCAAGCCAAAGTTCCATACTCTTATCTACTTTTGATTGGTCAAGACCAGAGAGAAACAAATCTCTTGGCTCCCAAGAAATGGGACAAGTATGGGTTAGGACAAAATCGTAACGCTTGCCATCAACCCATGCGCCAATTTCATCCATTTCTTTTTTGGTTAGCTGTTCGTCCTTGAACCACCCAGTCCAGCTATCTGTATCTTCTGGACGGCCTCCAAGTCGATACCACTTATCTACGGAATACGCTCCGCCGATGACAAGAACAGAGTAGTCATGAATGTTGTAACTCTCTCCGTCAAAAAGGTATCTGATATTCGGAAATTCTGGCTCATAATAGACGCCGCCATCGACGTCTTCGTCATACATTTGCTCCATGGAAAGATTTTCTGGACGCTCTTCATGGTTTCCGCGAACCGCGTAAATGCGGAATCCAGTTGCATTGACATTCCTCTTGTTCTTCCGGTCGGTCTTATTTAGATAAAAATTAAGACCCATATCGCCAAGGATAATCAACGCAGTTTCATCAGGAGGATACCCAATGTGACTAAGTCTTTCAAGGACTTGACCGTGGGTATCTCCTGTGACAAGCCAATTCTTAATCACTCAAGATTTCTCCTTTCAATGCACTTTTAACGATGTTATACTGCACATCGTCAAGCAATTCGTCAACTTCTGTATCAAAAGTCTTACCGACTTTTTCGCAGAAAGTGTCCGCGGTTTTAATTACATCAGCAATAGCCGCATCTGCGGAAGTGCGGGCCTGCTCAAGGTTAAAATATCCCTGTTTGACTGCTACCAGAAACTCAGGACGCTTAGGATGCAGGCACGCTTCATAGGATTCACCGCTGATGTATCTATGGATATACTCCTGAACCCGCAGGAGATGATGGAGTTGTTTTGGGTCGTAGCCATACTCGGCCAGTACTTCCAACTTGCTAGGATATTCATGCTCCATAGCATGATATTTCTCCATAGCGATACCTTTCATGGTCTTAACTGCGCTATATGGAGAGTAGTGAGCAATCTGCTCACGCGCCGCAGTCAGACGACCCCATTCACTTTCAAAAAGAGGGTTTACCCAAGCATAAGGGGTAAACAGAATTTCGATAAAGTTAAGGTTTTGCTTGCGAAAGGTGGCGAGCATTAAGCGAATATCCTTTAAGTCAGTATGCTCGTTATTTGCTCTTACATGAGTGGTGCTGATAGGTTTCTTGTTGAGAACTACTTCATCAAAAGTAGGAGTAACAATCAGCTTTGTATCAACATCACTCTTAGGAGTTTCAAGACCATAGTTCTGAGAACCTTGCAGGAAGATACCGACGATTCTGGATTCGTCGAATCTCTGTAAACTTTCATCGAGATGGCCATAGACTCTACTCATAACATCAGTCATCGCCAATAGCCTCCATTTCTTTAATATATCTTTCGGGGATAGGATGCGCGGTAATCAATGTATCTTTTCCACGCCAGATATAAATGTTACCTCGGTACACTCTAATAGAGCAGGTATTAGTTTGATCTCTTTTGTTCTGAAGATACGAGAAGAACTTAGGGAACTTCTGGAACTGATTGATAGTCGCGCCAGATCGCTTAGCTTGTTTAGCTAACTTCTTAGCTTCTGCGAAACTCTCACATCCCTCAGTTCTCTGAACAATGCGCTCTTTGCTATGACGAGTAATTTTTCCCATTATTACAACACTTCCTCTCTTTCTATCGCACCCAGATAGGTTCGAATAACATCAGCCTTACTCTCAAGGCTATTTGCTTCCTCGATTAGATTCTGCGCTTTCCAGTATAGCTGGGTTGCAAACTTGTCTAGGTCTTCTCTTGACTTATCGAAAAGACCCGGATATTCAGCTTCGAGGTCTTCCAAATCTTCCTCTTCATACCATTTTAGATCGAGTTCTGAAAACTTACCCATTTAACACACTCCCGTATAATGAATTCCATAGAGGATAATACCTAGTTCATCGGAGTAAAGATGTTCAACGCAATCGCACTCACCAACGTGATTATATCCCCAAGAATCTAAAACATTGCTGTTATCTTGTCGGATAAAATCATCAATGATTTCATTTGCCTGTACTGCACTATCCGCAGCTACCAGCCCTTTTCCATCATAGCTATATTTAGGTTCAACTAAATATACTTTATGCATTAAATCTCCCTCCATCCATTCGTCTTTATAATTGCTCTCATATTCTGAACACCGACAGGATTCATACTATGGAGATGAAAGCTATATCCTGTGTCTACAATGTTTTTAGCTTCTAGCCAATCGAGTAACTTAATATAGTCCCCGCCTTCAGACGCATAGTCACCAGCATCATGGTCAAGGTCAATTAAGATATTATCATCTATCATGTTATGTTCATACTGCCAGATCGCGGTTTTAGCTGCTTTTACACTTTTAACCCAGATATATCCGCTCGGCGCCGGCCGCAGATCATCAATCCACAGTTTCATCGTATACCTTCTTTCTTAGTTAAACAGTTCAGGCATAACTCGCGGATTATAGTTGCGAGTCTCAATCAGGTGATTATGATTGTTATGTGCGTTAAGAATATCCTTTCCCTTGGCATTGCCAATAGCAATCATATAGCCAAGACGATCTTTAGCCTCTCTTCTCTTGATTCGACAAGTTTTAAGCATACGGCCCAGCTTGACGAAAATGATGTTTCCAGGAGAGGTAAACTCAAACTTGTGGAGCAAATCTTCTTGCAGCCTATCCTGCTCAGATTGTATAGTAGCATAATATTTTGTGATAGCAGGAATCTTTTCAGCAGCTTTACCGAAGATTTCTACAGCCTGCCGTAGTTCTTCATAAGCAGCCTCTGCTTCTTCTTTTGTTAAAGTAGGAATGGGGTCTTCGCTTGCTTCCTTACCATCAAGAGTAAGATACTGCAATTCCTGCAGTTTATCTTTTAGACCATTCTTTGCATACTTCTGAGCTGCCTCTAAAGTATTAAACTTACCAGCAGCTTGAATATTATCAGTCCAATGATTTTCCTTAGTATAAGCATAATATTTATTTTCTTTAATCCACAGAATAACAAACATTTATCACAAACCCTCTTTCTTAACTTTCTATATATATTATATTATAATTTTTCAAAAAAATAAAGGGGAGCTATATAGATAGCTCCCCTTATTCTTATACCGAGGGTACAGCTTTCGTAGAATCGCTGTTTACATCAGCATTAGTAGCTGTAGTAACAGACCAGTTGTCTCTCGGATACGCTCCTGTAGTACATGGATTGCAAGTAATCTTGTCACGCCAAAAATCTTCACAGGAACATTGTGACACCCAAGGCGCATTTACTTTATGACACCGAGGGCAAAGCCAACCTTCCATCATCATTGGTTTCCTCCTTAAAAATCCCAGCTATTACCATTGATAATAGCTTTCGCATACTTGTTATTTGTCATATCCTTAGCTTCAGACAGCTCGTTCTTAAGAATAGACAAAGTATCTTCGTCCATGCCCTTAAGTAGCGAGATAGACAGAACCTCGGACAGATTATTGATTACCGTTTCGAGTTTCGCAATTCTATCAATAGTACGATAAGAGAACAAGCACTCAATGCCAGCCTTATCGGTAATCTCTCTGAAACGATGGCAGAAAGATACCAGATTCTTGTTGTTATCTGCCATAGCCATCTCAATCTTTTCAGAGTAGTCGATGTTCACCATAGCAAAACGGTCAAGACTTGCTCTATCCAAGCAATAGCGACCAGTGTAGTTATTATCTGCACCTGTGCCAACCGTATTACCAGCAGCGATGACTCTAAAGTTAGGGTCCGCACTAACTTTGCCATTGGGGAAGTCGAAGTATCTATTCGCGATGGCCGCGTTCAAAATAATCAGAGTCTCAGGAATAGACGCGTCCATCTCGTCCAAGAAGAACAGACCACCCTTCGTAAAAGCTTTATAAAACTGGGTTTCCTGATAATTGCCGTTGGCATCAATGAAGCCAGTCAGCTTATATTCCTGCGTAACGGCATTGGTGAAGTAAAAATCCAGACCCAGAGCTTCCGCAACCTGCTGACAAATGACGTTCTTGCCGGTGCCCGCTTTGCCAGTCAGATAAACGGGGATATCCAGATTGACGATATTGAGAACTTCGTCAAACTTCTCATGTGTAGTGCCGCAGATCTTATGGGTTGCAGTCGGTGTCCGCACTTCATGAACCTCCGGCAGGAAACCATAAGTCTCGTGAATTTTCTCATCAATCTGAGGATACACTTTCGCCAGAATTTCTTCCACATTCACGTCGACGACCGCATCAGTCACCGCCTTCATCATCGCTTCGAGCATCTTATCTCTATTCATATCAGCAGACCTCCATATATTTAAGAATTTCTTCAATATCATTTTCATGTTCAGTAATCCACGCACGGTTAATTACATAGGTATTTTTATCCTTGATAAGAGTCTTCAAAACTTCAAGCTCAGGCGGACAGCCATAGTCATGAGAAAAATTTTCTACCATACCAGGACAAGTTTCAAGGTACTTAAAACCAATTCGTCTAAACATCGCAGGGTGAATCATCGGAAAGCAGATTTTCTGCAAGTTAAAGCGTTCGCCATAGCCTTTAATCTTCACAGTTGGAAAAATAATCTGCTTAGTTTCTTTCGTAGGCATAAAACCAACCGACAATTCAGTTTGCACACCGGACAACTCAATGAGGTTGATGGCGGATACAAGCGCCGCACCCGCAGATGCCAGAACATCACTTTCTACGCCACAGCTACCGCCTGTAGCATAGATAATAGAGATGGTCTTTCTCTTCTTATGGAATTTTTCCAGTGTAATCATAGATTCCGGCAGTCCTTTAAGAGCATTGGGTACGTTTGGAACAAACCCTACCACTCTATTTTGGACTATGGGCTTAGGAATTGAACTGTAGATTTTACTTGTCAATTTTTTATTTTTAGCTAAGTTGCTCTTGATACTTTTGATCGGATCTTCATAACCATGAATCAAGAGAGATTGAGCTTCTTCATAAGAAGAAGTACCACTCCACTTTTCATTTCCATGTTTCTGAGATGAATCCTCGTTACGCATGAAACTATTATTCTCACGATTATTGATAGTATTCAGTAAGCTGTAAATGCTACCAAAATCTTCTCGATATAAAGAATAATCAGAAGCAGATTGGGTTGGTGGTTCAAATGAAGACATAAACAAACTTGGGAATGGCATTCCAGCTGGATATGGATATGTCATCTATGTAACTTCCTTTCCTTACCTTATATATTTATTATATCATAAATTAAATTATTTTTCAATAAATAGAAAAGACGGGGAAATGACAATTTTCTTGCCTTTTCCCCGTTTGAGAGGGTTTAGTGAATCTGAGCATAACGCTCGCTGTCCAGCTTCTCAAGAATCAGATCGAGTCCGTCCTTGCCGCTGAGAATCTGCTGAATCATAACAGGGCTAAAACCACTTACATAGCTAAAGCCGTCACCGATCGCGGGAATGTTGTTATTGCGGGCGTTCAGGTTCCAGAAGATGCAGCTAGGCATCTTGTAACCGTAGCGTGCCCACTTAGCCTTCATAGCCTCAAAGAGAGTCTGGATGGCATCGCTGTGCATACCATACCCCCAGCCACCCCGATCAGTAGAGTTACTGATAACACACCGGTCAAATTCCATATCAGAGAAGATATAGACGCGAGTAGGCATATCCTCAGGCTTCACACTTTGCTTCATTGCGGTATTAAGCAGCATATCGAAGACAGCTTCGATATTAGTGTTCATACCCCAATCTGCACCAATGCAACGGCACAACTTATCGGTAATGTCTGCTCCCTCGAACTTCACCAACTCAGGATGACCAGAGAAGGTAATAAAGTGGTTGGCAAAAGGACCGTGCGCCTTATCTGCGATGTACGCACCCATAGAAACCGCAGCCTCCATAGGAACACCGGCCATAGAGCCAGAAACATCGACAACAGCAATGCCATTCTCGATATTATCACCGTAGTAATTAGGAAGATTCTCCCAATACTTCTGAAGCATCAGACGATCAGGATCGCCCAATCCCTTACGATTGGCTTCAAAGGCACGATGTGCAATGTTGTGAGGATAGAGAGCACTGGCATTAACCTTAGTCTCAGTATCCTTAGCGAAAGCCTCATACTTAGCCTTAATCATATTGCGGCGAGCAAACGCATTGCGATAAATTACGCCGGCACAAGAAGGAATCTTGTCGAACTCAATCTCGTCCCACCGATTCTCAGACATAAGGCGCTCAACGATGCGGATACGCTCACGCAGAGTAGAGAGAGTCTTACGGTACTGCTTGGCAGTCATGCCGAAGTGATTGCGGGTAATCACCGCCAGATGGCGAGATTCTTTAGAGCTGGTATTCTCAGACTTCAACCACTTAGCAAGCAGAGAAGGAGTCTTGCAAGAGACATCCAAAGCCAGCTGATGACGCATCAGATTGAAAGCGTCCTTCTCCAGAGGAGTGCCAACGAAGATATACAGGTCGTCCCAGCGACCGTACTCAGGCACGAACCGGAGGTTACGACGCATAGCTTCAGTCTCGTGAGAAGCGAGCCAGTTGGTCACAACGCGGAAGAAACGACGCTCGCCCTGGCCGCCGCGCACATCGCGCAGGTAGAACAGGCACTTCAGAGCATGAGCTTCATCCTCGTCAAAAGCCGCCTTGAACAAAGTGATGCAATCTGCGTCAGAGCGAGTGCGGTATGCTCCGCCAAGCGCAAACAAATCCATAAGACCATTCAGAGTGGACTTATGGGTAATGGCACCATTCCCAGTCAAGGTAAAGTTGGTATCTTGCTTCATAGCGTTCATAAAAGTATTCATCGTATCAATCTCCTTTTAATTTTTAGTTACTCCCTTGGACAAGGGAGATTAGATTCTAGACCTTTTCTTTTCGGTTCCGTTGGGTTTAACCACTTCCCTACCTCCGCCATATAGTGGTGGGGAGGGCAGGATTCGAACCTGCGTAGCATAAGCGACGGATTTACAGTCCATTTTTTATTGCTGTTAAGGTCTTATGGAGCGAACGGTGAGATTCGAACTCACGCCTTTACAGGTCACACGGCTTTGCAGGCCGGGGTCTTAAACCACTTGACTACGTTCGCATTTGGTATGGCGGAGGCCATAAGGTCTGGATGTTTCGAACCATCTTCAACCGATACCTCTTTGATTATCCGGTATTACGCGATAGCCGGCGCCACTGGTACCCAAGGTGGGATTCGAACCCACAGTGGTCAATGACCGGCAGGGTTTGAGCCTGCTGAATATACCAGTTCTTCTACTTGGGCATAAATATAGAACGAGGCCTCGCTCTATGATTTTTATTTATAGCGCCGACTCAGACACTTCTCAAGTGCACCCTCACCAGTCTCTAGCTTTATATCAGCTTCATACTCGGCATCAACTGTTTCTAGCACAATATTGTGTTACCCTTTAGCTACTATAAACCAAGTTTACTCTTGGAAGGTTTCTCGATTACCCTCACCTTCAACGGCAGAATCTACTGCTTGACGCCAAGCACTCTTTTTACTGACGGGTGCGGCGCCGTGAAGTCAGTTTAAGGATTGAGAAGAAATTCTTCCCTTACCTTATATAAATATTATATCATAATATTTATTTTATTGCAAATTTCTCATTTTGCTTTCATTGTAAATAATCTAGGATTGTTTCCCTTTCTCTCCACGTAACTGCAAAAATCATCGGGGTTACGAGATTGCCACGAATCTTTTTGTGCGTTGCCATCAGAATAGATTTTTAGGCAAACTCCTAAATCATAGTGCGCGCAATCTTTGCATCGCGTCACACGGGCAACATAACTGGATAGTCGGTACAATGCACACTCACATTTGAAACAAAGTTCTTCATGTGGATTGGTTTTGGCAAACCACTCACCACAGGCTTTACAAGCAGGCATGGCCATCGTCTCCGTCCATCTTAGCCCCACAGTTAGAACAGTAATTCATGGAGCTATTAGTCGCTCCGTAAAAATATTCTTTACAAATACTACAATATGGGCGTTGAGCTTTCTCGTCATAAATCCACCGCCCATGCACCACTTGCGCTCGCAGCCTCTCAATCTCTTTCGCCTGCGCTTCAATGATGCTGCACTCATACGCCGACGGCACCCACTGCGTAGGAAAGTCCGAGCTGTCCACCTGCGGGACCATGTTTCTCCATCCGCTGTCACCCGTGTTACCTGTTATCGCACTTACGAGGTCTGTATCTCTCATTCCTCCACCTCCGCAGACCAGAACTCGCGGCGGCAGTTGGAGCATTCGCGTCGCATAGTTATTCCGTGCGTTCCTGTACGACGCGGAAATTGAGCAGGGATCTACTTGTAACACACCATCATCTCCGATGCGTGCTTCCGGATACTGCTCCAGAAACACACTCTGCCGCGTCTTGCGCGGGTGTTCCTTCGACCATTGCTCAACGGTAGCGGCGAATCTCTTGCAATTTTCATCGGAGACGGCACTATCAATAACGCATTTGCTCCCGTCAAGTGGGCAGCCCTTGCAATGACTGTAGTAGTCGCACATTCTTTTCCGCTCTTTCAAAAATTCTAAAGCGTCCATCTTTTACCTCCTATTTCTCGTCTAATTCGTTGGCGGAGGATAAGAGACTCGAACTCTTACGCCGTTGTTCACGGTTACTGGCGGTTTTCAGGACCGCTCCCTTGCCAATTAGGGTTAATCCTCCGAATAGAGCAGTTTTATATCTTGCTCAGGATACTTTCTTACAGGCTGTCAAGCATATCGTTCTTGGCAGCGATGACCTCGTTCAACTCATAGAGGGCATCGTCCTTATAATCGACCATCTTATCGAGATAAGCCTCCGCATCGACGTATGCCCAATAAGCCTCGTCAACCTTTTGATTGGCACGAGCAACGCGCTTTTTGGCAATCTTCTCCGCGCACCGCAGAGCAGCGAGCTTCTTACCCTTCTCCAGAGAGAATGTATCACCCGCATGGCAAACTGCAACACCTCGCACAGTCTTGTCCGCGTAGGTAGAAACTGCAATTACGCGAGAACCATTGGTATAAAACTTGTACTTCTCAATCGGATACATAACTTGTAACTCCTTTTCTCATTTACTATATATATTATAATATAATTTTTAATTATTTTCAAACTGTGCTTTTGTTTGGGGGAAAGGTCTTTCCTCTTTTATCTTATATACATATAATACAATATATTTTGAAAAAATGCAAAAAAAAAATAGGATAAGCCAAATGGCTTATCCTATTAAATCATTGAAACTTCCCCAAGCAACATCAGCGACGGGAGAACCCCATGTTCCATCGCCTCGAAGATACTTCTCGTTATCATTAGCTTGAGGTGCTGGTACTAGACCTCTCGTGCCCACGGCCGTAGAGGAAGCCCCAGTCATAGTATCTACATTGTTTTGAACTACTGTCCAATCACTTGCTTTATAGCTAGAGCTATAATCGCTAATACATATAATCATATCGCCTATTTCAAGTTTGCCTAAAGAAGCAATCTCGAAAGATGCATTAGCTTTATATGTCCAACCGACTTTGTAGTTCTTTAGACTAGTAAGATCGGCAGCACTAGAGACGACACCTTTAAAGACTAAAGAAGAAGAAACCGCGGTTTGCAATGCATTGACCGCGGCTCTTGCTTCTTTATCTTTAAGGGAGTAAATGGTACTGCCGAGTTTTACATTGGAAATGTACTTATCCGCCATTTACTCACCATCCTTTATTTTCATAAACGAGCATTCAACTCGCTAGTGCTAAATTACTGAACAGTAACGTCCTTAGCGGCAACAGCAATGTCACCAACAGTAAGCTCAACAGCGTCAGCAGTAAAGGTAGTCTCAGCGGCGTTAACAGTAGCTTTATCATAAGTAACACCAGAAACAACCTGAACTTCAGTACCAGTAAAGGAAGCATTGACGGGGGTCTTATCACCAGTAAAGGTAGCAGTGAACTTATCACCAGTGAACACAGGAGCAGTAGCGGTAGCACTAGTAATACCAGTAACAACAGCAGTACCCTCAGCAGCCAGCTCAGGAAGCGTACCAGCGTCAAATGTACCCTCAGTATAAGAAGCCTTAGCACCCTGCTTAAAGGTCGGCAAGTCGTTAGCAGTAAAGGAGAAGCTCAGAGTCTCACTTGTTTCATCAACATTAGCACTCCAAGCAGCCTTAGAACCCGCGGTAAAGGTATCATCGCCATTAGCAGTGAAAATATCAGCAGCCTTAGTGGGAAGAGTACCAACAGAAGTAACCTTCTTAATACTATCGGTAGCAGGAGTTACAGTCACGGTAGGAGCAGACACAGAACCAGAAATCTGAACACCATTCTCGGCATCCTTAGCGATAGAAACCTTACCCGTAGCAGTCACATCGGCAGCAATAGTACCGGCAGGAGAGTAAGCACTCTTAGCAAGAGTAGCAGCCGTAGCAGTCTGATTCAGAGCAACAGCAATAGAACCAGTAACATTACCAGTAGCCTTTACGCCAGTGATAGTCTGACCAGCAACAGTACCAGTAGCAGAATCCTTCTTAGCAAGCTTGCCAAGACCCATATCGGTAGCAAGAGTATCAAGGTTGATATTAGCAGAAAGATTCTGAGTACCAATGGTGACAGTCTTTAAAGCATAAAGGGTCTCATCGCCAAGCTCGTGCCAATCAGCGGGATCGCCGCCGTACACATATTCCTTAACACCAACAATAATTACATCGCCAGCAGCGGGATCAGTAACTTCGGCAGTTGAAGTGAACACACCACGGAAGTGCATAGAGCTAGCAATGCCAGCAATAGCAGCCTGAACCATAGCACCAGTAACAAGGCCCTGCTCATCAGCGCCAACACCAGCGGCAACATCCTTCTGAGCAGCGGTACCAAGAGTAGCAAGAAGCTCACGGGCCTCAGCATCCTTTAAGTAATAAGTCTTATCACCGATTGTAAGCTTAGAAATCACAGGGATATTCTTAGGATCAAAAATAGCCATAAATAATTTTTCCTCCTATAAGATTATTTGAAGACGACGGTTTCGTCTTCTAAATTAACTGAAGCACTAACCTTAGTGTTCAGTTCATCTGTAATCGCTTTTTGCGTCATTGTACCATCCACATTCTCTCCAGTAGTAGAGTAAAGTTTCATAATACCTGCGGTTTCCGCTGACGCGGTCGGAAGCGAACCCGGCCCAATTAAAACAAACTCAACGCCATTGTAATAATACAAGTCGTTGGTGTTATTGGCATCAATATAAATTTTATTTTCATTAGGAGTGATTTCCTAAATACCATCAGCATCCTTGAAAATCTTTCCACCAATGAAATAAACGCGTTGGAAGATAGTATTCTCATACTCAAGACTTCCATAAGTTGATACACCATCACCAACAATTACGCAAAGACCTTGTCTAGCAGTATCTACTAAACAGATTTCTCCTTTTTTGGGAATAAAACTATCTTTTACCTTCTCGTAATTGTAATCATTGTCGCGGCGTAACTTAAAAACAACTTCAAATGTTTTAATAGCCATATATTTTAACCTCCTATTGTTGCAGGAGCGCCGCCAGCATCTAAAATGATTGTATCAGTATTCTCAATTGCTGGAGAAGTTATCTATACTCTGGTACTGTCATCAGTATCTAAAAAAATCAAACGATTATCCTCGTCTGTTGTAAAGATCAACTAACCTTCTTTAATTGGAATATTATTGAGATTGGCAAAAGAACCTTTAAGAACTACTAATTCAGCCATTCTTACAAATCCCTCCTCTCACATAGATATAAAAACTAATGCAAATCACTTTGCCACATTTGGCCTGAAAAATTCTAAAGCCACTTTGCGTTTGCACCGAGCGCGGTCCACTCTTGCTCATATACAAAAAGAAACCCCTGTCACGAATGACAGGGGTTAGGCAGAACACTTGCAGGTGTTAAGCTCTCTCGGTTTTCTCATATATATGATAAACATTGCTGCAACAATGAACTGGTGCCAGCTCTGAGGGTCGAACTCAGTCCTCTCGCCGTATGAAGGCGGCATCTTAACCATTTGACCTAGCTGGCATATAGCCCTCTTGCGAGGGCTATTTTAAAAATTATCGAATTTATTTACCATGGAGATGTTTACTTTTGTTAGAGTACAAGACTCAACAGTCGTATTTTTCATCCACTGTCTACGAGCAATTTCTGCGTCCTCGTCAGACATTGACTCCTCAAAAGCATCATAAGCCACAGTCAACTTAATCTTCTGCGGATTAACAGTTAAAGCGCCATCAGCAACCGTGGCATCAGAGGGAGAAAAAGTAATCCAATAACGGATTTTATCTTTTTCAAAGAAAATATTACATTCGTCTTTGGAGTAGAGATCAATCTTCTTGTAATAAGCTGTAGTAATCCAACCATTAGACAATCTAACGGTAACATCATAAGAGCTATTACGCTCGTAATTGATGTTCAAATCCATGAGGGTCTCTTCCAGAGGATAACCCTGCTTTAGATCGAAAGCGATTGCGCGCAGACAATCAAAAGTAATGTCAGCTACTTGAGACAGCTTAACAACCTTTTCAATGTCCTCTTCCCAACCAGTACCGAGCTTATCAGCCATATAAGCACGAACTTCGTCAGGAGAGGGGCAGGTAATCTCAAAATGATAATGGAAGCGGCCAGGACGGTTAATAAGGAATTCGTTCAACTGACGAGGATCATTACAGGTAATGACGAACAGCTTCTTACCGTTATCCATACCATCGAACAGACTAAGCATCTCAACCTGCGGATCGTCTTTCTCAGTTTTGGCGAAAGTCTTTTCAAACTCGTCAAAGATAATCGTTACCTCTTGCTGAATGGAGGCAAGAAAATTGCTGATGCCGGGAATAGCGGTGTCAACGATAATGACTGGCATATCGGCCTTAATAGACTCTTCCGCAATCATGCGAGCAAGTAGAGATTTACCAATACCCTTCTTACCGGAGAGAATGACACCGAAATTTCTCTCACTTACGGCAAAAGATTTTAGAATCTTTTCTGCACGACGAGCATGATTGCCGTAGATTGTATCCTCGTTGATAGCGAGGTCATCATGCTTAATAAGCCAAAAACCCATCATTGGATTAAATCCAACCGAGTAAGTAGCAATAGGAAGCTCCTTATAAGTCTTTACATCTTCGCCATAGACTTGATAACGAGAACCTGCGTTTACTATGTTCATTCCTTTACGTCCTTTCAATGTATATTGGTGGATCTTCGGGGAATCGAACCCAGGACCGTGCGGTTATGAGCCGCGTGCTCTAACCAACTGAGCTAAAGATCCATATGGTGGAAAGAAGTATATTTATTGAAGCATCTAATTCTAGATGGTGCGCTTCTCCCCGTTACCGCACGAGCCACTTAGTGGTCTCCATTGGTGGGCCAGGTTGGACTTGAACCAACAATGCTCGAAAGCCACGGATTTACAGTCCGCTGCGTTACCAATTCCGCTCACTGACCCATGTTTAATTGGCACCGGCTAATAGAATCGAACTACTACCAAGGGAGTCAGAGTCCCTTGTACTACCATTATACGAAGCCGGTATAAAACAAGACGCATTTCTTGTTGCTTAACCTATTAAGCTATCTATCCTGTTATTGGCGGATGGAATCGGACTCGAACCGATAATACACAATATGTGTAAATTGCTGTATGCGTCTTTAACTGGTGCGGGCGACGAGACTCGAACTCGTACGAGGGGTTGCCTCATGGGATTTTAAGTCCCAGGTGTCTACCGATTCCACCACGCCCGCAGGTGTTAACAGTCAACAATATCTTTTTCGGTTGGACAACTAATTTCGAAGCCCACAAAAATATCGTTGTCACAAGCCATATTAGCGATAAAATCGAGTTCTATGGCATACCTATCAAGAGTTTGAATGTCATCTTCATACTCTTCAATGATTTCTAATTCAGAGTTGATCACGTCTAACTTCTCTTCAAGAGAATTATTCGCGTTAGAAATAAGCTCTAACTTGCGGTTAAGGGTTTCGATCTGAGACTTGGCAAAATTTTTGCCAGCCCGCAGTCTCTCTGCTACACTTCTCAACTCTGTTTCATCAATCTTTCTAATCTTCTCATAAGGAGCATTTACTTCGCTATATACCTGAGTGCTCCGAGAATAGTCAGCGATAAGAATAAATTCTTTATCGTGCCGTGCAAAGAAATATAAATATTGCGACATAAATTCACTCCTTTAGAAAAGATGGCCAGGAGCGCAGGATTTGAACCTACAACCTCGTGTCCCTAGAAAATTATAGTGGCTGCTGTCGTGGTCTATTTACTAGACCTGGATTATTACACGCGCTCTACCAATTGAGCTAGCTCCCGAAATGTAGTTTTGATAAAGGTTGACTACAAACCTTACTGGTGTGCGTTCCACGCCAAAGGGTTCTTCCGCGCGCTAAGTCCCACTCTTTAGAGGATTCAGTATTCGAGCTGCAACCTTCCAGTTCTCTACTCTTGCTCTGCCGACTCAGAGTGTCGCTCATTTAAGAGCTGCTTGCGTTTCTCCCACAAGCGGAATACAACTATCGGTAAGTAGTAGATTTTGGCAGCGGTGGAAGGGTTCGAACCTTCGAATACATGGGTCAAAGCCATGCGCGTTAACCACTTCGCAACACCGCTAAATAATCAAGACGCTAAAGAGTTACAATCAATTTATTTCGTTCTTTTGTCGATTAACTCTCTCTTACCCCAAAAGAACTAGCCGACGGGCATCATAGAATGATTCTTCACAATCCTCTGTATAAACTTTCTTTATAGAAAATAAAATTGCTGACTAGCGTCTTATTGACCTTGCCGGTCTAAATCATAACCCTTCATTTAGGCGGTTAAATTCCTCACCTTAGCTTTTGTTTATTTGTTCTAAGGCGGTTTTTGTGTACCGATCGCTGCAGCGTCGGCTGGTGCGGAATACTGGACTCGAACCAGTGACCCCTTGCTTGTAAGGCAAATGCTCTAACCAGCTGAGCTAATCCCGCATACGACTTACTTGATGTAAGTCGCCGCAAACTTCTCCTCAGAAATTAAAAGAGGCTGACTTGCACACCCGCCAGATTCAATGTTAACGAACATAATCATCGACTTCTTCGTCTCCATATCTGTTGCTCTGGCAACTGTACGAACCAAACCCTTGTCGGAAAAGTAGTAGCAACCCATATCAATTTTCTTCATACCATTTACTTCCTTTCTTAACTTTCTATAAATATTATAACAAAAATATTATAACATTTCAAGACCCACGAAAACTTAGACTTATGACTCCATAGCTCTCGCCTGTCTTCGTTCTAAAGAGCTATCTCGACGTCTGGCAGCAATGACTTGCTAATCATTATATCTTCTTTTTTCTGTTAGTAAAGAAAGATTTGCTGTATAGGTCTTTATATAACATAGGAAAGGAGTGATACATAGTCCCCACCAAATGGGGATTGGTCCGAGTGGCGAGTCTCGAACTCACGGCCTCTAGATCCCAAATCTAGCGCTCTACCATCTAAGCTACACCCGGATAGGTGCCCCGCCATTTAAGGTCTTACGGGCTGACTATAACAAGACGCCTTTTGTGTAATTGGGAATCGAACCCAAATTGTTTCTTTTGTAGAGAAATGTCTTAACCTTTTGACTATTACAATAGTAGTGGTTGCAGTAAGCGTCTTCTCTTATCTTCTATAAATATTATAACAAAATATTTTTAGAAAATCAAGTTGTCGTAATGAAGGCATTATAGCCCTTACTTTTTAGGTCATTTACAACTCGTGTTGCGTTAACTTTTACAGAGAACGCACCAACTTGAACCTTCCAATAACTGCCAACTTTGCGGACATAAGCGTTTCTATATCCTACATTGATTGCATCTGGAAGACCTTTAATCTTAGCCAAGAATGCATTAGCATTAGCTTTCTTACTAAATGCACCAAGTTGTACTCTGTAAATAACTTTCGGCTTTAGATAAACAGCCATTACATTATCAACAGGGCGATTAGTAAATGCCTTTGTGATACATTTACCATCGTGCAATACCTTGGTACTTCCGCCTCCATCAAGGTTAATAGCATAATCAACCTTGAGAGTCCGCAAGAAAGATTGCATCTACGAAAAGTTCATGCCAGGAGATTCAATAGCTACAATAAAGATATTTTCTTTATTATAAGCTAGAACAGTTCTTCTAGCCTTGTAGTTAATCTCGGAAGCAATAGTAATAGGAACCGCGGCGCCCGCCTTAATTAAGACTGGATAGCCACTTACGAAGTCCTCAAACTTCTCTTGACCAATTACACCGTACTTTAACTCTCCATTGACAGTTCCAAATCCTTCTTTGTAAAGAGAATTAGAACTAATGATTATACCTTCATCGGTATAGTTAAAGGCTGTTGAGCCATCAGTCATGCTGAAGAAACCACCATTGGAAACGATAGAAGGCTTAACAGCGCAACTATCATAGTATGCTTTCAAAGTCTAACGAGGCTGTTGACATAGTGCCATATCAAACTTTGAAATCTCTGTCTTTGGAATTTCTACAACAGTGATATAAGAATAATTAGTTGGATTATAAATCTTCATTTTATCACCTTCCTCAATACTTATAAAGAAAAAGATAATTAAATTAAAGAAATATCTCCAAATGGTAGTCTGGGTGAGGCTTGAACTCACGACCTCTCGATTATCAATCGAGTGCTCTAACCAACTGAGCTACCAAACTATATGGCGCGGGGAGAGAGATTCGAACTCCCGGGCCCATTGCTGGGCCTCCAGTTTTCTAGACTGGCGCCATCGACCGCTCGGCCATCCCCGCATATTGGTGCCCACTCAGAGATTCGAACTCTAGACCCACCGATTAAGAGTCGGTTGCTCTAGCCAGCTGAGCTAAGCGGACAAGTTTGGTGGAGGTAACGGGAGTCGAACCCGTGTCCGAAACATCTACTTAATCAGAACATTCTTACACGATAGTCCTTATTTATAGCTTTTGAATAGAGCCACAAGTCAAGAACAAACTAACTAAACTATAGGGCCGTACCGGTTATAGTACAACGCATCCACCACTTTGTTTTTAGAAGGAAAACAAAGAAACCAGAGGTATACAGTTAATGGTCAGCGAGCAAAAGCTCAAGCTGCCATGTGAGAATCGAAATAATTGTTGTCAGTTAATTGTTTGTTGCGCCGTAAGGAGGTCGCCTACCCGTGTGTTCTAACTTCTCAATGCCCCGTCGAAACCTTTATACCCCCATATTGGTACGGCTACTGAGATTCGAACTCAGATTGTGACAGCTTAGAAGGCTGTTGCCATATCCATTAGGCGATAGCCGCTTATTTACCACGATAATTAAGCCAATCCTTGTAAACTTCTTTTCTCGTAGGATACGGCTGATCTTTCCAGAACCAATAATGCCTACGCTCTTTCCAGTTTCTAATACGACTTTGATAAAACTGCTCAAAGCTACGAGAAACAAGAAAACAATAGTCACAAATGTCATATTGACAAAAGTATCTTTTATAGAGAGAATTAGGCAACTCGAAATCGACATCTCGATTAAGCGCTCGCCGTACTTTTCGATTGGCCATCGCTTTCATACCCCGATTATGGTCTTTCCAAACAGGCTGTTTCCGATAAGAACGAGACATACTCAACACTCCCTGTCTTTATACTTTTGTTTGCGGGAATAGGAACCTTTTCCCTTCTTAGCTTGCACAGAAGATCCTCGATGCTTGAACTGAAGCCACTCTTGTAGTTCATCGCCAGTTTTCTTCATAGCTTGCTTGTAAATCTTCTTATTCATTTCTAGACCCCTTTCATCTTGTATGTACCAAAAACATATGATTGAAAATTGCTGTTTGGGTCTCGTGGGGTGACTGGTGGAATTCGAATCCACGACAACTTGAGCCACAATCAAGTGCTCTAACCAACTGAGCTACAGCCACATGGCATCCCTTGAGAGACTCGAACTCCCGGTCTTGCGGTTCGTAGCCGCACGCTTTGTCCAACTAAGCTAAAGGGACATATCTATATCGGTGCACAGCACCGATATAGGGCATCATTAGATACCGTGCTACTACCAATTGGTAATATCCGTTTCGTCGCTAGAGCGATTTCACGCCTTGTGGAAGTTGTAGGCTACTTCCTAAGCCTATGGAGCTGACAGAGAGACTCGAACTCCCGACCCACTGATTACAAATCAGTAGCTCTACCAACTGAGCTATGCCAGCATATTATTTGAATTTTAAGGGACGGTGGAGGTGGGGGTTCACCGATAGCTACTCCTGCATACCCCTACTTTTCTGACTTTACACCCGCAGGCACGAATCCCGCATTAAGCGACCCGTTCAAAGTTTATTGTCATGTCAGCAAGACAAGATGCTTTTCACATCAGCTATTTCCTTATTAAAACTCATTCTAGGTCTGCAGCCCTTGACAGGTGAGTTAAACCCCGACGTGGTCTTTGTTTATTTGTCCCACGCCTAATGGAACCGAGGCGTACTCGCGTTTCACGGCTGGCGGAGAGGAGAGGATTCGAACCTCCGGACCCCTAATGGGGTCAACACCTTAGCAGGGTGCCGCATTCAACCAACTCTGCCACCTCTCCAAATTGATGCACTCAGCTTTAGGGACTTGTGACCCTTTGGTATAAAACCAAGCAGCTTTCCATCAAAAAGTGAGAATTATCGCTCACTAACTGTGGTTTCAACATTGTCGAAAATCATGTCATCAATATCTTGGAACATAGAAAAAACCTCCTTATTTAATTTTACAAGACGCAAAGAAAATTATTTGCCGGATTTGAACCAGCTACAGTCAAATTAACAAGTTTGATGCTCTACCAATGAGCTAAAATATTTTTCAAAAGAAAAAATTTGCTGTATGCGTCTTACCCATAATGGCATTACGCCTATGGTTGCGAGAGGGTGGAGTCGAACCACCTTTCTCAACCTTATGAGGGTTGCGAGATAACCGTTTCTCTACTCCGCAATGGCACCGCGGGCTGGGCTTGAACCAGCGACGCGCAGGGCTTCAACCTGCCGCTCTACCAACTGAGCTACCGCGATATAAAGAGCAGTTTACCGACTTACTCAGGTCAATATGTTAATCAGCGATAACAAACTTACCGCACTTGCTAAACACCTGTACCGGCTTACCCTTCAGGTCACGCTCTTCCAGCTTATTGAAAGGACAGACAAACACATTGGAGTTGCCAGCTCGCTCCATCACACCACCGCAATTGGGGCATTTATGCTCTTTCTCCTTGACCTTAGGAGCCTTAAAACCCATTGCCGCGCCCAGAGTCTTAAAAGAATCGAAAGTACCGTGAACCTGCTTCATAATATCTTCTCCTTTTCATCTATGTATATTTCCTATTGTTAATGGTACTCCCAGTCAGGATCGAACTGACGACACCAGCGTTGGGGTTGAATATGAGATTTGAACTCATATCTTTTTAGCTTTGTTCTTCTTTCAATCTCTTAATATTCTTACCGTTTGTAGTATCTAATTGCTAATTACAATTAGGACAAACCCAGCGAAGATTTTCTAATCTATCATCGTGATTATGACCATTTTTATGATCAAGAATAAGAGTTAATGGTTTATTCTACCATTGAGGTTCTTGCCCGCAGATAGAGCATACATAAGGAGTATATTCTCCAGCTAAATAAAACCGTCTTAAAGTTTTTTGATCTGCGGTAGAATTTTCGATAAATACATTAGATGGATTTCGTTTTACAGGGCGCTTATTTCCCAAAGAAAAATGATCTGTAGATAGATTTAAAGCATCAATTCTTTTTCTTATCCTAGAACCATTATCCCCACTGTGAGAAGTATAACCTAATTTTCTAGCAATTTCCGCCATTGTTGTGCAAGAAGCTACAATTTGAGTGAATTCTTCATCAGTAAAAGTATCAATTTTTGCTGGCATATTAAAACCTCCGTATAATTTTTCTATTATACTTCAATTTTAAGACGTCATCTTTAACTGAAAGTGTCCAAAATATTCTACTTGAACTAATCCAACGAAAGGCTGGTGACTTAACCACTTGTCCATGGGAGCATTTATTACTTTTTGTTAAAGAAGAAGTATAACTCCTCCGGTTATTGTCTTGGACTAATTAAATTAGGTGGTGATTCCAGCGAGACTCGAACTCACATTTTCAGCTTGAGAGGCTGATTACCTAGACCAGTTAGTAGATGGGACCATAACTCGCACTTCTTCTTGCGAAGCTATTCAGGGAACGCGGCGTCACGCACCATTACCGTTTTCGTTTCGTTATATAAGGGGGAAAGAAAAGGGTAATCAAACCAAACCTAAACTGGTTTTTAACAAATATAATCACTAATTTAATATAACCGAGAAGAACCAAAAAAACTTCTCTTTGGTGGAACCTGCGGGACTTGAACCCGCCACCTCCTGCTTGCAAGGCAGGCGCTCTCCCAGATGAGCTAAGGCCCCATAAGGTATATAGAGAAAAGTGAAGAGTGGTAGTACCATCACTTATCAGTACCTCGTACATTAAACCACTGAGGTCGAGTTCTAGTTAACGACAACGCTCGAAAAATGTCAGGAGGTGTTGCTGGCAGCCCCGCTGGGATTCGAACCCAGACTTACTCCTTCAGAGGGATACGGTTTTAGAGACCGCCGTGCTAACCATTACACCACGGGGCAATATACAGCAAGACACAGGTTTTTGTGTAGGATTTGAACCTACTATCATTTCGTGGCGAGAAAAGAATTATCCAGAAAAAAACTTGCTGTACTGTGTCTTTCTCACTTTCTATAAATATTATATCATAATATTTATTATTTTTCAAATAAAGAGAATACTAAAGTCTAGGCGGGTGGTCATGTTTCAGCCACACGCTTACGCTACTCCGACTTCGCAAAATTCCACTTCCAGAATTTCAGGCGTAGGTTTTTTACGCTAATTCAAGGGATTTCCACCGCAACTTACCTCACTCTACCTCGCCTGCCTAGACGGCCGATAAGACCTGAACCGTTTCAATATTCTCTTATTGGCGATCCCGACGGGACTTGAACCCGTGACCTCATGCGTGACAGGCATGCGTTCTGCTCTTCTGAACTACGAGACCAAATACTTGAGGAGAGTCACTCCCCTAACGGTAAGCTATACCGGTTAATTTTATTTAAGTAATAAAACTAACAAAAGACTATCCAGATCCATGGACAAGGGGAGGGTTCCTGGACTCGCACCCACAATCGGCAACCTCCGTAAGGTGAGCGGTTGACACCAATCCTTATGACTTGAGCGGATTAACTCGTTGGTGCGGCTAGTGAGATTTGAACTCACACGACCTTTCGATCACAAGCACCTCAAGCTTGCTTGTCTACCGATTCCAACATAGCCGCATATTCACGATTGGTTACTTTGCTTTCTTATATTTAGACAGGCGTTGTCCACTAAGCCACATATCTTCGCTGCTTGGCATTGCCGCGCATTGGATGCCGGTGGTAGTTTACCAATCAAAATCCATGTTAACGCCTCATTGGTACGGGATAAGGGACTCGAACCCTTACGCCATAGACACTAGATCCTAAATCTAGCGCGTCTACCATTCCGCCAATCCCGCATAGTCTCCACTTTATTTCTCTTCTCGTGGAGTAAGAAGCGAAGCAACAATAACCTCGCAATGGAGGTTGGCTGTCCCGGAGGGATTCGAACCCTCGACCCCACGATTAACAGTCGCGTGCTCTACCAGCTGAGCTACAGGACAATATCGGTCTATTTAATGTTTCGGCGACCAACCGAAAGGAAAAGAATCCTCTTCTTTGGCGCGTTCTTCTCTCGTAACCACGACATTTAAGGTTATCGTAGTCTAACCATTGGCTCTCACGGCTGCGTTACCAACTAGTCTAAATAAGTTTATTCGTGAATTGGCTAATAACTTTTGTACTTCAAGTGTCCAATTTACCGACGATGGATTTACCGTTACTATTTAAAGAAACAAGCTGTATTCTTACCAACTTTCTATATATATTATACAATATTTTTTATTAGAAATCAAATTTCCTTTTTGGCTTCTTCTTTTCTGGAATCGGGTATTCATCAACTTCGATTCCATGCTTCCTAAACCAATCAAATAACGCCCATCTTTCAGAACATGGATTGGTCGGAGCTTCATGAACAAGAAGTACAATCTCAGGCTCTTCTCCATTGGTCACGACTCGTTGCGCGATACTCTCAAAACGCCGCATCATATCAGTAAAATCAAGAGCATCTAACTGCTCTCTATAATGCTGCATAAAGTGACATTTAGAGTTGTCATGATCGCAATTCCCGCAGTAACCTTCGCCCTCTTGATGGTCTTTAGGCACAAAAGGCTCAGCCCGCAAGCCATTTAGAACTCCTCGCTTATCTAAATAAGCGTTACCTTGATATTTGTCATAGAACCACTTTGGGTCCCACATCGCAGTAGAAAGGGCAACTGTATTCGGTTTCATAAACCGGACCGCATAGAAATAAGAGATATAGAACTTCACAGGTCATCTCCTGCAATCTCAGAAACCAAATCTACCCAAAGTTCATAAGGGATAATAGGTACTACGCCATCATTCTTAGCATCTTCGATAATCTCCTCGATTTCAAAGACGCCACCGCAGCAACCACAAATAATTTCATCCTTATAAGCGATTCCCGCGGTATAATGACCGCCGTCTGCATCCCAAAACTTAACCTGAGTAGGTGTCTCAAAGAACATATCATTACTTCCTTTCCTTAACTTTCTATAAATATTATAACATAATATTTATAGTTTTTCAAATAAGGTTTGAAGCTGGCAGGGGTGAGAAGACTCGAACCTCTAGTCCCGGTTTTGGAGACCGGTGGTTTAACCATTAACCGACACCCCTATATAACCCTTGGCTCGTCTCCAAGGGGCGCTCAATCTTAAATGCCGGAGCTGTACGAACGGCGAGCAGCCTCTCTTCATTCCCCGTAAAGAAAGTCTGTAAAGATAGCTTAGTCAACTTTCGCTATCGGCGCCATGCCTCACCTTTATGCCTAGGTCATAAAAGGATTGCGCTATTGTTGATTGGCATTATGGAGCAAGATACCGGGTTCGAACCGGCCCTTTCAGTTTTGGTCTTTGCTATAAGTCTTGCACTTATATCTCTTCAATATATCCAGTAAAGGACTCATTTAAGAGCGTATTTTACTTTTAAACTAAGCAAAGGGAAGACTGACGTGCTAACACTAATCCTGCATAGTGGTGCGCCAGGCGGGACTTGAACCCACGACTCTCTGCTTAAAAGGCAGATACTCTACCGACTGAGTTACTGGCGCATTTAAGGACTTTGATGTCCTTAACCTTATATATCTATTATACAATAATTTTTAATTTATTGCAAATAAATCTTTTTCTCCGAAAAAGGTCTTCCCTTACTTTCTATAAATATTATAATATATTTTTATTATAATATCAAGAGAAGAAGTATTCCTGCTCGTCAGCATCCATCGCCTGCTGTCTGCGGAGGTCACTAATTTTATAGTTGATACTTGGAGCATAGTTACCATGAATATGCCTGCGGCGATACCCTTTATTGCGGGTTTTTGCCATGCACATTCCGCAAGAACAATGAATCTTACCCTTGCTGTACTGATGTAGGTGTTTATACCAATGCCAATCTGTTCCATAAGCATTATTCCAAGAATCACTAATGCGTTTCTTACGAATAGCTTTCCGCATACTTACATCTCTATTGTATGCCTGTGAACGCGGTTTCCGCATACTATATATCACCTCTCCAAGTATTTGGTAATAATAATGAAAGAGAGGGGTAATTATTTTAATTACCCCGCCCAAAATTTTTGCTTAGATACCCAATCGAGCACACAGGTCTGCAACCTTTGCCTTATCTTCTGCGCTCAACTCTGTTGGAGTAGCAGGTTTGCTCTCCCATGCTGCTGCATTTCCATCTGTTGCTGGTGCAGATGCGCTCACTGGTGTCTTGGGCATTGTAAGTGCAATAGAAAGCTGAACAACTTCGCCATTCGGACCATCTTTCACATTTACATACAGCTTCTTGTCAATTAGACCAACGAAATCATCGCCAAAAGCTGTCTGAATAGTGGCGATAGCGGACTGCTTCGCCAAATCTCCTCGTCTCTGTGCCATATTAAATCTCCTCTTCCTCTTCTGCAGGCAGTAGCTCTTCGGTCATTGCACGGTGGCAACATCCACAGAATGGCTCTGTCCCTTCAAAATAAATTTCATCTTCATCATATATTCTACGATAACAACTATGACAAGTCAAGAAAAAGTCAACATCCGCGTCTTTCTCTGCAATGCACTTGTCACATAAGAACTTATCGTCTCGATTCAAATACTCCTCGCCGCAAACTGGACAGATTACTTTTGCACCAACTTTAATGCCGAATATCTCTTTGAATAGTTCTTCTTCCTTTTGTTTATTATCAGACGAATAAATCTCATTAAGGTAATTATTTATCATAGAAAAGTTTACCGCAACAACAGGACTATATGTACTCGAAGAAACTAAGTCACAATATCCAAGATAATCGCTTGTATCGACAATATCTCGCATATCATAAGTTCGTCCACCCGCGTTAATCTGATTATAGGTCATCATCCTATTTCCAAATCTTCCGATAGCTACTTTGAATCCATAGTCCGCAGGCGATGCAAAATCTATTCGTGGAAATAGATTACTAACCATCCTATGGGTAGCTTCCAATAAGTCTGGAGAATCGTAGGGATACTGCCTATTATAGTAGATGCAAGTATATTGGTTTGTATGAATTAACATTCTCCATTTCTTATCAAACCATTCACTATCTTGCGGCAAACAGTTAAAATGCTTCTTTTCATTGGCAAGGTAGGCAACAATAGTAGTACCATCTACCATATAGCTTAAATCTCCAGAACGATAATCTCCATCAAGAGACTGACAAGAATACCAGTTAGAGTCGTTCTCCGACAATGTAAGAAAATCTCTCGGATCAACAGAGAGATAGAGGTATCCTTCAATCTTATTTTCTTGGATATATCGTGATGCTGTATCCTGCGCCCATCTCGTTACCTCTTGATTGGGAAGAAACTTCTTGAAAGACTTAAGTATCTTCGCTCCTTGCGGGATATGGTACGTTGGATATGGTAAAACAACTTTATTCTCGAAAAATCCATCGGTGTTTACGCGAAGGAAAGTCTCAAAATCCTCGCTTAACACACCGTTATCATCAAGAGTAGAAATGAACTCATTGAACCTGCGTGATCGCTGCTCAGAGGAGAGAGTAACCTTAATAGGTTCCGCGCTTCTGATATATGTCTTGCCCTTAAACAACTTGATGAATGGAGCTTTTACCTTTTCCCATTGCTCCATCATTTTTGTAGCATCTACATCGAATGGGAAGTCTTGAGAATGGACAAGAATTGCTTCGACTTCCTCTTTAATTTGATTATAAGCTCCAGTCAATCGGTGTCCCTCCCATGTCCGTTAGCAACTTATTAGCTGTTGAAAATGGTTTGCTGCCTCGAAAAGCAGGCGTCCCACGACATGGTCTTGTTGCACTAAAAGGACTTGGGTGGGAGGAAAGCACATAGGCTTTCTTAATTAAATTTTCTTTTACAATATGTCCGCCATCTTCATATACTGCCGCACAAGAAATCAAATCTTTTAATAAATCCTGTGCATTAGAACCACACAGTAAGAATACGACGGGCTGCGGAAGTTTAGTGGCTGTCTGTAAGACAGACTTAGTGAATCTATCCCATCCCCATCGCACACAGCTATTAGCTTGATGCTCATAAACTGTAAGTGAGGTATTGAGAAGTAAAACTCCATTTTCTGCCCACTTAGTCAAGTCACCGCTTTCTGGTCGCTTAATACCAACATCTTCTTCCAATTCTTTAAAGATATTTACCAATGAAGGTTGGAGAGGATTACCTGGAGCAATCGAGAAAGCTAATCCATTAGCCTGACCAGGGGTATGGTATGGATCTTGTCCTACGAGGCAAACCCGCACATCTTCAGGTTTTGTCAACTGTAATGCTCTAAAGATTTGCTCCTGCGGAGGATACAAAATCTTACCATTATCTCGCTCTTCTTGCGCATGAGCTTCAAGCTCAGTTGCCAAGTATAGAGCGTCATAAGGGAGAATCTCAGACCACTTAGACATTAGAAACACTCCTTTTCTTTTATCTTATAATAATATTATATTATAATTAAAAAAGAAAATCAATTAGATTTTTCAATTAGCTTAAGAGAGTCTTCAATTACTGTAAAATAATTAGAGCATAGATGACAGGCTCTACCGGGTTCTTTACAGCGCTGCCCGCAATTAAGTCTATGAGTTGCGAAATCTTCTTTGAATAGAAGATTGTTAATATCATAAGGCAAGTTGACCATTAAATCTTTTAAGCTATAATTAAATGTACCTCTGTTGTAAATAGAAAAAAGTACATCTTCCCTATCTTTGTCAGGCTCATTAAAATCAATTACATCTATTGAGGTATAAAGTTTAAGGTCTTCCGGGCGAATAAAGAAGTCATTAGCGTCTCCTCTTGTTAGACTGCTATTTGGAGACAGAGTGGGAGATACGCGGATTTTAGTTTCTTTCTTACCTGCGGCAATCTTATCCATCTGAAAACCGAGCGGACCGTCAATATAAATATCAGATACGCCTAGGTCTTGAAGTTCTGCAAATGTCTCCCAATCTGTTGCGGGGAAAGTTAAATAGGCATGATAGCCTTTAGTAAGCAACATCCGCAGTTGATCTATCCGACCGCAACTAATAGTATAGTTATCTGTAACAGTTTTGATTAAATCAATCTGCTCTCGGTCTTTTGCGGAGAAAGAACTATTCTTCATTGTGATGTTATATCGTTTATTAGGATTGTCTTTAATAAAGGTAAAGATAGTTCCCAACTGATTGATAGGACATCTAATTTCTTGAGCCTCTTGTTTATATTGTGAATGGTAATTAACACTAAAAATCATGTTTAAGCCTCCATTTCTTCTATATTTATAGTAGCATAATAATCTTTAATTGTCAAGCTATGAAATTGCCAATTAGATTGACAGTTTTATTTAATTTTGTTATAATAAATATAGAAACTAAAAGAAAGGATTGTAAATTATGTTTCCTATTATTCTTTTTATGATTATTTATATTATTTGCTCGATTGTAGCCTTTCCTTGCGGGCCTCGTTTCTTCTTCTTTTGCTTAAAAAGAAAGCTCGGTCAAATGACCGAGCTTTCTAATATGAGTTATTCGATTAACCCAGCTTACGATAGCCAGAGAGCTTCTTCGTCTTACCAGCGACCTCAACGGACACGCTGTCCTTTTCAGCCAGATCGGCCTTTACGCACTGGGTCAGACGAGCAGTCACCATCTGAGCAGACACATCTTCGTCGCCGATAGCCTTGACAATCTCAGGAATAGTCATGAAGTTCTCAGTGGACATAACCTCAAGGATACGAGCACGGAGAGCATCGCCCTCATCACGCTTAGCCTGAGCGCGCTTAGCAGCAGCCGCAGCCTTATTGTCCAGAAGCTCGATCTCATGAGCAATAAACTCACGCAGAGCGTCGCAGGTTATATCCTCGTTCTCGAAAGTAACGCCCTCGGACTCAACATGGTCCACCATGGTCATCAGGGTGTTGTAGCATTCGCGCTTGGTAATCTTCTTAGTGTTAGTCATAATAGGGTTCTCCTTTTCATCATTTTATGTATTTATTATACGAAAAAATTTCTCAAAAGTCAAGAGTTCGTCAAACATTTTCTTGCGGAATAGAATGTATCCTTGTTTTTCCTTTCCCTTAACTTCTATATATATTATAGAATATTTTTGAGATTTTTTCAAGTTTTGTCTTGCGGCTGGTGTCTACCTTACATAGTGGCGATGCCGATAATAGCGATGCTAGCGAAGAAGATGCAAAAGCCAGCTTCGATAATTGCAGAAGCCCGATAATGCCGATCGACAGAGACGCCGCAGTTAAAGCCCCATAGAATAGCGGCAATAAGATTGAGAATAATAGTAGGTTTAGGCATTGATGTTGATCCACTCCTTATTTTTTGCTTTCTTGTCGAGGATCGCAGCTAGTTCAGCAGGCTTCTTCATGTGGCGATCGTCGCCATTTCTGAACTCGTCCCATCCAAGAATGAGATATTTGAGATGCTTAGGAGCGTCTTCGGGGAAAGTATCCGTGCTTACGATGTGCCAGCCAATACCGACAGCATAACGAGCGCAGGAATGCTTCAGCCACTCTTCATCGGTGGAGCGAGCACCGCGGATAACAAGGATAGGTCCCTTATCGAAGCCACGAGCGTGCTTCAGACCATCCCAGCCCTTATCTTCGCCATCTTCGAGTTTCTTGCCATAATTCTTGGCGAACTCTGCATCGGTATACCAACGCACAGAGCGGACAGTACCAGTCTTAGGATTCTTCACATCGACATAATACTTGCCGCCCTTGACATACTGCTCTTTCACAATGGGGAAATCCTTGAAGCTAGGTGCTACCATATCTCTTATCTCCTTTCAGTTACCAAGAAATCTTAACGAGAATGCTCTCATACTGCGGGAATATATCGCGCAGGTACTGCCGCACGCACAGTTCTTCACTTTCACAGAACTCGTCCTCAAGAGTATCCTTGTAAGCATACTCCTTAAAGCAGTCGTTCATGAAATCTTCGTAGAACAGCAGAGTGGGAATATCTACATCCAAGTCATACTGCTGCTTAATTGCTTTCTCAAGGTCATAAGAGCTAACCGTAGGCATCATTTTTACTTCCATTTACTATCTCCCTCACTTTCTATATATATTATAATATATTTTTTATAAAAATACAAAGAGATTGGTAGAGGTAGTCTACCAATCTCTTACGCGCACTTATTCTTCTTCAGGCTCGACATAATATGAGAGCCAGCTTTCTAATTCTTCTTGATAACGATCGTCAACAGCTTCATCATCATAGTCAAAACCAGAATCAATGAGATCTTCACGGCAATCATCCCAACTCATAATACCATGACAGCCTTCATAAGACTGATACTCTTCTACCGCAAGAGCGTAAGCATCTTCAAGTGCTTCATCCATAGAAGAATAGTCTTCGGTTTTCTGATAAGTGGCTCCACTCAGTCCCGCATAAATCTTATACTTCATACTTTAACCTCTCTTTCAGATAGGCTTTGGACTCATTATAGACATACTTATAGCAAGCTAAGGCGGTTACATCGCCAACTGCGAAGCCTGCATAGGGCCGTCCCGCATACATCAGGTCATAACTTAAAAAGTAACTGCCATTTTCATACTCAGGTGGATCACATTGAGGATTATAGGGACGCTCATATTCCTCTTTAATCTCGCCATGCTCAAGCAACCAAGCTTTGTAGTCCTCAAGCTTCATTATCATTGATCTCCTCAATCTTATAGTTATATTCAGTCTCTTCGAGTAGTTTACCGAACTCGTAGCCCGAAGGTTTGCGGCCACGTTCAGCGATAGCTCTTGTTTGAACGAACATCAGAGCCAGCTGAAACGCCCGGTCCGCAATCTCATATTCTTTTGTTTCAGAGTCAATAGGAAAGCGATCCTCGAAGGTTTTGGAATGGAGAGACACGGAAATGACGGCAGTTTTCATGGAATAACACCAATCCTTTCTTACCAGTTATCGTTAGCTTTACTTGCATTTTGATTCAAAGTAGCTAATTCTCGACCTTCGCTATCACAAGGGATTTCATTGACAAATTTTCCTCCATCAATATAGTCACGAATGATATCACGAGAAAGTGTGATAACATTTTGATCATCATGGATAAATTCAAGATTCTTGATACTCTTGAGCATTTCTCCATAAGTGGACTCTAAGATCGCGGCAGCTTCTCCAAAGTTATCAGCAAAACTCAGACCAGAGGTAATGAAGAAGTGATCGCGATTATCTTGGTCAGTATCATATAGAACAACTTCATAAGCGAATACTGCGGCTTTTGCATCTTTATATTCTAAAGTTATAGCCGGTGCTATCTTACTTGTTATGATAATAAAACGAGAACCATATAATTTAGATATCTTGATAATATCATCCTTAGCAAGAATATATTGACGGTCGCTATCTGAAACATATATATGACTATTCTCCATAAACTTCTCCTTTCTCATCGTTTTTATATATTTATTATACTATAAATATAT